CGCGTGTCACCAGCGCCAGTCGTTAAGAATGATCCAGTCGCCAACTCTCCTGAAAGGACAACGCCAGTTCCGTTGACCGTTGGTCGAACGGCAAACGCTGCTGATGAATTAAATACGCTCGCTCCACTTACGCCAAAAGTATTAGTTGAGAGAGAGCCTGATATTCTGGTATTACCAGCAACATGTAGTTTTTCTGTTGGAGCTGTTGTGCCGATACCAACATTACCAATTGTTGATGCTAAAAATGAATTGCCGTTACCAGCAAGTCTGTTATTAGCAGTTTGATTATTATTGTTTACATTTAAATTGCCGAATAATGTATTGGAACTTATATATTTAGAAACGAAAGGAAATTCTGTTTCTCCTGTAATTGCAGTTGGTAAGTAGGTGATTGCTGATATCCACGCTTCATTTACCGCATCTGTTGTAATTGTTAGCTCAATATCAGTCAAATAATTAGCGCCTGAAATGGCAAATTTCATTACCTTATAGCTGCTATTATTTGATACGTTTACTGGTGCAGCAGCAGTCACCCATACTCCATTATGTTTAGTTCTTATACTTAAACTTGAGTATGCAATTCTATTGTAGTAAAATGAAACGTATAAATCTCCTCCTGGATATGTGATTCCATTTACAGGAACTCCCGATTGATCTGCGACATTAATGTTGATAACAGACGTATTATTAACGGGAAAAGCTTGTGGGCTTTCAAAACTTCCATCAAACAATGATGATGTGCCACCACCTGTAACTGTAAATCTTTTATCAGCTTGATAAAGGACATCTATTAATTCACTAATTTTATTACCTCTTTGACCAAAAGCTGGGGCAAGAGATGTGAATTCTATTGATGATGTAAGAGTACTGCTTGATAAAGCTCCAGAAACTTTAGCATTGCCAAGAACTTCTAGTTTCTCTGTTGGGGTGGATGTTCCAATACCAACATTGCCATTTGTTAAGATTCTTATTGCCTCGCTGCCGCTAATACTAAATATAATTGTTCCGCTGCTACCAGCTCCTAGTGATAATGTTCCACCATTTCCTGCGACAACTTGAGTTGTAAAACTATTAGGGCCTTGTATAATAAAATTGCCTGATGCAGCATGTTGGATAGTTGCATTAGTAGAGCCTGATGTTGTAAATGAGAGGGAAGAGTCAAAAGTTGAATTTAATTTATTAAGAGTTAAGCCTACTGAACCTACTCCATTAATCTTAGCGTTACCGCCTGAAACTTCTAATTTTTCAGATGGAGTTGTTGTGCCAATACCAACATTACCGCCAGCAGTAACTAAGAATCTGCTGAGATTATTTCCAGCATAAACATTAAATGCGGGATCTAAGCCCGAACCATTCCCTCCAATTGTAACAGTTGCAGCCATTACTGTATTGCCAGCAGTATCAACAAACGTTCCACCTGTCTGCACAGATCCATACACATTAACTTGCGTACCTACATACCCAGTCCCACTAGATGTGACGGTAAGATTTGATGTTGGTGCAGTAGTACCGATACCAACCTTACCCGCTGTTGTAACTCTCACCTTCTCTGCGCCCGCAGTAATTAATTGTAAATCGCTTCCAGCACCAACAGCGTCAATACCTGTTGACCGTGTTCCTCTAGCCCAGAGTCCATAACCCGATATTATATGAGCGCCGCCACCGATTACTATATCATTTCCTGATGCAGTTATTGTTTTTACACCACTTGAAGCTGTGTCAAGATTTAGACTATTTCCAGCGGAAATATATATTCCTCCATTTACTGTGAATTTATATGATGGAGTTGCTGTCCCAATGCCAACATTACCATTAGTACCTAAAATTCTTAAACGCTCTGTTAATGTGCCGTTAAGAGCATTATAAAATAATAAATCTGATGTTCTTGTGGCATCTGTAGCATCGCTCCAAACAGCAGCAATAGCTCCAGAATCTCTATCAGCAGTTGTGCTAGATTCTGTGCGTAAAGCTATGCGTGTGCCAAATCCATTAGCAGCAGTGCCATTACTTGTGGTGCTTGTAATGAATGCAATTTGCTCTCCAGTTGTTGCAGCAACATTAACATTAGAAATAATAGCAAAATTATTAGTAGTTATAGTTCCCTGGGCTGTAATATTCTGAGCTGTTAAATTTGCAAAAGAACTTGCATCCGCTCTAACAATATCTAGAGTTGTTCCTGTTGATCGTAAAGCTACGTTTGAAGAGTCTAAAGCATTAAATGCTATAACCACTCCACCAGCACTTGTTGCTGGGAAAATTACTCTGGGTATTAAAGCATTTTGACTAGTACCAGAGCTTCCTGCTGGAGCTACTTGGAAGATTATAGATCCGCCAACTCCAGTTCCTGTTCCCTGAGAACTAGTCACAGTCAAGTTTGCTCCAGCAGTATTAGTCATTCCAGCAGCTACAGATTGAACAGAAAGTGTTTGTGCTACTGGTGCAGCAGCATCTGCTGCTCCTAGTCTAAAATTAGCAGCTCCACGGCTAGTAAGGAATGTGTTGTTATTTATTGAAATAGAACCATCGGATGGAACTATATTTAACTTAGTATGTATAGCAACAGTTCCAGCCGCAGCATATTGCAAACTTAAAGCTGTAGCAGAATTTGTAGTAATAGAACTCGTAGTAATAGAGGTAGCTTGTATGTCTCCTTGAACTAATAAACCAGTCGCAAACGTTTTGACTCCCGAAATCGTTTGATTACCAGTTTGGAAAACTGGAAGATCAGCAAATTCAACATATTGTAAATTAGCAGCACCTGTTGTTAAGAACGATCCCGTAGCGCCAGTTGCTACGTATCTTGTATCAGCAACGCCAGTCGTTAAGAATGCTCCAGTAGATAACTCTCCCTCTAATAAAACTCCAGAGCTATTAACCGTTGGTCGCACTGTAAATGCTGCGGATGAATTAAATACACTCGCTCCAGAAACTCCAAGAGTATTAGTTGAGAGAGATGCTGAGATTTTAACATTTCCAGAAACATCTAGTTTTTCTGTTGGAGATGCTGTTCCAATGCCAACATTACCGTTCATGAATGTTGCAGCATTGAGAGAACCTCTAGCTACTACATTTAATTGAGATGCGCCAATAGTGTCTGAGCCAATTGTTACTTTTTGATTTGTGTCATTTCCAATTACTAATGCAGAGTTATTTCCTTGAAAAGTTTGTGTTGAAAACTTCAGGGGATCACCAGCACTGTTTCCATTTGCTCCACCTATTGCGCCTATAGATGCGTAACCTGCACCTTGATAAACTAATACTTGTCGATATCCTGAATTTGTTGCGACTTTATTATTATCTACTGATAAAAATACTGGATAGAATTCAGAGTTTGTGCCGTAAGCAGGAGCTACTGTAAATCCAACATTTGAAGGAGCGCTATTATTATAGTCAATAAGCATCTGCCCTCTTGGATAGCTATTGCCAGGATTTTGAGCTACAAAATTGACTGATGCTCCTACTACTCGCGAATTTATTGCTCCTGAAACATCTAATGGATAAGTTGGAGTGGTTGTTCCAATCCCAACGTTACCATTAGTGGCTAACATCATGCGATTATCTCCATTGATTTGGAATTCTATTGGACGGAGTGCTCCACCAGCACTGCCTTTTTCAGTGCCGATTTTAACGCCAGTTGAATCCCATTTTAAGTTTAAGCGTTCAAAATTAGTATCACTTGTATAAGTATTATAGAGTCTATAAGCTTGAGGACTTGTAGAATTACGCTGAGCTACTGTATCACTAACGTTATCATTAAATAATCTAAAGAATGATACTGTACCATTAGAATTATTAGCAACAAATGCTACAGATCCATTTTGCGCATCAGCTTGATAAAAACTAGGTCCAGCTAAACCATAAGCATTTCCTCCAAATGCTCCTGGAATCAGATTGACGCTTCTATCAGATTGAATAATTTTAACTGCTGCTTGTCGATTTGCTGTGTCGGTATCAGAAATAGTTAAAATACCAGCTTTAGAAAGATTTAATCTGCTATATCCTGTTAATTGCAAGTCTAATAATTTGCTTGCAGCATTAGAAAGAGTGTCTGTTACATTTAACTTAATAGATGTAGGAGTGCCTGATGTATTCCAAGTTTGCTCTATATTAAGCGCTGATCCCGATAAAGATGCTGATCCAGCTAAAGAGGAGTCAGTTATCGCAAGTTTTGCAATGGGCGTTGCCGTTCCAATACCTACATTGCCATTACTTCTCACCGTCATGAAATCAGCGTATGTAGAACCCCCTCCAACTGAAAATAGTCTGTGATCTGTATAATTATTATTGCCCCAAAATCTAAATACAGGATTTCCAGGATCTGATCCTTGACTTGCTGAAAAAAGCATTCCAGGAACATTATTTGGACCGCTGCTACCTATAGACTGAATATAACCGCCACCACCAACAAGTCGATTAGCGCCAATAGATACATTATTATTAAAGAATATATTATCAGTAAAACCAGTGAATTTTAGCGTATTTCCACCAGCTCCATCCATTGCTCCCCATGTGATTTGTCCGCCATTTGTAGTTTCTATAGAGTTGCTGACGCCTATTTTAAGGCCAGTCGCAAATATTTTAATTCCAGAGATTGTTTGATTGCCAGTTTGATAAACTGGCTGATCAATAAATTCAACGTATCGTAAATCAGCCGCGCCCGTTGTTAAGAACGATCCCGTAGCGCTGCTAAATGCGTATCGCGCATCTCCAACGCCAGTTGTCAGGAATGATCCCGTATCCGACTCTCCTATTAATAAAACGCCAGTTCCGTTGACTGTAGGTCGCACGGTAAACGCTGCTGATGAATTAAATACGCTTGCTCCACTAACGCCAAAAGTATTAGTCGATAAAGCTCCAGAGACTTTAACATTGCCAGCAACTTCTAGTTTTTCTGTTGGGGAAGTAGTACCAATTCCAAGACTACCAGAGCTATTGAATCTAGCTACTTCTCTAAGATTAGAGCTAAATCCTTGAGATGTAATTGATTCTGCAACAGAGAATTTTAATGCGTTATCTAAAGAATTAGATATAGTAGCATTAGCGCTGCCAGAAGTTGTGGTAGAACTTCCTCCATTATTGCTTAAAAATTCTAAACTATTAGTTCCAGCAATACTAGATCCATGTTGTGTTATCAACTGGAATTTAGCTCCTTCATTAAAACGAACAGGGCAAACTCTAAAAGTATCTGGGAAAGGTATAGAAATAGAACCGCTGGCTGTTCCTATAATTCTATTATCTCCTCCATATAATGTGAATGGTCCGTTGGTAACATTAGAAGTTGCACCGCCTCCAATATTACTAATAGAAAATGATGTTAAAGTTCCGTTCTTAACAGATAATCCAACTCCATTATAACCACCATCTACAGATAGTTTGGCAGTTGGAGTTGTTGTGCCAACCCCAACATCTCCATTTCCATACACGTTAAATCTTGAGCCACCAACTAGTGTATAAGGCGCTCCAGATATTCCTGAAACTGCAACACTAGTTGTCATTAACGTATTTGACGAGACTGCTGAGATGGTTAAAGTCTGACCAAAAGCGGTGATTGTATTGCCAGCTTTAAAAGTATTTAAAAATTGCGTTCCTACGCCCGTTACTGTTGTACCACTAGCTCCAATTGATATTGTTCCGCCTCCAATTGTAGATTGAGCTACTTCTAAATTAGCAGTGGGAGTTGTCGTACCAATACCTACTCTCTGATTATTTGCAAATCTAACAAATTCAATGTTATCAATGCCAAATTTATGTTCAGCTGCATGGTGAACCAAGTCTCTTGAATAAGCACTAGTAGAATATATTTTAGCTGTAGAGTTGCCAACATCATCTGAGAGTCTTAAAGTGCGAGCGCGAACTTCTCCATTTGCATTGACTCCACCATCACCAACTTGCAATAAACAGGTTGTTGCTATACTAGCTCCACCAGAAGCTAAAATTAGTCTACTTACATTATTTGTTTGAAACTCCATTGCTCGCGCAAGGCCACTGGCACTACCTTTTTCTGTTCCTATTTGGAATGAAGAGCTAGTTGCATTATATTTTAGATTTAATCTTTCAAAATTAGTAGCACTAGTATATGTTCCATAAATACGAGACTCTTGTGGGTTAATACCATTGCGCTGAGCCAGTACATTTCCAGAATCACTTGTTAAAAATACATTAACATTATCTACACTAGTACAAAATTCATAAACATTAGCTGTAAGACTACTTGGATGATATCCTGCTCCCCAGTTGTTTCCATATAATTTAGATGCTCCAGCTTGTATATATCCAGCAGGCGTAAAGTTTAATAACTGGGATCCACCAACATTTATACTCAAACTACCAGTACTAGCAATCTGAGCTGATCCTGTGTTTGGGAAAGATAAATTTCCAGATATTCTAGCGTCTCCAATGACTTCTAATTTGCCCGAAGGAGTTGCAGTACCAATACCAACACTATTATTATTAACAACCAGAGCATTACTACCGTAAGTACCCATGGTAATCTTATCTGTCAGATTAGACTCCACTTCAATCACTGGCAAGCCAGCCGCATCGTTCACAGAAAATATCGTGCCAGTTACACTATCAGACACTCCAAATAACCTACCATTAAAACCATCAATAGCAAATCTATCAAGAGCATCTACTCCACTATTGTAGTTAATTATATTTAAGTTACCAGATATTTTAGAATCTCCAAGGACTTCTAATTTATTAGTTGGCGAGAGCGTGCCGATACCAACGTTGCCATTTTGAACTAGTAATCCACTATGAAAAGTTTTAATTCCTGAGATGGTTTGATTACCTGTTTGAAAAACTGGCTGATCAATAAATTCAACGTACCTCAAATCAGCAGCGCCAGTCGTCAAGAATGCGCCAGTAGCTCCAGTTGTTACAAATACGCCAGTAGCTCCAGTTAATACGTATCGTAAATCACCAGCGCCAGTCGTTAAGAATGCGCCAGTAGTCGAACCCCCCTCTAATAAAACTCCAGTTCCATTAACCGTTGGGATTTGTGTAAAAGATCCTCCTTGTGCAATTAAATTATTGATGCGAAAATCAGCAGCCATTTGTATTTTTTACACCCAATCGATTTCTTTGAGAGTGTATTTACACGTTAATTCTTCGCCAGGTAAAATCTCTCTCAGCGCAGTATAATAGTCTAAAACTAAATTGTGATGCAAGTTTGGAGAATCACTATGATTAACATAGTATGCTGGATAGATTTTGTCTAAATTGCAGTCGATGTAAAATCCGCTCTCATTAGAGTTGCAAATTTGTTTAATGTAATTTAACACATCACTCGAAACATGAGACACTTCGCTCCAAAAAATAAATTGATTATTAGTGGTAGAAAATACAATCTCTCCATCTTCAATTTTATTCACTGCAAAAACTCCCACGCCCGCTCCACTAATTTTGCTAGGAGCTAGTTTGCAAACTAAAGCGTAGTGAATGTCTTGAATTATTTTATTTTTTAGGTTCATTGGAGAATTCAGTGATGTAGCCGTAGTCGGTGAATTGATTTCTTTTATTTTCTACACTGTAAGTTGTGAGGTCAATCTTGTAGCCTGGATTTTTTTGAATGGGAACGTCTACCCAAGCATCATCGTGCCAAATGATTCTATTGTTTGGATAGCAGTAAAAATTGCCATTGTCCATTTTAAACAAGTGACCACACTTATGCTCTGGAGTTTCCGAGAAGTTAGTGTCGAGCATTGCTTTGTTTTCCCAGCTCCAATCAAAAGTCATCATGTATTCGCCCGCTTCTTTAGAGCCATCTGGGCAAATGAGCTTGGCTCTTAGTCCTCTCATTCTTGCCCGAACATTAACATCAATGTAAGGACTAAAGCAGTCCCAATACATAGCTTTCTCCAACGCTACTGGCGAGCAAGGTTTCCAGCAAAATGCTGAGATAGGGCGGCGAGTCCAGTTTACTCCATTAGTTAAAAATCCCTCAAACAATGGAACTCTTTTTTCAATCGATGCAACACTATGCACATCGCAGCTAGTATATTCTCCATACCCTTTTTCATGATTAAAAAGATACTCATTTCTCATTAAACAAGTAATGGTAGGAATGTTATGATTCAAATATGCCATGTTAAATTTTAAGTTAAAAATAATAGAAATCCAGTTTTATATTATTAACATCATGATATGTTTAGTCTCTACAAACCCAATTCTAAGAATACTGGATGTGCATTTGCTTTTAAAGAGGGAGTCACTGGTAAAAATTATGAGCCATGCGTTTACGTTAATGGCATTCAGCAACACTCTTGGAATGATGCTACCAAAAATGGATCATTTTCTGAAAACGCTAAAAATCCAGAAAAGATTATTGCATTTAAGCTGAACGAGTTTGAGCTTGGAGGTCTCATTCACGCTATTGAAAATCGTGCAGAGTACAAAGCTTTTCACACTTTTGATGACAACAAGACTGTTATCAACTTTAAGCCCTACACAAAGCAAGATGGCACTGCTGCTTACTCTTTGAGCGTGACTAAAAACTCTACAATCAAGTTTGGAGTGGGTATTGAAGTTGGAGAAGCTTATGTTTTGAGAGAGTTCTGCAAAAACATTCTTCACAATATTTTTGAATTCCGTTACAAGCAAAATCAAAGCGTTAAAAATAATGAGTAAAAAAACAGTTTTAATTCACAGTAACTTTTGCAAAGCCTTTACTGGATTTGGCAAAAACAAAAAAAATATTCTAAGATATTTGTTTAATACTAACAAATATAACATCGTTGAATTTGCTAATGGTCACAATTGGCAGGGCAGAGAAACAGATAGTACTCCTTGGAAAACTTACGGATCTCTTCCAAATCCAGAAACGTTTAATAAAATCACTGATCCTACTCGCCAACGAGCAGCATCTTATGGGGCGGAATTGATTGATGAGGCTATTAAAACAGTAAAGCCAGACGTTTACATTGGAATCGAAGACATTTGGGCATTCGATACCCTATATTCCAAACCATGGTGGAATAAAATCAACTGCATGATTTGGACCACTCTAGACAGTTTGCCAATTTTGCAATCTGCTATTGATGCTGCTCCTAAAATCAAGAATTATTATGTTTGGGCATCATTTGCTGAAAAAGCATTTCAAGAGATGGGGTACTCTCATGTTAAAACATTGCGCGGAAGTTTAGACGCAACTTCTTTTTACAAGATGTCAAATCTTCAAAGAGCAGTTTTAAGAAGTAAAAACAACCTGCAAGATGAATTCATCATTGGTTTCGTATTCCGCAATCAATTGAGAAAGAGCGTTCCTAATATTTTAGATGGCTTTAAGATGTTCAAGGCATCAACTCCCAAAGCTAAAATCTTGCTTCATACTCATTGGTCAGAAGGATGGGACATTCCACGACTCCTAGAAGAGAAGAGTATTAATGCTAATGATATTTTAACAACTTATTTTTGTAAGTCATGCAGTTCTTATAGTGTGCAACCTTTTTCTGGGCAGCAAAAATCATGCCCCCACTGCCACACTCAACAGTCATTCTCTACAACTAATATTTCAGATGGAGTTAATGAATCTCAATTGAATGAAATTTACAATCTCATGGATGTTTACTGTCATCCATTCACTAGCGGTGGACAAGAAATTCCTATTCAAGAAGCTAAGCTCACAGAGTTGATCACATTAGCTACTGATTATTCGTGCGGAGAAGATTATTGTCATGAAGATAGCGGAGGTCTTCCATTAGATTGGTTTGAGTACAGAGAGCCAGGAACTCAATTCATCAAAGCATCCACTTGCCCAATCAGCATTTCTAATCAACTGCACAGAGTTTACAACATGGCAGTTTTTGAAAGAGAAGAGCTTGGAGCTAAAGCTAGACAGTTTGTAGTTGATGAATGTTCAATAGAAGTTATTGGCAAAAAAATTGAAGACATCATTGATGCTATGCCAGAAGTAGAGTTTGATTTTGATTTTAAAGCTATTGAAAAAAATCACACGTACTCTCCTGAAAATTTAGACGCAGACAATGAAACATTTTTGATTGATCTTTATAAGAACATCTTAAATGAAGATGTAGATAAAAACTCTACAGGACTCAAGCACTGGTTGGGCGTCTTGGCGAATGGCACTCCCAAAGAGAACATTTTAAAACATTTTCAAGATGTTGCTCTCAAAACTAATTCAGATTCAAAAGTTATAGAGTTTGGCGACATTTTAGATTCTGATGATGAGGGTCGCAGAATTGCAGTTGTAGTACCCGATTCTGAAAGTGATGTTTTACTAGTGAATGGATTGATGAGAAACTTGAAGAAGCAATATCCTAAACACAACATTTATATTATTACTAATCCAAATAATTTTGAATACATTGAAGATAACGTTTATATTCACAAGTGTATTCCTTACTCTCCATCCATTGATAGTTCAGCAATTTTAGAGGGACAAGCTCATCACAAAGGATATTTTGAACTAGCTTTCTTTCCAACAATCACCACTCAAAAAATCATTTCCTTTGTTCACAATGGAAAAGATAAAATTCAATTCCCACTAGTATGAGCCATCTCATTGAAGAATATTCTAAAAGTTTAGGAGTAAAAATCTCCAAACCAATTGTTTCTCGCCACTTTTATCCCGTGATGTTTGACAATTACATTACCATTCAACTAGCGCCAGAGATTAGCGCTAAAAAATATCATTACTATGAGATTGTAATTGATCTTATTAGTAGCCAATTACGAAAGCTTGGCATTTCAATTGTGCAAGTTGGTGCTACTCCAGAAACTAAATTAAAAAATGTTAATATTAGTTATGGCAAACTAGGATTTAAAAACACAGCATACATTGTTTCAAAATCTAAACTACACATTGGAGTGGACGATGCTTTATCTCATTACGCCAATTCAGTTAATGTGCCTCAAGTAACACTATTTGGCAACGTGTTTAGTTCTGTAACAGATGGATACTGGTGCAAATCAAAGATTAACATTGAAGCTCCTTGGAGTGTGAAACCTTGTTTGAGCAATCATGATCCAGAAGACTCTATTAATAAAATTCTTCCAGAAACTATCGCATCTGCTATTTTAAAATCTTTAAAACTAGATGACAGGGTTCCTTTAAAAACTCTTTTTACTGGCAGAATGTATCACAACAAAATTGTAGAAATTGTTCCAAACTTTTTCAATCCATCATCAGTGGCAGCAACAGAATTTTGTTTTTTAAGACTAGACTGGACAGATACTAGTGAGGGTTGGACGCATTGGTTTCAGCATTTAAATCGATTTGCTATCATCACAGACAAGTTCATTCCAATCGAATTGCTTGATACTATTAAACATAAAATTCACATCTTGTCTTTTATCGTTGATGAACAACACAAGCCAGCAGTTGAGTACTTGGAACTTTTGAAAAAATTAAAAATTCAATTTCACCTTCTCGTCAAAAATCCAGATCAACTAGCAGCTTTAAGATATGAATTTTTTGATTATTCAGTTCAGGAATATGGAATTGATTCTAAAGATCTTCTTCCTAAAGACTTTTCTTTTAAAAATGCATTTTTTAATTCTAGTAAAACCATTCTCTCAAACAATAAAAAATACAATAGTCGATATCACTTATTAAAAGATGAAACATTTCTTGACAAGAACTTTGAAATGTGCGAAGATGAAGTTCTCTTAGAAGAATTAAAACATTTTTATGTCTACTCAAAATAGTGAAGTCTCAGAAGTCGAAATCCAAACTAGCGAAACTCCTAGTAGCAAAGCGCTGAGCAATCAGCCGCCAAGTCACATTGATTGCAAACGCAATGCGTATGGATTGATCAATTCAATTAATTACTCATTCAATGAGGATGGATCTGTTAATTGGCGCAGCATGATCAAGCCTGAATTTCTTTATCCAAACAAAGATTGGTTTGATCTCAGAAAGCAAACTGTTCCAGCTTCCTCCGAAGGTTTAACAGACAAGCAGCTTCTCATTATGCTGGGAGGAATCAAAGAGCTTGCTAAACTTCGCGGATTCACCAAAGTAAAATATTCATTAGATTATCCTAGAGATAATTATGTTGTGGCTAAATGCTCTGTTGAGTGGATTCCCAATTATGAAAATGGAGAAGCTGTTGTTTATGAAGATGTGGCTAATGCTACTGCTGATAACACTGATCTTTTTTGTTTGAAGTTCTTGGAGACTATTGCTTGCAACAGAGCTTTTGTTCGCTGCGTTCGTAACTTTTTAAACGTTCACATTGTGGGTGCGGATGAAATTGACAAGTCTAAGAATAGAGTTTCAGACGTTGCTGAGCTTATGATTTCTAATGCAGTGCCAATTACTGCACAGGGAGCCTTAGAGAAGGCTGCAAATGAATTGCTTCATGTTCAGACCTTGGAAGAGTTTAAAGCATTCCTGCGTAAACTGTGGAAGAAAGCAAGCCCAACAGAGCAGAAAGAACTTTCTGAATTGCTCTCAGACGCTAAAGAGTGGAATGTGTTCAAAGACATTCCTTCCAAACAATCTAGAATGCTTCTCAAACTGACTAATGAGCATAAAAAGAATAACTAATCCTGAAGAATTTAAAACCGTCTTGGACGACTTGATGGAATTGTTCCAGCAGGAAGATGTTGACAGTGCTCATCAATTTGTAAAACATGATGTTCAATCCATCAAAAATGCTTTCTGCTATAAAACTATACTAGCATGGGACTTATTAGTTTGGGCAAATTACAATGGGCGCAAATTTGATGCGTTGATAGCTTTCATCAATGATAAAAATGTTAAATTCAATGTAAAAATCTTTAGTGAATATCTATGGTTGTCCAAAAATCCTAAAGTGGGATACAAATTATTATCTACTGCAATAAAGTATGCAAAAGAAAATGATTTTAAATACATTTCCATGAACACTGTGGTAAAGCATCCTAAACATGACAAAATTAAATCCTTTTATGAAAAACTAGGATTTGCAAAAGACTCTGAAACTTACATCTCTAAATTATGAATGCTAATAAAGCAAAAGAACTTCGATCCATCATCAATCCAAATGATCCTATTACTCGCAAAACGTATCGGCGAGCTAAGAAAAAATATGCGTCTCTATCCTCAGAGGCTAGACTTTTATTCTTAGAAGGCTTGAGAGAAACTTTTAGTCATAAAGCTAATTTGTAAAGTTTGAAAATTCCTGTTGGAGCAACTCCTGAAACATTCAAGTAAAGATAATCTCCAGAATTTGTATAAGAGTATACTGGGTAGTTATTATCACTAATAGCATATTCAGAGAATGAAACTCCAGATGATGGACTTCCAGTTGAAGTAATAACAAACTTCAGTTCTGATGACGATACGGACAAAGTAGCATCGCTAATTTGTGCCGTATATGTTATTGTACTGTACAAGCTTTTCGGTATTGTATCTAATATTGTATTTGTGCCACTTGCTCCTGTGATGTATCCAGTGATGTAATCCATACGCATAAATGATGTGCCATGATTTAATTGCAGTTGATTTGTAACGAAAACGCTCTCTCCTGGATCATCTTGATTTTCTCTGCTAGCAATCAGTGGTCCAAAATATACAGCTTCTCCAGATCCCAATTCTGAATAGGGGATTGCTGCAAAATAATATGGAACATCGTAGGATATTCTAGAAATAGGAACATCAATAAGAGACGAAAAACTATTATTATAAAAATCACTTAATGCTGGTTGGCTATAAATATAATATGGATTGTTATATGTGGTATTTAAATCTAAAGATCCATGAGCTTGAAGTCCAACATTATTTAATGGACTAGTATTAGCATAAATATCTATACGATTAAATTTAATATAATTAATATTATTATCAAAACTAATATTTAATTGAATTTTATCATAAACTCCAGATCCAGATGCAAACGCACCGCTACTTCCATCATACGCTGTAATTGAATTAATAGATGGAATATTTCCATAGAGATAAAATTCAGCTACAAATAATTCACTATTAATATTATTAGTAATTGAAGCTCTAATAGCAAAATCTTTTTGATAAAAGCCAAATAAATTAATGTTTTCTTGCTCAGAGATTTTTAAAAATCTAGTTTTTCCAGTTCTATAATTTTCATAAATTAAATCTTTTCCAGTTGTTAAAACATCAAAAGATATATTTTTAATTATAGCGCTATTTGTTAATTGAGCATCTGTTAAAAATGTTGCACCTTCTGGATCTAAAATATCAAACAACAAAGAAACATCTCTATATAAATGAACTCCACTGCCAGTATAGTAATCAGTTAATGCTCCAGTATCTAAAGTATATGTGGTATCAAATTCAAACATATTATAAAATAGTAAAATTACTTACAGCTGGTCTATCAAAAACTGTTATTCCTTGGTATAAAACAAAAACATTTGCAGTAGAATAATCAGAATCTAAATTAACATTGTTTCCTAAAGATTTAATACTCAAAGTCCATTCTCCTAAATTAGTTAATCCTGTAAACTCATATCTAACAACGTCCGATGGAACGTTAAAAGCGTCTGAAAATTGAGCTAAAGAATTATAAATACTAACTTGATAACCACTACCAGCTTTTACCTCGTCCCAAGCTCCACTAAGGCTAAATGAGGTTGAAGTTGATCTACCAGTAGCAAATTTTTGAATATGTGGAATTGGTAATTGATCAACTTGATAATTCTCTACTTTAATAGCTCCAGCATAATAAGTATCTGGTAAATAGTCTTGAACTGTAAATTTTTCAATTAACTCATATTTGCCAGTATCATATTTTGATGCTGCTATAGAGTATTCATTTTGACTCTCCTCTCTAATAGAAAGAATTTTATAAATTTGATCTGAAGCGCCAGTTCTTTCTGTTCGATAAGGACTTCCAGCTTTAACAAATTGTAATAAATTTATATTAGGATCTCCAGTATTTAAATATAGAGTAGATCCATAGTCTTGATTATCAAAACCAGTAATATTAAATGTGGTAATTTGTGGATAATTTATAGTGGAAATTTCACTATTTAAAATTCCTCCATTCATTCCATTGCCTAGTTTTTCTATATTTGTCATATTCCCACTTAGATTGGGAATACTAGATCCTCTTTTATCTAGCGCTGCTGAATTATATACGAATCCAGAAGAATAAAAAAGATCCTCTGATCTAATAATATCGTCTACTTTATCAAGTCCAGTATTTGATATTATTATATCATAAGTATCATTATCTGAGAAAGCTTTTCCAGTAGAAAAAACCCAACCGCTAGCTCCAGTATTATAATAGCAAAACAAATTTCCACTATTTGTAGGATTAAATCCAGTATACATAGCAAAATAATCTGGATCTGTATCATTAATATAGCCATCCATATACTTATCAAAAAAGTAAGAGCCAGTTATTTTAGCAATATAAACATTACTAGGAGCATCGTCAATAATACTAAAAGAAGCGAGTCTATAGCGAGTAGCTGATGCTAGATTTTTTAGTTCTCCCATGGTAGTGTAACCAGTAGGAGTATAAACTGTTAGTTTACCAGAATAATTTGCTTCGGAAAATTCATTTTCAACATATAAAGATTTATTTGTTAAATTAACATCCAAAACTTTACCATAATTAGTTTCTCTGGTTTTCATTTCATCTTCAATAACAATTAAGTCTCCAGGTCTGCATAATAAACTTTCTAATCCAGCTCTAAATTCAATAGATTGATTTTCTTTAATAGTTTGATGAATGATGTGCTTGCCAATTCGGCGAGCCATAGCCCTAGATGTTACTCCGTTGGTATTAATTGTTGTTTTTAAAACTCCTCTTTTTCTAAGATTAGCTTCATCTTCAACAAATTCCACTTTAGTTTTAAAGTTATCAAATCTATCAAGATAAACAACTTCAACAGTATTAAACTGCTGATCTTTTCTATTATTTGCATAATTAAAAAAACCGTCTTTAACATTAGCATTAGAAAAGAATGCTATTGGAGTTCTTGGTCTATCATCTAAAAAATGAATTTCAGAATTTGAAAAGAAAGTTGCTCCTCTAAATAAATTAGAAACAATGTTAATAGCGTCAAAAACTTTAATATTATCTCTAAATATAATATTACAAGAGTATCTAGGTTCTAAACCTCTAAGTCCATCTGAAACTCCAACAAAACGTCCATTTTCATCAACGGCATCACAAAATCTTCCAATTTTATACAGCTCCCAAATATTAATTTGAGACGCATCAAGGTATCCGCCTAATCCATATCTAGTACTTGTTAAAAGATCGTAAAGAATCCAAGCTGGATTATCAGTCCATCCAATATTTTCTAAAGATCCATTCCAGTCTCCATTGTAAATTTGAGCTGTTCCATCATATTTTGAAGCATCGCTAATGTATCTTTGATCTATACCATTTAATAATGGTTGATAATTTGAAGGAAGTCTAACTTTCTTTAAACGGCAATCATAAGAACGATCTGGAACAGATGCAAAAGATCTGGAATCTAATTTTAAACCGCAAATACTTGAGAACGGATATCTTAGATTTTGATCAATAATTTCAGTCACTTTAACTAAGGAGCACTCTCTCCTAATCAATACAGAATTAGTTTCAACAGAAATTTTAGTAATTCTAATGAATCGTTTTACTCTAGAAATGTCATCACCTTCGTTAATTAGTGGTAAAATAAATGCTGTGCTTTGCGCAGTATTTAAAGTTCCTGCGCCATTTCCTGTAGTGCCCGATGTAACATAATCAGCTTTAGCATTATCGTCCGCTCTTATTACATTTGGTCGTCCAAAATCAATTAAGGTTTGACTTTCGATTTGAGCTATAATGTTATATTGTCTACTGCCAGACTTTATCTCTATTCCATCTTGAATCTTTCCCCAAGTTACATCGATTGCTAAAATTGCTGGAATAGAATCTCCAGCTTTTAGTTTTCCTTTGTCTCCACCTTGATCTACATGAATAGTGTCGCTTAAACTAGAAACGCCAAGTGTAAAATATACGCTGGTAACATTTGGGTTTTCAATTGTATGAACTATTGGGGATGCATCTTCACTAAAAAGATCTTCTTTATTCCAATCGGAAAAATTTCTAGTTCTATTTGGATCTTCAGAATCAATTTTTCTAATATCAGAACTACCTTCTTTATCACCGCGATCAGAATTTAATCTAATAGGTCCGCCAGTTTGTTCAGCAGTCTTTTCATTCCATGCCGCTTTAGTGCTTGTTTTACCTTTAATAGGTTCATCTTGCTGTAATCTTCTAACAAACTTACTATTATTTATTCTGGTGGCTCCATATAGCGCAGCTCCATACTCAAAATCAATGTTAAGATTATTAAAATATTTTAAGGGTTGTTGAAATTCTGTTCCAGATTTAAATTCACATAAAACATTTGAATAATTGAATTTTCTATCAGTAACTGTGTAATTGCTAGAATCTTCTCCATTTCCTCTTATGAATTGAATAGAATGATCATTATCTTCTAAGTCTTGAATAGCTTTGCTGTAAGACCAACGAGTAATTCTATGGCTTCTAAATCTAGCTTTATTATCGTTCCATTTTGCGAATTTTCCTTGTTTTCCAGTTTTATCTTTACTATTGATCGCTTCATGAAATTTAGTTAGTGGAATTTCAAGAATTACACATCCGTAAAATCTTCCGCTCATTTCATTTACTTTTCCTGGATATTTAGGAGCACCTATTCCTTCGCATAGTTTTGGAATAATAAGATTATGAACAGTAATTTCACTGGGTAATTTTGATATTTTAAGAGAAAACTCATCAATAATATCCGTTGAGCCATCAGCTAAAATAGATTTATTAGCTCCCCAACTTCCATAAAGTTTTTCTAAATCAGAATCATTTTGCCAAAGGTTGTGCCCAATTTTAATAATCACAAAAAACTTATCACTTGGTCTATCAGCGCTAAATGTAGAATTTGAAAAGTTTGCTCCATCTGTTGGATCTGGCTCGCCCTTCGTATTACTGCCTTTTTTTGTTGTAAATTTATTAATTCCTTCAGTAACTCCTAAAGGATAATTATGCCAAAGATTGAGAATCTTAGCTTTCATTTTTTCAGCTAATTTTTTCTCAAGTGGTAAGGTAGTTGGGCTTGCTACTTTAGAATCTAAATAATTAGCTAATTCCATTAGAATTGACTGTTTCTTGCTCAAAGACTTGCGCAAGTAATGCACTTCGATAATAGATTTTCCAGCTTTAGCACCAGCATCACTTACTGGAGCATAAAAATTACTAGTAGCGTCTTTAAGTTTAAAATAATATCCATGTTGACTAACATGAACATCTTGATTATAATAATCATCATAAGGGTCTTCATTCTTTAAATTATTACTAATAACATTTCCGCCATTATAATACGGAGGAGGGGTTCCATAAAAGTCAGTAAAAACAGGTTGCCATTTCCCATCAGGACTATAATCAGCAAATACTTGTTTTATTTGACCATCAGTACCATTACTTCGTAGCCATGGGAAAGAGACTCCAGCAAATCGTCTTTGCTTACTATACGCTGCGCCAGCTTCATAATTAAAAAAGCAATTTGCTATACTATCACCAAATATACTTGTTTTTGTTCCTTTGACTCGATCTGAAAATGCTTTAATACGAGTATTAAAAATATCGTCATCAATAAGTCCAATAACATTTGAAACAGGAGATCCATCACTACCTACTCCTGCATTATTTGTAATTTCTACAGGAGTGTTATCCAAATAAACACCTTGTAATAAACTGCCATTAGAAACATTTTTTCCATTTTGATTTACTAAACCATCAATCGGACCATCAGAAATTAAATCAATAATATCAACAATACTATAAGAAGTGCCAAGACTAAAATTACCAAGATCTGGCGGTTTTAAAACTGTAGCTTTTGGCCTTGGTTTTTCTTTTCCACCAGCTCCAGCAAAAATTCTCTTTTTAATAAAATGTTTCATTTTGTCTTTCTAATTATTCTTGATGCAACATACTCAGTACTAGGAGAATAGCTTGTATCCATGTGCTTTTGAACTTCGCTTTTATTTGGATACGATTTAACAGAAGTTCCAATAACATTTGATCCAATTCTTAATCTACCATATCCAACAGGAACTGGAGAGCCTTGTTCAACTAAATTAGCCTTGCTACTAAAAATAAAAGATTCTTTCATTCCTCCAACTTCAATGCTTGGAGCTTTACCAGCTTTAGCAGGATCAGGAGCTAACATCATTTGAACTCCATAACTTAAAACTGCTGCGGCTAAACTTCCTAAAAACGTACCCACACCAGCACTTATAATACCTGCGCTTACAGCTGCTCCAGATGCGTACATTCCAATAGCTCCAATTATAGCTATAGTAACTCCAGATCCGCAAATTAAAGGAATGATATCAATAACATTGGGAATTTTTTTAATTTCTAATTCTAAATAATCTTTAACATCTTTGCCATCAACAAGAACAGAATAGTGAATTCCTTCTTGCGATAAATCTGTAATTCTTTTAATAAAATTTGGCTTGTTCACATTGATAGCCATGATGGCATCTTTTGGTTTTCTAATTTCCATAGAAAAAACCTTCCCAAACTCTTTTGCTAAAATTCCATGTAGATTTATAGTAGTCATTTTATTTTTTCCTTAAACCTTGATACTAGTTTTACATCATATTCTTTGTTTTGAGGCTCATAAAGATGAAACTTCTTTGAATTAATTGAAAAGATTAAAAAAGGAACGCAGCAACTCTCGGACATTTTAATATCAAACTCGGATGGTTTTTCATCTCCCATGATGTGACTGTGAAAAATTGCAATCATATCATGGTTCTGTTTAAAATTTAAATATCTAGAAGGACTAATTGCAAAAAAGTTTCTAGGATCAGATGACATATTATTTTCTAATTGAGCAATATATTTTTTAGCAGATGATGAATAACCAATAAAACCGCAAATCTCTACTGATTGATTCTGATAAGAGCTATTCTCTACGAAATCTGCGATTGCTAAAACTCTAGAGTTTAAAATGTTATCTTCCATAACGATCTGTTGCTGGAAAACCGCCAAATGGCAGTCCAATTGTTGGTGTGGCATTTTCTATAAATTTATATTGCGAAACAGTTGTGGGAATAACTTTTTCTAAACCGCTAAAATAAATTCCCGTCAAAATTAACGAGCGAGATGTTGGTGGGGTGGTGGAGTGACTATTATTTATTTTATAATATCCTGCGGATGGTATAGTAGGGAGATCCATATCCCACCAAGCATAAAGATTATTTTTTGCAACTGAAGCTGCTTCGAGTTGATTATAATTAAGCGCAAACGCTTTGGATGGATCACCCAAACCGTTAAAATTTGAAAATGCATTGTTTGAACCGCTACGATTTGCAGTGAAAAGATCTTGCCGAGTATCGCTTTCAGTTAAAGCGCTAGTCCAAATAGCAGTTGATCCTAAAAGCATTGGAGAAGTGTAAGTTATTCCTCTCACATAATCCTGCCACTGATTAACTCCAAAATGTAAATTATTTATTCCATTTTGCCTTAATGGATCTTTAAATAAGAATGATTCTCCAGAATAGCGTTCATCTATATTTTTTATTGATGGAGAATATTGAGCTATAATTTCTTTATTTTGATCATATATTATTAATCTAGAATTTAATTCTCCTGTTGAGTTGCTATTGAATTGATAATTTTCTAAAAATAAACAAAACTTACTTTGATTAAAAATTTGAGGATAAGATCCAGTAATTGATTGATTAGAAATTACAACTGGACCTCTGGTGCCAGGCGCAGATGCTATATCGTCTCGTATAGAAGTAGTAGCGAAATCGCAAATAACAAGATTGCCTGATAAGTATAAATTAATACCGCTATATTGACATCCAGTATTAACGTTATGAAATAAATTAAATGCTACTGCATCATTAACACCACTTGGAAACTCTCCCCACATGCCAATTAAAAATCCCTCACCTTTATGAACACCATCAGTTTTAAAAGTTTCATTATATAAACCATAAGCCTGTCCATTATCAATTAAATCTATTTGAGACAACCCTCTGACAACTCCAGCCGTACCAGAAGATCGTATTGAAACTCCAGTTACATTGGTGAAATTGAAATTACCTGTAGACTTCATTGATCCATCTGTTGGAAGTAAACCTACAGTACCAGTAGTAACAGTGGTCCCAGAAAATATAGCGTATCCCGTTCCATAATTTATAAGTGAGTCTGTGGAATCGTACAAGTTAATTCTATTAATATTGCAGCTTGGAAGATTGGGTAGGTTGATATTTCCACTTGCGTTAATAGTTCCTCCAGCCCAATAAGTATTAGGATTGTCGTCTACTGCATATGATGCAGTATTATCGAGATAAATAACATCTCCCGTAATTCCTGCAAAATCTAAAGCAACATTATTAGTTGGATTTGTTTTCTTAAAAGAAAAATCAACGTATTGATTAGTAATTTTTACATCATCTAGTCTTTGTAAAAAGTATGATTTTTGAGTAAATCTTAACTTACAAGCGCTCAATTTTTTAGAGCATCCATCTTTTATCCAATATGATGAATTATCATCTGGTTTTGTGGCATCAGAAGATTTGTGGTTTTGTTTGGCAACGAACCAAATTTTAACATAATCTGAACGATTAGCGCTAGCATTCTTTTCAGCCTCCTGTTCCGCAGCAACAGTTGCATCAGTAACTTCAATGGGATCAGCAGGAATAATAGCAGTGTTGCTATCGATAGCAGCAATTTTTATTCTTTTATTTTCTAAATAAACAGCATCTCCAATCTTATAATCAGTTCCCTGTGACCATAATTGACTTTGAGTTTGAGGCCCTTCTGGAACTTTATAAATTATGTCCACTCCATCTTCAGTTTGAATTGGACTTCCATTGTAATTACAACCTGGTCCTCTATATACCCAAGAACAATATCTTGATAAAATTAAACGATTATTAAGTTCAAAATTATCTAAATCTAATGGAGAAGTTAATTCAAACTCTACAAAGTTTTTATTTTCAGCAGTTTTTTGACTAATGATGTAAGATTCATTGCTAATCTCAGCAGAAGCATCAGCTTCTCCCCAAGGATTTCCTCCATCAAAATTAACATCATCAATATACTTAACAAACGTTCTCTTTCTAATAACTTTTGAATATTGAAAATCGCTATTACGAATCAACATGTCTGTTACAAAATAATCTTTATTAGAAATTCTAATTTTTGGTCTTGGCATTTGACTATTAGCATTAATTTCAAAGCCTTCAGTTTCTACTGGAACTGGCAAATAAGTTATTCCTTGCCAAACTATTCCCTTGTTAAAATTAGATCCACCATGAAAAGCAATAAAAGAATCTTCTCTATCAATTGTATTGAAATACAGTAAAAAAAACTCTACAATAGCAGTGGGTTGCAAATCCATTAAGCTAATAGCTATTTTATCTTGACCTTTTCCCATATTATACTTTACACTATGTAACTATAATACTAATAAATTATGAATTTTAAATTAATAAATGCATTTGACGCGAGTTTAACAAATAAGATTTTTGAATTTTGCAAAACTTCTAAACCATTAGACTTTTGTTTAGTCTCTTCAGCATCTATTCGCAAAAATAAAATTATTGATTTCATCAAATATTTAGAGACTGAAGAATTAAATTATTTAATTGTTTCTGAAAGAGGAGAGGAACTTTTTATCTCTCTCAAAAAAATAAACAATAATATAAAAATACTTTTTATAATGAACATTTCATTTCAACACTCCAAGATAAATGAAGCGTTAGATGAATTTAATTCTTTTCTTTTCGACCAAAATCCAAATTGCGAATACATTTATAGCGATGTTTCTCGCAAATTTAAATTAAAACAATATCTTTCTTGGATTAAACGTTATATGAAATCGTGTAAAATAGTTGTTGACAATGACAAAATTGTAGCTTATTGGTATAAACAACATGTTGAATAAAAACAAATTTGATTCGAGCGGTGCAGCTTTAGAGATGGGGCAGAATGCTGAGAACTGTTTCTCTTCTTGTGCTCAAAAAAATGGATTTCAAGTTGCAAAAGCATCCTTTAATGATGAAATGAATCACATAGACTTCTATCTAAAGTCTGAAAAAGGATTAGAAATTTCTGTTGATGTTAAAAGTAGAAAAAAAATCAATCGTGCAGATAGTTCAGTCAACGATGATTTGATTTGGATTGAATTTAAAAACGTGCAGGGTCGCAATGGATGGCTATACGGCAAAGCTGATTTCATTTGCTTTGAACGCGAAAGCGATTTTATCATGGTGAATCGACAGTCTTTAGCAAAACTCTCTGAAAAACTCGTTGACACTTCCTTGATTAATGTGCATAGTCACATGCCTCTCTATACTGGGTACCAACGAAAAAATCGAAAAGACCTTCTCTCTCTCATAAAAATAACTGACATAATAGACAACATAAAACACATTATATTCACAAAATGATTGCTAAACTCATCGAATCAAGCTTCAACTTCATACAACTAGATCCACTTCAATCTTATCAGATACGATTAAACTGTTTGCCAAATAACGATCATGTCATTCACACTGTTTTTCTAAACGATGTTGAATACACGATGGAAATTAAAAACACTTTTTTCATTGATGAAAAAACTATTCTAATCAGTGGTTTCTTAGCTAATAAAGATGAATTAGGACTAGTAACTTTTGAACTCAAACTCTCCAACAACTAAAATGAGATCCACCACATTAAAAAATTTAATTGATGAAATTGACGCTACTGGGCTTGATGCCTTGTGGGCAATTTTAAAATATAAAGAAATTGGCATTTTGCGCAAAGTGAAATGCATGGCTTACGTTTTGAACGTTAGCCCAGATGAATTAATCAATCAATTACCACAAGACGAGGGTCGTCTTCTTGATAAACCTGCCCGAACCGAAATCCACGAACATCTAATCGCTCGCTCTAAAAACTAATGAATAGTTCATACTACATCTTTTCTCCCAATGGAGAATTCATCCAATCTTATAATGAAGCTCTTGAAGATTCTCTCAAGTGGGCTAAATGTTGCGCTAGTCAATGCAATGGATATATTATGAGAGTTGTTACCGAAGGCAAAGAAAGAATCTCTTCTGAATTTGTTTGGGGTCCAACTCCTGAAAACTCTTCCCCCGTGGATGATTAAAGAGAAATGAAAATCTCTTTTTGCTAGTTGCTTGCGCTCTCCTCATAGCTTCATGCCGTGAGGAGAGCATTCTTTACCATTGATTGTTTATATGAATGCAGTAGATCCAAATGCTAAAGTTTCTTTACTTTTAAACAGTGCATGGCAACCAGTTTGCGCTGTCACTGCTCGCGCAGCTTTTTTACATATTTTAAAAGAAAGAGTTGGTGCTGTTGATGCTAATCAAAATATATTCTCCACTTTTTCTCAGTGGATTAAAAACGGTTCGTTTTTTGAAAATCAACCAGTTTTAAGAAGCTCTCAAAAGTCTTGGCCCATTCCCACAATCATTGTGGTTACTCACAAGTTTTTCCGCCAATACAAAAAGACTAAGCTCTCTCTTGGCGAGCTAGCAAAAATTTATAATTATAGATGTCAGTATTGTTTAAATAAATTTAAACTTTGCGAATTGACAATCGACCACATCTTGCCAAAAAGTAATGGCGGAACAGATGATCATCACAATAGAACTCTTGCTTGCACAAAATGCAACAATCGAAAAGGAAGTCAATTCCCATTTTTTAACATTAAAAATGAACAAGTGAATGCTCCACCTATTCCAGCTTTTGTTTTAAATGCTAATGCGCAAAGAGAAGAGTGGAAAGATTTTTTGATTTAATTATTTTACCACTTCTTCCCAGTCAATAGATGCATAAGCTAAATCTCCAGCAGCTTTAGACGAAACAACAAATGATAGCTCATATGGAGTTGATGTTAAAGAATTTCTTTCAAATTGAAATTTAAATAAATCAGTTCCAGCAAGAGTTATTGGCACTCTTCCTTGAGAGTCAGATGAGAAATATCCTCCAGCAATGTATCTTCCAGAGCCAATAGCAAATCCAGTTCCACTTATATTATATTCTATTGCAGCATTATCGCTTTGAGTAATCCAACTTCCTCCGCTTGTAGTTCCATTTGCAGCTAATGTCCAATTAAATAATGCATTATTACCAAGTCCTATAGCACTTACTGCTGATAGTATAGCGATAGCATCTAATTTATTTGATTTTAATCTTAAAGAGATTACTGGATATTCAACATTAGCAAGCGTACAAGTTCTAGGAGAGGCAACAGGAAGAGAAACTACGTTTTGAGATCCTCGTACTTCATATCCACCTTCTGATAAAACGGTGGAGCATATTTGTTTTAAAGTACTAGCAGTAGCAGTAGTATTAGTATTAACTAATTCATATCTAAGCGGCAAAGAAGCTGTTGTGATATAAGTAGAAGAAATTAAATTAGCATGATGAAAAGAATGGCAAACAATAAATTGTCCATTAATAATAAAACCAGTACGAACAGTTCCAACTCCCAACCATTCAAAATCCATCCACAAAATTTGAGCTTTTGTAACGTCCAAGGTTAAACGAGAAGGTCCAGTTCCATCTAGTTTATCTCCATTCCAAGATGCTTGAAGAACTGAAGTATTAGACACTGAACCTCCCACAAGACTTCTTTTTACAAGACTTAAATTAGTTCCATTTAATTCTAAATACATTCCATTTTCAGCAGAGAAATAACCGATTCTTTGTCTTAAATTAGCTTTGGCTGGCGACATGACAAAAGTATTCATGGTGAGTAATGACTTGCCAGCTTGATAAGCAAAAACTTTTGTAGTTTCTCTGATAACAGCAGAGCCAGAAGCTGTTGTAGTGCTTAAATCCATTAATCCTTGATTAGCATTAAAAGCTATAGCTCCTCCAGTTCCACTCAAAGTATTCCACAAATTATTATCAGTATATCTATGAGAGGAGTCGAATAATGTTAATGGCGTGGAAGTTCTCAATCTGCCAAAAGCATCTAAACTTGTAGAGCTTGAGCTATTCAACAAGCCCATGTCTGAATTTTCCATTGCTCTATAATAATCATTTTGTCGATCATAGATGAAAGGAACATGCCCAGCAGAGTGAGCTAGTTGATTTAAATTTTGAAAAGTATATGTCTGCGCCATAAAATAAATTACACTCATATTATGAATAAAGAAGCTGGAAAAGGATCAAAACTTCGCAAAGGCGCAAACTTAAAAGCCTACAGAGACAACTATGATAAAATCTTTCGTAAAGTTGAAATTCCAAAAAATCCCAAAAAATAGTTGACGAGGCATGAACTCTCGGCATATTGAAGCATGAACTTATCCCTTTGCTGCATCTCTAAAAGTCTCTCTGATGAAGGTCATCGTTTTAAAACAATGACTTACACTCAGTTTTGTAAAAACCCTCAAGATGAATCTATGAATGAATTGTGCGCTCGCATTTTGCACAACTTTCAAATTACTCATCGTACAATTAAATACTGCCAAAACAATTACATTCAAGGATATCGACTCTCATCATCTCTTGCTCCAGTTCTCACTCATAAAAATGTTAATTTAAAGATTAGCGACTTGCCAAATTATCCTTTGATTTTGCAAGAGTGTGAAAGCATCAAGCAAACATTGCAGAAACAGTATCTGCGCATTTCTGCTCATCCTAGTGAGTACATCACACTAAGCTCTTTGGATGAGAATTGCATTGAGAATAGTATTCTTGACTTGAAGCAACATGCTGAAATCTTTGACCTGCTTGGCTTGCCAGAAACTTATCAAAGTCCATTAAACATTCACGTTCGACAAGATGGAGAACCATTGGGCATTGCAAGAAGAGTGATGAAAGTTTACGACTCTTTGCCCAACTCTATTCGCAATCGACTCGTCATTGAGAACAATGACAATGCTAAAGGAGTTTGGAGCATCAAGAATCTTCTTCAATACTTTCCAAACATTCCTATCACATTCGACGCATTGCATCACAAGCTGTTGAGTGATGACTGGACTCCTGATTACGCTTTCCATTCAGCAGCAGACTCTTGGAACTTCATCACTCCATTGTTTCATTACTCAGAGGGAATAGTAGAGAAGGGTAAAGAGACTCGTAAACATGCTGACATGCCAACAGGTTATCCTCCAAATTATAATCGTCCAGTATTTTGGGATGTTGAGTTGAAGCACAAATGTCATGCTATTTTTAAAATCCGCCAATTAGCAGCGAATAATTCGTAATTTCAGCTTGCATGATGATGCAACCCTGCTATATTAGTTGCAGGTTATAATTGGTGAAAACTTTAAATGTAAACTCTATTGCTATGAAACTAATTAAATTATTTATTTATTCTAATTTGGCATTGATGGGAATATGCTCTTGCTCTAAACCATCATTTAAATTCAATAGTTCTAGACCATCATTTAACTTGAATCCTGAGAGAGATGCTATTGCATATTCAGCCGATCCTATCCAAGATGAAGTTTTAGAGTCGTACATTAAATCATCAGCTAAAACTCCTGTTCAAGTTGCGCCTAAACAAAAAATTTCATCCTATTATAACGTTACTAAACCTTATCCATTAACAGCTAAATTTTTAAACAAAACTTTAAAAGGCAAACTGCTGAATAAAGGTCAAGAGATTGTTAATATTAGTAACAAGTATAAAATCTGTCCATTGTTTTTGGCAGCAGTTTGCTGTCATGAAAGTGGCAATGGAGAATCCATTTATGCTAAAAAATATAATAATGTGAGCGGCCAAATGTATCGTAATAAATTGACTGGTAAATGGGGTCCAATAAAGTTCTCATCTGTAACTGAGTGCTTAACCAGAACAGCATCCAATTTAAAAGAAAATTATATTGACGACGGAAGAATTAGTATCTCTAAAATTCAAGCCAAGTATTGCCCCGTGATCACGAATAAAAAAAGCAAAGACTATAATGATCCTAGTGGCATTAATAAACATTGGACTAGTGGAGTACAAAAATGGATGAATAGAATCGTCGCTTCCAATTAAAAATCTAAACAAATGCTCGTATTACATGTAAAATATAATAATTAAAATTATGAATCGAATGACTATGTTTCTTTATATTGTTTTTTATACTATTATAATCATGCCAATTAGCGCATTTTGTCAAATGCGAAAAAAAGCTTTTCCAAATTTTCTCAATAAATTTTGCAGTAGAATTGAATCGAAAATTGGCTTGTAGATTTCTCTTGAAACATTCTCCTCTTATGATATCATACTTTATGGGGATGTAGCTCAGTTGGTAGAGCGGTAGCTTTGCAAGCTATTTGCCTGGGGTTCGAGTCCCCACTTCTCCACTTTATTTGCCTTCGTAGCTTAATGGTGAAGCACCTCACTTGTAATGAGGATATTGCGGGTTCAAGTCCTGTCGAAGGCTCACTTTTTTATGATCACTTTTTTTTTATGTAGTTTGTGCTTTTGCTTAGGGTTTTTGCTTTGTTCATTTTTCTCAGTCAATGAATAAATTTTCTCCTAATTTTAAACTCTTTCATAGCTGGGCTTGCAAGTATGCTCGCAAGCATAAAAAGAGAATAGATATACGACCAACATTTTATGTTCGTAATAGTGGAAATTGTTTAGGCTTTTGCGATGGAAACACAATGGTGGTAGCTAGAAAAGATTCTCTTTTTGAAGATACTTTTGTTCATGAGTTTTGCCACTTGATGCAAGCAGTGAATGGTAGTTCCTTGTGGGATCATGATGATTCTTTTTATTGTGATTTAAAAGAGAGAGGGGTATCTATGAATAGCTGGAATTCTTTTTGGCAAATTTTAAAGATTGAACACGATTGTGAATTTCGTGCAGTTCAACTAGTTAAGAAATGGAATCTAGGGTGCCACAAAAAGTACTCTCAAAGAGCTAATGCTTATTTGCACCACTTGTGCTACACGTTCATTAGCAATACTGACATTTCATTCAAGCTATACTATCCAGACATCAGTGACAAAATGCCCGAAACTCTTTCCACTTTAAAATCTTTTAAAAAGATCGACATGAGCATCATGGAATTAATTTTTGAAAAATGCCATCCAATTGAGTAATATACTAATAAACAATTTTTAAACCAAACACTCCCATGTAGCTCAATGGCAGAGCGATTCCCTGTTAAGGAATAAGTTGTAGGTTCGAGTCCTACTTTGGGAGCCATTTTAACATACGTATCCATAGCTCAATTGGTAGAGCAACAGCCTCCAAAACTGTTGGTTGTAGGTTCGAGTCCTACTGGGTATCCCACTTTATAATTAATATGATTGACACTAGCGACTTCACTTCTTTACACTCTGATAAAGCTCTCATTACAAAAATGATGCATCTCTCCGTTGAAGGAGAATCAGATCAAAAAACTCTTGACTTTATCCTGAAACAGGATAAGTTCACAGCAGGACAAAGAACCTGGATGAATTCTTTACTCTTTAGAAAAGGAAGTAAATTTTGTACTTGACTTTTAAATAATTTTTGATAATAATGAGTAGTTCTTATCAAGAAACCCAAACAAACAACAATATGAAAAACACAATTAAAGCAATCGTTTTTGCCATCGTTTCCTCAGTTTCTGCTTTGCAGGCTGGAGATCAAATTCTTCTCGAAGCTCCACTTCCTGAAGCTCCTGTTGAGCAGTACAATCTCAAAGCTAATGCTTTTGCAGCTTCTCTTTTGAATGAAGATGCTGATGCTACTTACGGGGGAGGAGTTTCGCTTGAAACTGTTAGTCTTCTCAATGTGAGCGTGAGAGGCTCTCTCGTTGCCTTTGAAGATGAAACCTTCACTCTTGGTGGAAGCGTTCTCTACACAGTGCCAATTGGTGCAGGTTTCGCTGTCTACGGTCTTGGTGGCGTTGACTACGAGGTTGAGGAAGAACGCTGGAGCGCTAATGCTGGTGCTGGTGCAACCTTTGCTCTCTCCGAACAAATCAACTTGTTCGTTGAAAGCACCTACAGCTTTGCTCTTGATAGCGAAGATGAAGATAAAGCTTGGGGAGTAGCTGCTGGTGTAGGCATCAAGTTCTGACATTAAGATGGAGTGGCTGAGTGGTTTAAGGCAACGCTTTGCTAAAGCGTCGTAGTTTAAAAGCTACCGAGAGTTCAAATCTCTCCTCCATCGTTTATTTTGCGGGTATAGCTTAGTGGTAAAGTCCTAGTTTTCCAAACTAGCTATGCGGGTTCGATTCCCGCTGCCCGCTGTCTCTCTTGGATGTGTGGTCGAGCGGTTTATGTCAGCAGTCTTGAAAACTGCCGTAGCGAGAGCTACCGAGAGTTCAAATCTCTCCGCATCCGCCATTTAAAAATGCAACTCGCAAGGGTTGCATTTTTTTTTGCTGCAAAGATATTATTTTTTGCTGATTTTTTCTATTTTAAATGAGCCGCCAACAGTTTTAGTTTTGTTGTCTACTGCAAAAGAAACATCATCAATGCCCACATCATACTCTTTAACAAAATAAGTATTTTCTATTTTTCCGCGAGGATCGTAAGCAGTAATTAAAAAGCCAGACTCTGAAGACGTTGACGTTGTTGGCAATGCGGGAGTTGCGCATGAAAGAATAAAAATAAAAGGTAAAAATAAAATCGTTCTCATCGGAAATCTTTACACGTAAAAGTTTATTTTATTCTACTAAAGCGCAAGCCACGCCTCCTTGGGTTAATAATTTTTGCAAGTTGCTGATTTCAATGTAACAATTGCCAGAAGTTCCCCAACCCAATCCCCAAGAATTTCTAAGCCAGATTCGATTGCGCAATCCATCAAAGCGAAACGCTACCACAGCATGATAGCCTATTTGATTGCCTCCAAGAATGATTTTGCCATCTTTTGCGGGTTTATTCATTTTTTCAGACCAAGGCAAGCTCATTACAATCGGACTAATTGTATTTAAATAAAGTGCCACTTCTGAAGATTTTTGAGTCCAATATTCTTTTTTAATTATTTTTTTCTTAATGAGATAATTGACAGCGTGATTCAATTGACAACCTTCCACATCATCAGGAGTGTTTCCAATCTTGCGTGCAGCTTTGTATATCTCAAGAGGCTCGCAGGGATTTTGGGCTATTGGTTCAGCATTGAGCAAAGCTGTCAAAGACATGTCAACACAAATGCCTTGATCGCCCTGATCTAAAACTCTGCCCATTTTATAATTGCGGAAAATAGTTTCCTTTTTAGTGGCAGAGGTTAGAGGAAAGCCTAATTCGCCATCGGGTATTACAAATGGTAAAGCACCATAAGACATTTTTGGGGGAGTATTGTTTGACATATTAGTTGTGGGAAAAGTTTGAATGAGTTAAAGAGTTATTTTTATGCGCCATAAACAAAATAATCAGAGTTGTATACTAAATTATCATTATTGTAAACTAGAGCGTTAGCTGGCGCTCCTCCACCTCCTGCTTCATAAACTCCAGCAAGTCTAAAGCCACCATCATAAGGACTAAGTAACAAACTATAAAATCCCAAATTATAAACTCTACGATTAAATTCTCTAATCAAATGATCATGCAAGTCTTCTAGCAAAGGCGCAACAGTGTATGCATCTATAACATTTGTTTGATATCCTTCCCAAACTGCGAGAATAGAAGATTTTTCAGAGTGAATCGTAGACTGAAGAAAACGAGGATGCATGAATATTTTTACACGTTTAAAATGATGAGTGTATAATATTGTATGGCATATATTGATTTATCTATTCCCCCAATTACACCTGGAACAGGACCAACCCTCACTCAAGCTAGCGGCATGAGAGTTTCAATGGGAATTCCAACTTTTGTAGTTTTAGCTCCCACAGGATATGCAGCTTTAGTTGCGGCTGGAACTACAGATAGCAATACAATTTACATTGTACAAGAATGAGTTATAAAGCATTATACAAGGGCAACGTGCCAATTGCGGCTGTAGCTGCTGGTAGTAGATCAACTGCTGATGCTGAGCCTTTACCGTGGACAAGACCAGCTTGGCCAAGTTTAACAGGTGTAGATTCAACAAACAATGTATTTAAAGGGGTATATGGCGTTGACTCTTCAGATAGTAATCACATATCATTACTAGTTACCACAAGCTCTGGTACATACACAGTTGATTGGGGTGATGGATCGTCATTTGATACATATGCAAGTAATGTCAAAGCTAATCATACATATAGTTATTCAAACCTTACTGCAATAACTCCTGTACGAGATCTTAAACCTGTTGTTGTGACAGTTACTACATTAGGAGGAAATATCATAACATTTAGTGTTCATCAGAGAAATACACTAATACCAGCGTCAACTCCACTTAGCCAAGGAGTTCCGCTTAATTGGTTGGATATCGCTATTAATGCTTCAGCAATGACAAGTTTAGTTATTGGAAATCCTGTTGGTCCTAATCCAGATGTTGTATGTAGGAAACTTGAGCAAGTAACTATTTATAATAATAGTTTAACTAGCACAGCTTCTTTATTTAATAATTGCACTTCTTTACAAAGCGTACCTCTATTTGATACTAGTAAAGTAGTAAGTATGTATTATATGTTTCGGGAATGTACTGTTTTACAAAGTGTCCCAATATTTAATACTGATAAAGTAACTACTATGGAAGGTATGTTTGCGGGTTGCGCCTCTTTAAAAAGCGTCTATATATCAAATGCAGTACTTGTAACTAATATGAATTATATGTTTAATAATTGTTATTCTTTACAAAGAGTATCTATACTTAATACTACAAGTGCTTTAATTTTTATGATTAGCACTTTTAATGCCTGTTACTCTTTAAAAAGTGTGCCATTATTCAATACGTCAGGAGTCACTAATATGAATACGATGTTTCAAAATTGCACTTCTTTGCAAAGTGTACCTTTATTAAATACTAGTAAAGTAACTGCAATGGGTAGTATGTTTTCTACCTGCACTTCTTTAAAAGATGTTCCAGCATTTAATACGGTGGCGGTAGTTAATATGAATGGCATGTTTTACGCTTGCACTTCTTTACAAAGCGTTCCTTGGTTTGATACTAGCTTGGTAACTAATATGGGGAATATGTTTTTACAATGTTATAATTTACAAACTGTACCTTTATTTAATACTATTAATGTAACGAATATGGGCGGCATGTTTAATAATTGCTTTTCTTTGCAAAGTGTACCTTTATTTAATACTACTAAAGTAGCTGATATGTCTAGTATGTTTTCAAACTGCTATCGTTTACAAATTGTACCAGAGTTTCAGACTCCTTTATTAACTAATATGCAACAAATGTTTGAAAGTTGCCGTTCGTTAATAACTATTCCTCAATTTGATACATCTAAAGTAATTAATACATATGTTACTTTTAGTAATTGTCATTCTTTAACAGGCATTCCTTTATTAAATACATCAGGAGTAACTCGCATGGATCAGATGTTTCCTAATTGCTATTCTTTAACAAGTGTCCCCCCATTAGATACCTCTAGCGCGACAGCAATGTATAATATGTTTGGTGGGTGCATCAGTTTAAAAACTGTTCCTTTATTTAATACATCAGGAGTGAAAGATATGACCACTATGTTTCAAAATTGCTTTTCATTGCACAGTGTACCTCAGTTTGATACCTCATCTGTAAATATTATCCCAGGAAATATGTTTCAAAATTGTTATTCTTTATACTCAGGTCGCACAAGCGGAATAAGAGTTTCTATTAATTATACTAACTCTAAACTATCAGCAACAGCTCTTAATGACGTATTTTCAGGTTTAGGGACTGCTTCGGGATTTCAAACTATTACAATCACAAATAACCCTGGAGCTTTAACTTGTAATCGAAGTATAGCATCGGGTAAATCGTGGACAGTGGCGGGCTAAAATATTAAAAATAATCTTATCAATAATAAGCATGAGTTATACAACATTATACAAAGGCACTAATCCAATTCTTACTATAGATTATGGTAGCGGTATAGCTGATCCTGAAATATCTACTCCTTGGACAAGACCAGCTTGGCCAAGTTTAGGAGATTTAACGCCAACAAACAATGTATTTAAAGGAGTATTTGGCGTTGATCCGTCAGATATAAATTATTTATCACTATCAGTAACTACAAGCGCTGGTACATACACAGTTGATTGGGGAGATGGATCTACACCTGACTCTGGTATAGCAAGTGGAGGGGTGGCTAATCATCAGTATACTTATTCAAGTATTGTATCAAGTCCTGTAAAAGATCTTAAACCTGTAATTGTTACAATCACTCCAGCATCAGGAAATATTACTGGCATTAATTTACAAAGAAAACATCCATCGTATACTGCTGCCAATGCAGTTAATTGGCTGGATATTGCTATTAATGCCGCATCAATGACGAGTTTGTCAGTTGGGGGCGCATCTCCCACCTTAGTTAATGTTGAACAAGTAAAAATTTATAATCATAGTTTAATTAGCGCATCTACTCTGTTTAGATATTGCTATTCTTTACGAAGTGTTCCTCTATTTAATACTGCATCTATAAATAATATGCAATATATGTTTAATGGTTGCAGCGCTTTAACGAGTGTTCCTGAATTCAATACTACTAACGTAACTACTATGTTGAGCATGTTTGATGGTTGTACTGCTTTAAAAAATGCTTCTATATCTAGTGGAGCCGCAGCTACCACTATGGCGAATATGTTTTATAATTGCTACTCTTTACAGACTGTATTTATACCTAATACTACAAGCAGTTTACTTAATACGAGTCAAATGTTTTACGGATGCTTTTCTTTAAAAAATATACCGTTATTTAATACTATAGGAGTAACAGATATGTCTAATATGTTTCTTCAATGCGCTTCTATAGAAAGTATCCCACTATTTAATACTGGTAATGTACTCAGCATGTCTCAGATGTTTAATAGCTGTTATTCTCTAAAAAGCGTGCCTTTATTAAATACTAGTAAAGTAACAAACATGTTCTCTATGTTTTCTTTTTGTCGTTCTTTACAAACCGTGCCTTTATTCGTTACGTCAACTGTAAATAGCATGTCTCAGATGTTTAATCAATGTTATTCTTTAATAACTGTACCTCTATTTAATACAACGGCTGTAATTAATATGAGTAGCATGTTTGTGAATTGCTTGTCTTTGCAAAGCGTACCTTTATTCGTTACGTCAACTGTAACTAACATGTTCCAGATGTTTTATAATTGCTATTCTTTAAAAAGTGTACCCTTGTTCAATACATCAGCAGTGACTAATATGAGTCAAATGTTTGCGAATTGCTATTCTTTACAAAGTACACCTCAATTTGTTACATCTAATGCAACTAATATGAGCCAGATGTTCTATCAATCCCACTCTTTAAAAACTGCACCTTTATTTGATACTATTAAAGTAACAAATATGAGTAACATGTTTCAAAATTGCTATTCTTTGCAAAGTGTTCCTCAGTTTGATACTAGTAAAGTAGATAATATGGCAACAATGTTTAGCAGTTGCCTCTCTTTAAAAACTGTACCTTTATTTGATACTAGTGCATTAAAAACTGGATCAGAAATGTTTAATAATTGCATAAACTTACAAAGCATTCCTCAATTCAATACAACAGGTATAAATGTTGGCGCTGATAATATGTTTACTAACTGCATATCTTTATGTTCAGGTCGTACAAGTGGAATAAGATATAGTGTCAATTATACTAACTGCAAACTCTCAAGCTCTGCCCTTAATGACATTTTCTCAGGCTTAGGAGTTCCCGCAGCCTCCTCTCCAACAATCACCATCACTAATAACCCTGGAACTAGTGGTTGCAATAGAGCAATTGCAAGTGGTAAATTGTGGACAGTAGCAGGTTGAGTTCCTTTAATTTTCTATTCATTTTAATTGCTAATCTTTGGGGGTTTTGTGTGTAAAATGTATATATGGCAAACATCGACTTAGCAACCCCACCTTCTGGAGTTGGACCAACTCTGGTTCAAGCTAGCGGAATCAGAGCTTCTCTTAGCATTCCCACTTTTGTTATGCTAACGCCTGCAAATTACGCAGCATTAGCAGCTTCTGGAATTATTAACGACAACACAGTTTACATTGTAAAAGAATGAGCCGCGCAGCCGTATATGTAGGAACAGCTCCAGTTTTATACTTGGATTCTATCACTAGCTCTTCGTGGACTAGACCAGCATGGCCAAGTTTGGGGGATTTAACATCAACAAATAATACATTTAAAGGAGTGTATGGCGTTGATAGCTCTGACAGTAATTTTGTATCTTTATTAGTAGCGACGAGTGCTGGAACGTATACAGTTGACTGGGGTGATGGCACAATTGATACTAGCATAGCAAGTAACGTTCAAGCTAATCACACATATAATTATGCAACGATTGCGGCGTCAGTAGTTGGAGAGTTTAAGCCAGTAGTTGTCACAGTTACAGCGCAGGGGGGAAATATTATAACATTTAGTTTTCAGGTAAAACATCCACTTAATATTCCCAATAATTCATCCATGAATTGGTTGGATATAGCTATTAATGCTTCAGCAATGACGACTTTATCACTTGGTGGATGGCAATTCTCAGGTGCAGTAATCAGAATGACTAAGCTTCAAAAAGCTATAATTTATAATAGTTCTATAACTGATGCATCTTTCTTATTTGGTGAGTGCTATTCTTTACAAAGTGTATCGCTGCTTAATTCAGAATCGCTCACTAGTACGAGCAATATGTTTTATCAATGCTACTCTTTGCAAACAGTATCATTATTTAATACTTCTAATGTTACAGATATGTTAGCAATGTTTCAAAGTTGTCACGCTTTAAAAAGTGTTCCGCTATTTAATACTCTATCTGTAACTAGCATGAGTTCTATGTTTAATCAGTGTTTTTCTTTGCAGAGCATTCCTTCATTTAATACTGTGAATGTAGCGACTATGAATGGAATGTTTACTCAATGTTATTCTCTTAAAAGTGTCCCGCTATTTAATACCTCATCTGTAACTAATATGAGCTTAATGTTTACGCAATGTTATAATCTTCAGAGTGTTCCGTTATTCATTACAACTGCCGTAACAAATATGAGTCAGATGTTTTATTTTTGTTTTAGTCTTCAGAGTGTTCCACTATTTGTCACAAGCGCTTTGACAAACATGAGTTTAATGTTTTATAATTGCCACAGTCTTGAGAGCGTCCCGTTGTTTCCTATTTCGACAGTAACAAATATGGGGGCAACGTTTAATGGTTGTTATTCTTTAAAAAGCTCACCTTCTTTCAATACCGTATCAGTGACTACTATGGGGGCCATGTTTAGTAATTGTTATTCTTTGCAAAGCGTTTCTTCTCTTAATACAGCAGCAGTAACTAGTATGAGCAGCATGTTTAATAATTGTCAATCTTTACAAGCTATACCACAGTTCAATACTGCGCTTGTAACAGACACGAGTAGTATGTTTGATAATTGTCGCTCTTTATGCTCAGGTCGTACAAGTGGAATAAGAAGAGCTATTAGTTATGCCAACTGTAAACTTTCAACTGCCGCTCTTAATGACATATTCTCAGGTTTGGGAACTGCTTCTGGCGCACAAACAATTAATATCGCAAGCAATCCTGGAGCTGCTACCTGCAATAGAGCAATAGCAACGGGTAAATTTTGGACAGTTTCTGGTTAAACAATTTTATGAACACGCAAGGATTCTATAAATACACAAACAACGAGCTTTTTTACGGACCTAATTTCGTATTAAATGCTAACTACGAGCTAATTGCCGAAAATCATGAACAATACACTCTTCCAGTTGATGGATGGAGTTGGTTTGATAGTGAACTAGAAGCAAAAGCCTTTTTTAACATTCCAATTTCGGAACCATCAGAACCAAACCCTTCATTCATCTTACCAAATATAAACTAATAAAAATATGGCAATCCCAGCACAAAACCCAACCACCGTTCCCGCAGTTCCAGAAAAATCATTCTCTGATCTGTGGCTTTATAACATTAATATTCATTCTCCAGCAGTTAATTCTGGGCGAATTTATATTGAGGCGCTTCCATACAATCCAGATGTTCAAGAAATTGGACCATCGTCAGGGTTGGAAGTCATTTCTACAGATCAATTGTTTCAAGCAGCTTACGACGTTCCAGAAGTGGGCATTGCTTATCAAGCAATCATTGACGCCATCGTTCCATTGAGAGAGTGGATCGCTGCTCAAAACGCTCCTCAACCACCTCCAGTCATTGAAGTGGTTCCAGAAGTGCTTCCAGAAGAGCTTCCTGAAGAAGTTCCAGCAGAAGTTCTTCCAGAGGAAACCGTTCCAGAGGAAACTGTCTCAGAGGAAACCGTCCCAGAAGTGCCATTAGAAGTAGTTTAACATGGACATTCAATTTTTAATCAAAAGAATTCAAACCTCTTTGAACTTAGAAGTGGATGGCGTTGCTGGCCCAGCCACTTGGAAAGCTATTGTTGATGAACTAGCTCCCCTGCCCAAAGAATCTCCAAGCATCTTAGTCTCTAAAACAGGTTCTTTGGCAAAAAAACTAGTAGAATTAGCAAAGGAAGAAATTGGAGTTGAAGAAATTAATGGAACAAATTGCGGACCTAGAGTTAATGAATACAAATCATCAACAACTTTAAATTCCCGCTCTAGCTGGCCTTGGTGCGCTGCATTTATTTGTTGGTTATTCAAAGAGGGCATGAGAAACTCTAAACACTCTTTTTCTAGACCCACAACTGCTAGCGCATGGGGTTTTGAAGATTGGGCGCGAGGAGAGAATGATTCTATCAAACTGCAAAAACCACCCAACAATGACATTCAACCTGGCGACATTGTAGTCTTTACTTTTTCGCACATTGGATTAGCAATTTCAGGCATTGATTCTGCTGGTTACATTCAAACAATAGAGGGTAATACTGACGGTGCAGGCAGTCGAGAAGGAGGTTCTGTTTTGCAAAAGAAACGTCACATTTCACAAATTCGCAGCAGAATTCGCACTTTTGAATAAATTCTAGTGTAATATATAGTACTATGGACATTCTTATTCAAATCTTCAAAGCCCAGCCATGGTTTCCAGTAGTGGCAAGTATCGTTACAACTGCATCTGCAATTGCAGCAATCACTCCAACTCCTACGCCAGGATCACGCTGGTCTAAATTATATAAAATTATTGATTTCGCAGCGCTCAACATTGGTAAAGCCAAACAAACTGGCGTTTCCAATCCGCTCTTGAAAAAATAATTGACAACTGAGAAATTCTCTCTATACTTGCCAAACCAAACCATCTAGCAGCCCCGTTTGGGGCTGCTTTTCCATTTATGACCACTCAAACCAGATACGAAATCATTCACAGCGGCAATACAATCAGTAGTTTGTCCACCGCAAGTCGCACGCAAGCTTTTGAGAGTTACGCAACAATACGCGAAGCTTTTCCCAAAGACGTTGTTTTAATCCAAGAAGTGGTTAATATTAAAAACATCATTGCTCAGTCTGATGATTCTAGACAGTACAATTTTAACTTTGACGAATAAAAACACTATGGACATTTATATTCTTGGCGACAATCATGGTCAGTATACTAAATTATTAAGCATTATTAGTAAATTTAACTTGCGAGACTCTTACATTCTTCACGTTGGTGATGGTGGAGAAGGATTTCATGATCAGTATGAATCTTTTGATTTATATGATCGTTTAAATAGTGTATTCTTAAACAGGAATATTCAATACTTGAGCATTCGCGGCAATCATAGCAATCCAGATTTTTTTCATGGCAATTTTAAATTCTCTAATTTCGAGCTTTTGGAAGATTATTCGTTTCGAGAAATCGAAGGAATTAAATTCTTCTTTGTGGGTGGAGCAATATCCATTGACCGACAAGCTAGACAAGAAGGAGTATCTTGGTGGCGAGGAGAAAAATTCGTTTTAATTCCTGAAAAAGCTCAAAAGTGCGATATCCTCATCACTCATTCCGCTCCAATTTGGAACGGTCCAACCACTAAAGGTCCAATTCGTAGCTGGGAAGTTGACGATGCAACTCTTTGGGTAGAGTGCTGCGAAGAGAGAAAAGGAGTTTCTTCACTAATTGAGCTTTGCCAGCCTAAATATCATTTTTGCGGTCACTTTCACTCTGTTTGTCGTGCAGAAAATAACGGTTGCAAAAGCCGCATTTGCGCTGAACTTGAACTCTATAAACTAAACTATGAAAAATAAAGTATCACTCATTGGATATTACGGATCAGATGAAATCATTGCTTGCTCAGCGTGGACCTCAACTTCTAGAGATTTAAGCGAAGAGAAAAGAAATCGCATTCCTAGAATGATTCAGAGACTATGGCGAGAAGGTCATCACACTCCTTGGGAAAAAGGCATGGTGCATTTTTTAGTAGATACCGAAATTGCTTCGCATTGCCATCTGCTTAAACACAGAATTTCATCAATGAATGCAGAATCGGCGAGATATAAAGAATTAAAAGAGGACAAATTTTATCTTCCTGAAGATTGGGAAGGGTTGTATCCATCCCAAGATATTGGCCCTCAAGATGATACCTACGGTTTTACTAAAAATTCATGGTTAAGTCTGTTAGAAGAGTATACTAAAATGGGCAACTCTCTTTATCATCAGTGTGTTAAAGACCTCGAACCAACCTTGGGCAGAAAAAGAGCTAAAGAAAGCGCTCGCTTTTTTAAGACTTATAATTCTCAAATTCAAGCAGACATCGCTTTCAACATGAGAAGTTTTGCTAATTTTCAAAACTTGCGCAACAGTGAGCACGCTCAATTAGAAATCAGAGAATTAGCGCAAGAAATGCTCGAACTGGTTAAAAACATTGAAGGTTCTCCCTTTAAACACACTTTAGAAGCGTGGGGCGAAACTCAAGTTGAAAAGATAAATATTGTAGAATATTAATGCAATATCACGAACAAAATGCTAGTATTTAACCTCATTTTTTGTTATATACTGTAAAGGTATATATGGAAACAGAAAAGTCATTATTAAAGGAATTCGTGAACGGAGGATGGATTGTTCCTTTGATAGGGGCGGGCGCAATGTTAGCAAGATTATTGTCATCTGACTCTAATTTAACAGTACTCAATCAAATCAAACGCATCATCACTGCTGCTATAAGCAGTGGTGTTGCGTGGTTTGTTTTAGAGCAAACAGACATTTCTAGTCTTTATAAAGCTGTTACTTATGGCATTATTGGAGTGATATCTCCCGAAATCATTAATGGCATTGTTAAAATTGGAATAAAATTCGCGGCTGATCCATTAAAATTCTTAAAAAAGTAAAATGTATCAGTACAAATGCAAAATAATTGAAATCATTGATGGCGATACTGTGAAAGTGGATGTTGATGTTGGGTTTAATATTTGGATGAACAACGTGGTGATTCGACTGCTGGGCATCGACTCTCCAGAGAGTCGCACCTCTGATCCCGTTGAAAAATCTTTTGGCGTTTTAAGCAAGAAAAGACTAGCAGAACTCTTGCCAATTTCATCCATTCAAGTTGTTCAAACAACTATAAATGACAAATACGGTCGCATTTTAGGAGATTTTATAGTGAACCAAGAGTCTGTGTCAACTTGTCTCATTCGAGATGGCTATGCTGTACCATATAATGGTGAAAATAAAAATAATATTAAAGACTTGCACCAAGCTAATCGGAAAAAATTAGAGTCTGCTGGAAAAATTCCCAAAAATTAGTCGAAAAATGCTTGACGCAGTCTAAATGAGTGGTAAGATACTCTCATGACAGCTTACTCAAACATTCAAGATCGATCTGAAGAGATTGTTTACAAAAAGCAGGGGAAAAAATATGTGCCAATCAATGATCCTTGGGCATATCAAGGACTCTCTGCTGGTTGGTGGTTGGTAAAAGTGTCTGACAAAGGAGGAATTTCCATGCGTAGTACTATTTATCCTCGCCGCGCCGAAATTGCTGCTGCTGCTCGCGACAAGAGTGAATCTTTGATTCAAATTATCAGAGAAGCTAGTGAGGCTCGACCAGTAAAAGTGGAAATTTCTCCAGAAGCGTTAGCTGACTGGAATGCTTTGATCGCTAAACATGGACAAGAATTCTCTCATCTTCAATATCCCAGCTTTCATGACAACGCTGCAAAAATCATTGAATCTTTGATGTGCGATAAAGCTCCCCTTGGCGAATCTTATTTTTAGAGAAAAAAACTTTGACAATCGAAAAATCTAGAGTATTCTCCAAAATGAAAGCAATTCTCCTCGCCACCTCTGTAGTAACAGTACTTACATTAATTATCGTAAGAAACAATGCTTCTACTGTTACAGCAGATAAGCCTCCCGTAGCAGGAGGCGCTCTCACTCAACATTATTACGAGATTGAGAAAATCAAGCTTGAAATTGAAATGCTTGAATGTGATAAAATATTTACTGTTCGACCTGATTTTGTCATTGACAAAGAGCTTGAGAGTGCAAACAGTAGGCTCAAACAAATGACTGAACTGTTTCAAGAATCCACCAACAACAACCTAAAATAAACTAAATAAAATGATCGAATCCCTCACTCCCGAACAAACTGCCAAAATGTCTGAGTACACTGAGAAGTGGCTGAAGATTGGCATTAATACTGATCGTCTCGACTATGATGAGACTGTGAGCATCATTCACAAAGTGCAAACTCACTTGCTCAAGGTTGAGCCTACTCCAGTAATCATTGTGAACAATCCTGTGGAAGCATGGGTAGCTTGTCACTACTTGAAAGCTGGAGTAGAAGCAGCAGACATTCCATCAAAGCTTGAAGAATACTTTGTTCAAGGTGTTAAAATGGCAATCGAAACTTACACCACTCCCTACCTCAACGGATCGTTCGATGCGAATGTCTGGAGCTTCTACGACTTCTTCCGCGACGAAGTCGGCATCGACTTCAAAGAGGCTAATGAGTGCTACGAGATTTGGCACGCTACTCACAAACTGGGACAGATTTATCCTATGCCCACTGCTGTGGTAGTGAGTCAAAAGCCTACTGTGATTCACCTCAACGAAGACAATGTGACTCACTGTGACGGTGGTCCAGCCATTGCTTACAATGGTTACGGATTGAACAGCATCTTCATCCTCAACGGAACGAGAGTTCCTGAGTGGTTGGCAGTTACTCCAAGCAATGAACTCACTCTTGATCAGTACAATACTCTGGACAATGCAGACCACAAAATGGAGTTTGTTCGCAAATTCGGAGTTGAAAGAATGCTTTCTTTCGGCAAGAAGATTGACTCTTACGAAAACTATCCTACTGAAGAGTGGTGGACTAAGAGTGAGTATGAACTCTGGGACATGGCCGCTTTGTACCCAGGCATTGATTATGCTCCTCACCTGAAGATGCTCAATCAAACTGTTGGAGTGTGGCATGTCGAAAGTGTCTCTCCAGAGTGTAAGAACCTTCAGCAAGCAATTGCTGAGCGTCTCGGAGACATTGATCTCTCGGATCATGAAATCGTTGGTATCGCTTAATAATTAAACAATAAATAAACATATGAAAAAGAAAATCATCCTTCACGGCGAATGCATTGTGGCTCAGTGCGCAGGCTTGCCTGATGACGCTATTGCTGAGAATCACACTAGTAAAGTAGTGATTGTCGCCAACAGCGAAGTTACTGGCAACCATCACGTTATTGCTAATAAGCCTGGAGTCACCTTCTGGAACTCTAAGAAGACTGGCAAGCGCTACATGAACAGCACTGTAGCAACTGACATTAGCTGCGTCATGTCGGAGCGTCACACTACCATTGACATTGTGCCTGGCACTTATGTAATTGGCATTCAACAAGAATACGATTACATTGCTCAAGCCAAACGCAACGTGGCAGATTAATCGCTAAAACAGTGGCCCTCTGAAGACATCAAACTTCAGGGGGCCTTTTTTATTATATAAAATGAATATCGGCGATGTGAGAAAAATTTTAAATTCTGCGAAGTTTACTGTTTGGAAGAATGTAGGTTATATCATATGGAAGTATGTAGATTATGCTACATGGGATGATATTTCCATATCCATCAGTCGCACTGTGAGTAATCCTGTACAAGCTTCTGTCGTTGACTACTTCAAACAAAAATGAATACAATTAATAAATACGTAGACCGTGACGTTTGGTATTCAGTAACAGATGCTGGTAGAGATTATCCCGCTTGGAAAGCCATCACTCAGTCTGTAGCATATTCTGCGAGAAATTTTGTATGGGATTTTTACGCAGGAGAATCCGCAAGTCTTAAAGTGTTGTATAGTGCGGGAGATGCTGTTGTTGATTACTTTGAACAAAAAAATGAACGATAAATTAAATAAACTTATAGAATTTTCTATCGAAAACTATTCATGTGCTTTCGCAAGAGATTGCGTATGGAACTCTGTCGAGGATATTATAACAGAATATGTGGAAAATGAAGATGCAGTGGGAGATCCTGCGTATGGGTCCATTTGTTCTCTTTACGATATAAGAGGTATACCATGGATACCTATAAAAGCTTCTATAGAAGATTACTTTGAAACAAATAAAATAAAAACAAATAAAATAAAATATGGAATGAACCAGTCAACGGTGGATTCTATAAAGACAGTGGATTGTCTAAAGACATTGATAGATTATTCTTTCTGGGATTCTATGGATTTTTCTGTAAGGTTTGAAGTATGGAACGGTGTAGAAAATCCTGTGGTGTTTTATGTGCAGACTCGTATAAAGCGGCCTGTAAATGATTCTGTAATTGATTACTTTAAAAATGACTGACGAAATAAACAAAACTACACGAAATATTTTATGGGGTTCTTCGCAAAATCCTGTTCAAAGAATTGTTTGGCGTTCTATAAAGATTCATCTATGGAATACTGTCGGGCATTACATACAGAATCGCACGATTCATTCTGCGCGAAATACTGCGATGCAGTGTACACAAGATTACTTTAAACAAAATGATTGATAAATTAAGTGACACGACTACTTTTTCTATACAAATGTCTATGACAAAATCAGTAGATAATCCTGTATGGAAATGTGTTGTTAATAGAGTATCAACTTCTGTATGGCATCCAGTATGGGACAGCACTTGGCATTCAGAACAAATTATAAAAAATTGCATTAGTCAAGCCTCTTACGATTACTTTAAACAAAATGAATGACTCTACCCTTTATGAATATGTGACGAAGTCTGTATTTGATTCTTTAAGGAGTCCTGTATGGGATTCGATATGGAGTTCTGTAAGGGGTTCTGTATTAGGTTCTATATTAGGTTCTGTAAAGATTTCTGTAAATATTTCTGTATATATTCCTGTATAGCGATCTGTAGAGGATTACTTTAAAACAAAATGAAAGACGACTCTGCTATTGCTGGAATTGTGTGGGATTGTGTAGAGCACGCTATGTGGAATTCTGCTCAAAGAGTTGTTTACCATTCTGTATGCAACTCTGCGGGTTACTCTCTAAGGGAATCTATACTCGATTCTATAAGAATTTCCGAAAGAAAATCTTATTGGGATTCTGTATGGAGTTCTATAGAGCTTCCCATCAATCCTCATGTAAAAGATTACTTTAAACAAAATGAACGATAAAACCGATGAAGATGTAGTGATTCGCGCAGTAGATTCAGCATATTATGCTGTATGGGATAATGTAGAGAAGACTGTGGATGAACTGGTATTGGAAGTTTCATCAAGTTTTATGAGGGATTTTTTAAGGATTAATGTTTTTTATTCTATAGGGCGCTCTGTAAGAGATTCCACAAGTAATTGTGTAAGCGAGGAAATTCATAATTATTTTAAACAATGAATAAAAAATCATTAAAATCCCTAAACGTTCCCACTAATAAATCGACTAGAAAATCTGTTTGGAATTGTGTTTATTTTTCTGTTTACTTTTGTGTTCATCGTTGTACATTGCGTCCCGTAGAGGACATTGTTCACGATTCTGTTAAGTATAATGTGTGGCATTCATCAGTTCGTGGTTTAATAGATGATGGCTTGAATCGCCCCATTCAAACAATTATAGAGAGCGCATCAATTAATTATTTTAAAACAAAAAAATGAGTGATATTATTATTGCAACGCAGCACTCTACTGCTGGTATAGTTACAAGGCGCGTAGGTTATGCTGTATATAGCTCTGTAGTAGAGTGTACACATTTTACTCTAAGAGAATCTGTATGGAATTCTGTAAGGTTCCCTGTATGGACTACTATAGGAACTTATGCAAATCTTTCGATAGAATACTCTGTAGAAGATTTTTTTAAAAATGAAAAATAAAATATCATCAGGCAGCATTAAATACTCCACAAGAATTGCTGCGGGAAGTTTAATGTGGGGTTCCATAGAGGATATTGTTCATCGTTTTGTAAAGAATTCTGTTGCAGAATCTTGTAGAGTACTTATAGTGGCCTCTCCCACAGTTGTTACGCTAATGGAGATAGAGAATTTTATAGAGGATTCTCTTTTTAATTACTTTAAACAAAAATGAATAATAGAATAAGTGAACCTAAAACTATTTATGTTGCAAATTCAATATTAAATTCTGGATATAAGCTAGGGGAACTAAGACAACCTACATGGAGATACATTAGAACTTCTGTGCGGGGCAATCTAAGAGATTGGACAATAGATCGTGTAAGGAGTTTAGTAATAGATGATGTATGGTCTGATATAGATGATGCTGCGCTAGATTACTTTAAACAAAAATGAACAAATCCACTATTAACCAAGCTGTTCAAAAAAATGTGCGAGAATGCACGGGCGAGGTTGCAAGAAATTTTATAACATATTCTATATGGAATCAAGTATGGGGAGATGTTAGAGCTGTGGTGAGAGAATCCATGAGGTATGTTTCATGGAGTTCAATCGGTTTTGCAGTGGAGGATGCCGCCAGTGATTACTTTAAAAATGAATACTAATATCAAAGCCTCTGTAAGAGATTCTGTGCAGCAAGCTGTAATTAGCGACATATGGAAACCACTGAGACATTGTTTGTTTACTTCTGTGCGAAATGATGCTGTACAATCAGCGTGGCGTAGTTTTACGCAGAATTGTACAGAGCATTTTACAATTTTTATACATCGTTCTGCAAAAAATTACTTTAAACAATGAATCATTCTACTATTTATAAAGCTGTGAATGATCTCTGTAGAGTTCCTGTAGAGAGTTCTATAAGAAGTTCTATACAAAATCCTATATGGAGGGCTGTAGGAGTTTCTGTAAACAAGCCTGTATATAATTGCACAAGAAGCGTAATAATTAATTCTGTATTTAAGGCTGTAAGAGACTCTGCAAGAGATTGCTTTAAACAAAATGAATGATTCTACCATTAGCGAAACTGTAGAACGAAGTTTAAGAGTTAAAGTGTGGCACGCTGTAGAAGAGGTTGTACATGTATGTGTGTTGCTCACTGTAATTTATCCTATTGGACACGGTTCGGAAGACCCTATAGGTTCTCTTATGCAGGATTTTACAAGAGAGGCTACTAAAGATTACTTTAAAAATGAATAAAACTATAAGAGAGAATGTGAGATATTGTCCGTCAAAATTAATATCTGATTCCTTGGCATATCCTATAGTGGATACTATAGAAGAATCTGTAGGAGATGGAGTATGGAATGGTGCTGGTCAATACATCAGGAACGCTGTGTGGGACACGGTAAAACCGTCTATAGAGATTCCTATAGCAAACTGTACAATTAATTACTTCAATCAAAATTGGATAAACCAATGAATGATTTTTTTATCACTAAAAAAGTACAGGATTCTGTAGAAATTTCGATATGGAATAGTTTTAGAGCTTCTATGTGGGACTCTTTGTTTAATTCTACTAGTTATACTGTAAGATTTACTACTGGAAGAGATTTTAAAGCAAGAGCTTCTGTATGGTTTGATATAGCAAATGCTACGAGAGATTACTTCAAACAAAATGAACAATAAAGTAATGCATATTATAAAAGATGATATAGGTTATAGCATTACATATTCTGTAAGAAGATTAGTATGGAGGTCTGTATTCGATTTTGTAACAAATCCTGCAAGAGTTTCTGTACATGAGTCTATATGGATTGTTATTGGTAATTCCGTAAAGGTTTCAATAAGGGATGCTGCAAGCGGTACTGCAAGAGATTACTTTGAAAATTAATAAAGCAATGAATAACTTCTCTGTTTATAAAGCTGCGTGGATTTCTGTAGAAGATTCTGCATGGTGTTCTATATGGAGTTCTGTAAGAGGCCCTATAGTACTTTCTGCATGGAATATTACAAAGTTTTCTGTCGTAAATTGGGTAGAGATTTATGTGATAGATTCTACAATAGATTACTTTAAACAAAATGAATAATAATACAAGCATTGCCGTGTGGTATTCTATATATCATTCTGTAGGAAATTCTGTAAACGATGGGATAAAGGATTATGTAGAGGATGCTATAGCGGATGCTGTCAGCTATTCTGTAGAGCATCCTGTAGAGCATTCTGTATGGCGAACTATAGGAAGGTCTGTAGAGAGTTCTGTAAGAGACACTACAGTAGAGTACTTCAAACAAAAACGCTTAAAAAATGAATAGTATAAGATATTGGTGCTCTATAAAGAATGATCATGTAGAAGCTTCTGTGTGGAATTGTATAAAAGAGAATATACAGCTGCCTGCGAGGATTCATGCAAGGAGTGCTGTAGGAGATCCTGTTTGGACTAATATAAAAGATTCTGTATATGATTTTGTAGTAGATCACTTTAAACAAAATGAATAATAAAAACAACACTAAAAATTTTAATATCGATGATTACGTATGGAAATTTGCCTATGATGCTATAGGAGAATCTGTATATAATTCTATAGTACGTTCTGCAAGGATCATAGACAGATCTGTATGGGACTTTGGATGGGATTGTATAGAGGAAGATGTAGAGACCTCTCTAAGGCATGATGTGTGGGGTTCTGCAAGAGATTACTTTGAACAAAACTCCTTGACAACACAAGACCTTGAGCTACTATAGATACAATCCTACTCAGTAATTAAAAATGATAAAAAATTACTTCAAACGAACTCTGATAAAATAAAGTGATGAATTATTCTATCGTTTATGAAAATACATTGGAGTCTGTAATGGATTCTGTAGAAAATTCTGCAAGGGACTCTGCATGGCATTATATAGAGGGGTTTGTACGGTGTCCTGTATATAATTCTGTAGTACGTTCTGTAGAGAGCGCTGTAAACGATTTTATAAAAGCTACTGTAAGAGACTCTATAAGAGATTACTTTAAACAAAATGAATGATTCTATCGTTAGTCAAGCTGTATGGGATTCTGTAAGGAAAGCTGTATGGCATTCTGTAATGAAAGCTGCGAGGGAGACCGTAAGGATTTTTGTATATAATTCTGTAAAGAATTCTGTAAAGAATTCTGTATCGGATTCTGTAAAAGCTTCTGTAAATGATTACTTTAAACAAAAATTATGACTGAAACTGCCGAAAACATATCGATATACGACTCTAATCCATCATTCACTGTGGACATCCCGCCAATTCTAAAAATAAAAAACTATGTGACCGCACATGGTTATGGAGTAACTGCAACATTTGATTTTACGGGCATTCCAGCGGAATACCACAATGATATGCTATTGCTGATACGCATTGGCGGCTATGCCTTAGCTCGTCCAGCAATCGAAGAACCAAAACCAATTTCACCAATAAAATACTTGTTGCATAGATTGCGAACTCTGATAAAATAAAGCAATGATTAACTCCAGCATTAATAAAGCCGTATTGAGTTCTGTAAGGAATTCTTTATATTATTCTGTAAATTGGCCTGTGAGATGTTCCGTACAGGCTTCTGTATCGGATTCTATATTGGATTCTGTAAGGTATTCTGTATGGGATGTTGTAAGGAGTTCTGTAAAAGATTACTTTAAAACAAAATGATACATGATACTGCCATCGACGATTTAAGGGATTCTTTAAGAAATAGTATACATACTTGTATAAAATTTTCTGGATGGAATTCTGCATGGAGTTTTGTAGTGGATTCTGTAGATGATTCTGTAAGGAATTCTGTATATTATTCTGTAGCCGATTTTGTAGAGGATGTTACAATAGATTACTTTAAACAAAATGAATAATTTATGAGTCAAAAATTACAACACTGTCCATTCTGCGGGATAACTGATCAAGACAAAATCAATGACGAGGAAACTCCAGCCATCTCGCTTCACACTTATCCAGGAGGATACAGAGTAGAGTGTGAAGAATGCGCTTGCAATGGTCCTTGGCATCACAATCTTCAAGCTGCACTTGACTCTTGGAATTCTAGAAAAACAAATTGATAACTTACGAAATCGAAGATGACACAGATGAAGTGTATGAAACTGATAGTGATGATGAACTAGATGATCAAATAGCAGAAGATTAATATTTAGTTTTTTAAAAAATAGAAAAAATCCCTTGATTCTCGCGCAAATTGCAGTAATCTAAGTCATGATCAAAATCAAAACCATTGACACGCCCCAATTATCTTGCGAATTAGAAGAGTTTCTTGCTGCTACAGACGCAGACTTGAATCTCGCCCAGCAGGTTTCTGACTGGAATTTAAAATTAAAAGAAGGCGTTTATACAGATAGGGAATTTTTCTATTATTCCGTCATGATGGAAGTTCCTGTTCGTGGCATCTTGAGTAAGACTACTAATAAACAAGTTTGGATTCGATCTACTATCAAAATGTCCAATGGAGGACGTTGGGAGCCTGATCATTATGATGAAGTTTTGGTTGACGGCGAAGAGGTTTTTATGTGCCTGTCTGATGCAGTTAAACAATCAAAATTGGATGCTTATGAACGGGAACTAATGGAAATGAATAATTTCTGTCCGATTTGCGATGGATCTGGAGTAGAAGACTATCCAGAAGTTTGTTGTTCAGCTTGCAATGGTAAGGGGTATAACTTTTACATTAAACCACAAAAAAATAAATAACTTATGAAACAAATTGGTAACCGCAAATACTCTGACGAAGAAATGATGCAAATCAATGATTGCAAAAAAATCATTTACAAATTAAGCGAAATGCAAGACCATCTGTACAAAGAGCTAATAGAAAAACAATTAGGCTTTCAAAATACTAGCTTGGTGGTGGACAAAGATCAAGGATTCTTGTTTGACTACATTTTCAACGATTTTGAAATTACTAATAGCGAAAAAGAAGCAAAAGTGTAATTACAAATAGTTTTCGGGGCAAGAGAGTTGTTTTTAATTATATTAATAGCTTTTTGCAAGTACTCAAGAAAGATTCCTAGAGCTTAAACAGTGATTATTATACAATTATTACTAGAGAGCAATTCTCAGCCTCAAAACTACTCTTTTTTATACTAAAAATTCGCCTCTAAAACTATTGCTTCAATGCTCAATTTTATGGATGATTTTATGGCGTCTCACGTTATCTTTCTCAACCCCTTTTCTCCCCTAATTTAACCCCCCAAAATATCCCCCTCTCCCTTAGAACTACCCCCTACTACAAGAACAAAACAAAAACCTCTCTTTTATAAGAAGAAACAATCCTTTCTTATAGTATAATATAGGAGAAAGAGAGAAGAGAAAAGAGTTGAGGAGGTGAGGAAAAGGTGATATATTAAGGGGAGAAGGAGAAGTCTGCGAATTAAAACTCTTTTTAACCCATTTCTTGTTAGGATGAGCCTTTTTGAGCACTTTTTCTCGCATTTTGCAACACTTTGGGACATTTTGTCGCACTTTTATACTTTATGAACATCTTTTTTAAATTCTTAACGCTAACAATCGCCATTATTATCTCTCCCCTAGTAGCTTTGGGTATAGCAACGATAACATTTTTCATGAGCATAGTGGGTTTCGTCAATGGAACGGTAGAGGCGTTGACCAAAAAGCCAGCGGCAAAAGAGCCAGAAGAGGAGTTAGGTGTGTGGGAAAAGTATGTAAAAGAACTAGAAAAAAAGGCCAAAAACAATTAAGGTATACTTTTTACCCCCTAAAATACAACTTTTAATGGTTTAGTATTGTTTTTACCCCCCTAAAATAAGAAAAACTAATACTAATCTGACATTCGTCCCATCTCACGCCAGACTTAGCGCTTCTAACATATACTTTTCGCCTTTAAAGTACCAGTTTGGAACCATAAAGTACGTTTTGTATGCTTTTTACCCCCCTAAAATACAACTTTATAGCCAAAAGTGTTTTTTTTCTCTAGGCTAAATACAACTATACCTGAAAAAACATCACAAAACTCCTTGACGCTTGTAATATATACTATATAGTATTATAAGCTCATGAAAAAGCACAACATCTACAGCGCAATTGGCGGAAAAAACTTTACTCACCGCATTTTTGAGTTGCTTGATGAGCACTTGCTTTCAGGATGCGCCGAGACTAGAATGGAAACGTTTAAAATGATGGAGAATTTAATTTATGAATTAAAAATAACTGAGCCAGAAACGTTTGGCGCAATAGAGTGTGTCAAAAATGACACATGGTAAAGGTGGACAACTCTCCCACCCAGTGTAAAATAGTGTATGGCAAAACTTCTAAAGAAGATCCAAACATTTTTTAACACTAACCAAGTCCTCAACGCTACACAATACTTGCAGGATAGAGAACAAGAACTTTTTTAAGCACTTTGGACGTATAGCTCAGCGGTTAGAGCGTGAAACTCATAATTTCTTGGTCCAGGGTTCGAGCCCCTGTGCGTCCACCAAATTACGAAAGAGAGTGGGACAAATAAACAAAATCCCATTGACAAGAGCTGAACTCTCTTTAGTATACACTATGCATCATTAGCCCAATGGCAGAGGCAACAGACTTAAAATCTGTCTAGTGTCGGTTCGAGTCCGACATGATGTACCAAATTACGAACGACTTTTTGCCAAATAAACAGGGTCTAATTACGAACGACTTTTTGTCAAATAAAAGAAGTCTGCAAACCCACAGCTTTTCGCGCCGAAAAAGAGTTTACACTAAAAAACTCCTTGCTTTTAAAAAAAGATTTAAATGTGAAAAAAATCCTTGACTCGCGGCATGTATGCTGTACTTTCCCTTCTCGAACACTCTGTTCTTGACAAACATCAAACTACTATACTATATATACTCTATGAACACTGAATCCCCTAAACGTCGTGGTCGTCCTCCTGGTAGCAACAGCTTTGCCAAAATTAAACTGCAAGACTTAATCTCTATGGTTGGAGAGAATGCAGTGGTGAAAGTTTCTACCATGTGGTTGCGCGAAAATCACATCAGCATTGAACAAAAAGTAAACCTCGTTAAAACTGTTGTTGAGTCTGAAGAACCAGAAAGCAAGATTTCTTTTAGCGTGACAAACTTTGATGAGTATGCGCCACTAGAAAACGCTTGACAACCCTCCGCAGTGCGGCTACCTTCCTTTCCACTATACACTACACTACAATGGAAAACTTCTCTTCTCTCATTGGGCAGGATCACATTAAACGACAACTTGGTTTTTATCTGGACAGTCAAACCTCCAACACTCGCATTCCTTTCATCATGATGAATGGCGCGAAGGGTTCGGGCAAGACTGAATTCTGCCGAGGCTTTGCCAAGGCGCTGAAGAAACCAATGATGGAAATTAACTGTTCCACCATCAAAGACTCTAATCAGTTCTTCGAGCAAATCTTTGTGCCGCACATTATGAATAAAGCTGTTACAGTTTTGTTTGATGAGTGTCATGCTTTGCCCAAAAGTTTAATGATGACTTTCCTCACTGTGTTTAACACTCAAGGCCCAGCAGTGAGAGAGTTCAGCTTTAATGATGAGATTGCAGAGTTCAACTTTGACAAACAAACTTATTTGTTTGCTACTACTGATCAAGAGAAAGTGTTCGCCCCATTGAAGGATCGATTCACAATCATTGATTTTAAACCATACAGTAGTGGGGAGATGGCGCAGATCATCAAAGTGGCAACTTCCTGGGTAGAGTTTCGCGATGATGTTCTCGAAACCATTGCTGATAGCGTTCGGGGCAATGCTCGCAGTGCAGTTCTCAGAGCAAATGAAATCTTGCGGTACTGTAATAAAAACAATCAGAGTTTCTTTGACTCTAGTTCTTGGGAAGATCTTTGCAGCTTGGTGAACATTGAAAAGAATGGTTTGAGCAATTCTGAAATCGAAGTGTTAAACATCTTGAAAGAAAGAGGCGATTGCACCTTGACTATGCTTAGTGCAGTTACTGGTTTGAGTCGCAGTACTTTGCAACGCGATGTTGAAAGTTTCTTGCTGAAGAAAAACTTCATTAGAATTGATGTGACTAGAAAAATTACTAGCAAGGGCTTGAATGTGCTTGCTAGTCTGTAGGAGTAGTGGTACATAACGGGGCAGGGAGTGTAGTGGCTCTCTGCCCCAAACCAAAAAATAATATGGACCAACCTTATATTCTGCTTGTAAATCTTCTCATCTTGACTATCATTGCTATGCAGAGACCATCTGTATTTAAACGCAAATAAACCTTTGGATCTATCGTCTAATGGATAAGACAAGAGCCTTCTAAGCTTTTAATCTTGGTTCGATTCCAAGTAGATCCACCAATTTTTAGTCATTTTTATTTGACATCCTCAACTCCTCTGCTACTGTACCTACATGAACGCAGCACTTGCCAAAAATCACGCCTTGTATCTCATGAACCACTATGGTTTGTCCGATTGGACTTTCCAGTTCACTCGTAAAAAGCGCGTGTTCGGAACTTGTTATTTCAAGCTCAAAGAAATTCACCTCTCCTCTGTCTTGACCGAGTGCAACAGCGTTGCTCAAGTTCACGATACCATCCTGCATGAGATTGCTCACGCTCTTGCTTACCTCAAACATGGCGAGGTTGGTCACGGCAAAATCTGGAGAGACATCTGTGTGCAGATTGGTGCTGAGCCTAAGCAGTACATGACTAGCGAGGCAGTGCGCGTCAAGCCCAAGTATTACATGATCAACTCTGAGAGTGGAGAAAAGCTTGGCTCTTATCACCGCTTGCCCAAGTGGCACAGAGAAGTTGGCTTGCGCTTTGTTACTGGCAAGCGTAAAGAGACTCTTGGCAAACTCCAGATCATTCCTGCATAATCTCATTAAAACAAAACACCAACACCAATAAAGCTATGAACGAAGATTTTGAATTCTCTAGTCAGTTCAACAAGGGCGACATGACCAAGTGGGGCGCATCCGATTTTTATGACGATAAACGCGAGGAAATTATGCAGGCAATCGCTTCTGGACTGCCTTTTGATACTGACTGGGGAGCTTGCAAGAAAGAACTTCTCACTTCGCGCATCATTTGCACTGGACAGTCGTTTGTGTGTGCAGTTTCAGTCACTGATGACTTTGATACTCCTGGCACCACAGAGTTGTTAGCGCGTCGTGGAGAAACGGACGAGGAGACTTTGATTAACATTCAAAACACTCTGGACAATGCGGCAGACTTGGCTCGCGAAGATCAAAAAAACAACCGTGAGTATCGCGGCTTTCTCATCCGCAACGAACAAGGAGCATGGGTAGAAACTTACATTCAAGATGAGGCAGGATGGAGCGACCATCCCCCTGGAGACAACTACGATGAATGGGGTTTCCAAGGAGACTGCGACTCTATCCCAGAACATGTTAAGGAAAAAATGGAAGAGTGGGTGCGCTCCAGCCCACCGACTGGAACCTCCTTCAAACTGGAAGGATGGCAGATCTGCCCTTGGGATGATTAACAAAACAATTTCCGATTAGCTTATTTTTGGTCTAAAGCGCCACAATTACCCTTCGTGCGGACGCGCAATGTGAATAACTAGAGGGAGCAAGTAATTTTGGAGAAGGTGGTTCAAAGCCATCAATCGGACACTTACAATCGAGAAACTTGCAAATAAGACTAACACAAATAAGAGCTTGCAAACGAGAAACTTGCAAATAAGGGAACTCTTAATAAAGACTTGCAAACGAGAAAGTTGCAAATAAGCGACCCCTTAATAAGAGTGATGCTAACATAAAATCCAGCACAGTGCCAGTCGTAACTCGTTGATAATCAAGGGGTTACGCGGCTGCGCCCCCCGCTCTCGTAACTCGTTGATATTCAACGGGTTACAAGGGCGTCTCTTGTTACGCAGAGAATTCAAGGTTGAATTCAATATGGAACGTGCGACCATCTGGCAGCTCCACCTCCCTAACATTTTTCATCCAACCACATTCGATGTAATCGTAAAGGATGCCTGCTAACATCTGTTTATCAAACACTCCTTTGTCATACGTGACACTGGCGCAGGTATCGTTAGTAAGTAGCTCCACAAATTCTTCAGTTCCAAAAAAGTCGCCAAGGTCGTCGCCATTGAAGTCTTCAGAATAGAGATGCAGGGTTCCATCGTGTACAGCAAGTTTAATCATAATAAAAGACTATAGTGCAGGGCGAGCAAGATGCAAGAGTTTTTTTGAATTTAAATTCTTTTTTAAATCCTCGTAACCTGTTGATATTCAACGACTTACGCGAACGCGGGGCGCAGCCTCGTAACTCGTTGATATTCAACGAGTTACCTAATGTATTGCACATAAGCGCTCCAGTCATGGTGTAAATCATCGTGAGCGTCAACTCTTTTATTCCATTCTTCAACAGTGATTTCCCCATTGATTAAATCATCAAGATAGCATGGATCATCAAGGTCATGCTCTTGTGATTCGATTCGACGCAATTCTTTCTGAGATTGAATCGTTCGGTTACTCTCACAGTAACCGCAGTTGCCATGGTTGCGGCAACTGCGGTCAAAGGCTAAGCTGCGGCGATACTGTACGCGCTTTTCTTTGCCGTATTGGATTGCTTTGTCGAGACTCATATTTTTGGTTTGATGTGTGAGGCAATGTCTTCCATGGTTTGGGCGAGCCTTTTATAAGCGATGGAAAGAATCATTGCTTGCTCGTATGTGCATCTTGTAGAGGAAAACTCTACAGCTTGTTGATAAGAATTAAAACTATTCTCTAAATCTGCCGCGTCCATGATGATCTTGTCAAGAATGGGATCGACAGTGGTATTTAAAGCAGTGACGATGATGTTGGAACTAGTCATATTAAAGGCCGCGAGGAAAGAGTTTCATAAGAATCATCAGGATGCTGCCCACTGACAAAGTGTATACCAGCAGAAAGATGAACGGGTTGGGCATTTTGTTTTTTTTGGCTGACATATTAGTGGGTGATGATGATTTTTTTTCCGCAGATTAAAACAGAGGGGGCTTTGTACACTGGATCTCCAGACTCCTTCTCGAAAAAGTAACCGAAGAGATAGGGATTGTAGTTGACTTGTCGGAGCTTCTTGTAGTAGTCGAAACTTCCTGATTCAGTGCCACAGATGTAAGCATGAACATTTTTGCGCTTCTGTTGCAAGACGCGCTCCCGTCCAGCTTGGGACACTTGAAAGGTAGCGTTGTCCAAAGCGACAGAGTCAGCATGGCGAACCACCTTCCAAACTCCATTGATTTTTTTCTGAACAGAAATCTTTCTCTTATGTAGGTTGAAGTAACAGCGAGTGTCCATGGGAATATTATACAGTAGAACGGAGGATGTGCAACACTTTTTTTCAATTAAAATGCTTTTTTAAACATTGATAGCACGTTGATTATCAAGTGGTTACGCGGCTGCGCCGTGCAGCGCCATAAGTCGTTGAAACTCAACGAGTTACAACTCCCTCTTCGCTAACACAAAAAAGCCCACCCCGAAGGGTGGGCTGATTAGTTATTCTTGATACAGAGCGCGAATCGCTTCGGCAGCTTCCCTGTTCAGGTCGCGTTCGATTTTCCGCTTGAAGTTGATAGCAGCAGGCGATTGCAACATTTCACTGCCACCATGAGAAAGATAGCAGAAAATTGCCATACCAGTTTGAATGCGATGGTTGCGCTCATCTGTCGCGATATCCCAATGTTTTTCTGCCACGATGGAATTAGAGTCTTCCTCACAATCGTTGAGGTGAGCTTTTTTAATCAGGAATTGATAGGTGGTCATGTTGTTGTTGGTTGTGGGTTAAAGGGAGCGAATAACTGCTGTAGCTTCTCTTGCCATTTGCATCTTGACTTTCTCAAAGTGCTTATGGCTTTTGAGAGTGTTGTGGCCATAAAGAAGCTTTGCTTCGCGAAGACGCCTGTAAGATTCTTTATTCAAGGCAGCAGCGGCCCTGTATCCATCTGAAAGATGAGCTTTGCGAATCAACATTTGATAAACGGTCATATTGTTATGAGGTATGGGTTAAAGAGACTGTCTCAGATCATCACGAAAGTTTCTCGAATCTTGCCACACTTGAAAGTCAGCACGTTTTCCTTGTGTGCAGAAACCCAGCCATCACGGTTACGGTTCACAAAGCTAGTGTAACCGCCTTCTTTCAAAGCGACGGTTGCGGGAGAGCCAACGCCCTTCACTAACCGATCATATCGGTTCTTGCCATTGATGGTGCGGGAGGTGCCGTCCTTCTTAGTGAAGGTGATACTGAAGAACTTGCCTTTAGTGGCAGCAATGAGATCGTCAAGTTGGTTGTTCATAGTTCACTATAGTAGCCCATCCTTGGCAGAGTGCAACATTTCTTTTGATTTTAAAGCAATTATTTTCCTCCACATTCTCGGTTGACAAGCGTAGGAAAAGAAATTGTTATAGGCGCATGGAACCTCGTAACTCGTTGATTTTCAAGGGGTTACGCGGGCGCGGGGCGCAGCCGCGTAACTCGTTGATACTCAACGACTTATGACTCCCCCTTCGCTAACACAAAAAGGCCCACCCCGAAGGGTGGGCTAGTTTGCTAGGCTTTCTTTTTGGTTAGGGATATTAAGGTGAGGATCAGCATGATGGAAAGGGTGGTGATCATAATTTATGCTAGTGCTTTGACCACAAACCCAGAGGAATCTTTTCTGGCGCGACCCTTGGCTTTCAGTCCCACGATAACGTTTTGACCGTCCAGAAAGCGAACGTCGGTGTCATCACCGTTGACAACAGTTTTGCCAAGGTAAGTGTTAGGGAGTTCATCGAACACGACGGCGATGTTGCCGCCCATGGCCGCGATCAACTCCACAGCAGTCTGGTTGTTTTCCTTGCGGCTGAAGGTGAGGTGGTAATTGCTAGGGAGTTTGCCTTGGAGGTACTGCACCATTCTGTTAGTGTTAGGGGTGTAGTCGTAGAACTGGATGTCGGGCCACTTGGAAAAGTCTAGCAATTTGTGCCATCCCACATCGGAAAGCACATTCAGCCGAATGGCACACTTCATTCCTGCCCGCTTGGCGCTTTTCTGCGCAGCATTAATTTCCGACTCCAATTGAATCAAGAAAGTTTTTTGGTGGTCAACAAACAGCATTGTGCGTTTCATTCGCGCTGCCCTTACGTTTTCAAAGACGCCGCGACCAGCGGTTTCCAAGCAACCAAAAATGCACCCATCACTAGCAAAGGGGCAAAGGTTGATCTTGCCGTTCATTGTGTTAGGGACCAGAGAGAGTCCCCATGTCATCACCTTGAGTTTTTGCCCCTTGATGATCTTCGTATTGTTTTTAGAGAGTAGCTGCATGGCCAAACTATAGCACGGGGAAAAAGGATTGCAACATTTTAAATCATTTTAAAGCATTTTATTTTTCTTGAAAAACGCGGTTGACAAAGGCGGAACGAGTTGTTGTTATAAAGAGAGGCGCAGTCGTAAGTCGTTGATAATCAACGAGTTACGCGAACGCGGGGCGCAGCCCCGTAACTCGTTGATACTCAACGAGTTATGAAGCTCTGAGAGTAGACGCAAAAAACCCCGCAATCGGTTAGGATTGCGGGGCTTGCGCTAGCGGTTAGGCGACGAGGATTTCAGCATCGATTTCGATGATGCTTTCATGATGCGCCACGCGGTCAAACACGCTTTGCATCACCATGGTGCGGGCGGGGAGCTTGGTCAAGTCTCCGTTCTTGAGATTCTCGGTCACAGAGTTGTAAAGGCTCCACAGAGAGTTGCCAGCAAACTCAGGATGGCGGGGAGCGCGGAACTCCAGAATCGCGTTGTAAATGTCGCGGGCGGGGAAGGCTTTGCTATCCACCAGCTTCACCAGCAGGTCCGAAGCGGTGGCGTCACCGATCACGGTTTCTTGATAGGCTTTGATGCGCTTGCCCATGTCGTTCCAGTGACTCACCACGCGGGACACTGCACTAGCAAGAACGCGAGGAATGTCGTTCATGATGTTGGTGGTGTGACGGCGGGCCAGCTTGATGTCGCTAGCAAAGCACAGGTTGTCACAAACGATCATGCGGTTGCCAACGCAGATGCTGGCGGCAAACGTTTTATCGTGAGCGTTGCGGAGGCCCAGCACGATGTTGCGGTCAGCGCTATCAATTCCAGCACCGCGCAAAGCGAACCCGCCAAAGTAGCGCAAGCCGCCGCGAGCAAGAGCGTGTTCCTCTTCGAGGATTTCCAAACCAGCGTTGGAAATGGCAAGGCGAGTTGCATCAGCAAGTTCACCATGGGCAATGGGATGAAAACGATCCACCGCATCAGGAGTGGGGACGCGGGACAGAGCTTCGCGGGAAACGACGTTTTTGGCAAGGAGGAGGGACATAGTGTAGTTAGTTAGTGTGAAGAACTGCAACGTGCAGCTAAAAAGACTATAGGCGAGGAACTGGAGAACGCAACTTTTATTTTGAATTTGATGTGATTATTTTTTTTCTTGAATTCGCGGTTGACAATGGCGGGCGCAACAATTGTTATAAGATGGTGTGAATTGATAACTCGTTGATTATCAACGAGTTACGCGGGCGGGCCACGCAGCGCTGTAAGTCCTTGATAATCAACAGTTTAGCGATGAGCAGTAAAAAGCCCACTCCGAAGAGTGGGCTAGTAGCGTTAGGATCTTATTCAGCTTCGACTTGGTCGATCCATTCGTCAAGAAGCTTGAGGCTCTCCTTTTCTTTGTTGCAGTATTCCATTTCTGCCATGTAGCCGTGCGTTTCAATCGCATCTTCCCAATTTTTGTTTTGCTGCAAAGCATTGGCGGCTAAGCTACAAATGATTGCCATGATTTCGTTTGAAGGTTTGTCCATTTGATTTGTATTGTTCAAAGGTGAGATTAGTGAAGTCCAAGGGATTTTTTGCGCATCGATTCTTCGATTTGTTTTTCCATCCAAGATTTTTGAGAAAAGACTTTCGCGCCATAGACTGGTTGATCCCCAGCGCGAAACCATTCTTCGATTTCTTTAGATGCGGGGAAAAAGGTTTTGTTGAGAAGGAAGAGGAGTTTTTTCATAAGGTGTAGTGGAGATTTAAAATACATTATTTTGGGCGAGAGTCAAGAGATTATTCATCAATTGCGGTAAAAGATTGGGAGCCGATCAAGTCGATAGCATATTCTGGTTCAAGAAAGAATTCGTCTTGTAGAATTTTTTCAGGACTTTCGCCATCCCATACGCGGGCGCGAGCTTCTCTAACAAAGAATTCCGCTTCGGCTACAGACAGTCCGTCGCGATAAAAGAGGGCTTGTTCTATTTGGTTCATAGGACTTCATCTTACGCGAGAATTTTTCTCTTGTCAAGAGGAGTTGCAAGTGAAAGAGTTGCAAATAGGAGAGTTGCAAATAGGAGAGTTGCAAATAGCAAAGTGCTAAATAGAGAGTCTGGGATCGATGGATGAGAAGAGGGCGTTCATAAGTTGTTGATAATCAACGAGTTACGGCGCTGCGCGGTGCAACCTCGTAACCTGTTGATAATCAACGAGTTACGCATGTCTATTCGCGACCACAAAAAAGCCCACTCTTTCGAGTGAGCTAAGTTGTTAGCGACTCAGTTTAGGGTCTAACAAGTCAACAACTTCCGAATCGTCCAATCCGATTTCATCGACAAAATTCATCAATTCATGAAAGGCAATGTTGCGGCGAGTTTCTGCCGCTGTCAGTTCAGCGTCTAACATATCTAAGAGGCGATTTGTGGCAAGACCAGAATGGGCCTTGACTGAGTTGATTCTGGCAAGTTTGACTTGAGCGTGATTACGCTTCCACAGATTGCAGAGAAAGCGGATGATAATGGCTTGAGTAGGAGAGAGAGAAGAGAGAGACTTCATGATCCATTACTATACGTCAGAAGCGGCAGAGTGCAAGTTTTTTTTTACTCTTTTGGAATTAAAATGCTTTTTAAAGATTGATAGCACGTTGATTATCAACGACTTACGCGGCTGCGCGGTGCAACCTCGTAACTCGTTGATACTCAACGAGTTACGCAAGTCTATTCACGACCACAAAAAAGCCCACCCCAAAGGGTGGGCTATCTTGCTAGTGTTAGCTACCAGCAGAGTGCTGATTCGCCATGTTCATCCAGTACCCCAAGGATGTCATTAGTCCAAGCAACCGAATCGTAGAGTGATAGCCTGCCAGAACAATGGACAACTTCGAGTTCAACATCACCATTGCTATATTGCCGATAAGAGGACACTTCAGTTTTATCGCTGCTACAGTAGAAGTGCTGCGCAAAGCGAACGAGTTGACGATAGACGGGAGGGGAAGAATGGGAGGACTTCATGATCCACCACTATACAGCAGAAGCGGCAGAGTGCAAGTTTTTTTTCACTCTTTTAGAATTAAAATGCTTTTTAAAGATTGATAGCACGTTGATTATCAACGACTTACGCGGCTGCGCGGTGCAACTTCGTAACTCGTTGATAATCAACGACTTATGACTCCCGCTTTGCTAACACAAAAAAGCCCACCCCGAAGGGTGGGCTAGTCTTGCTAGTGTTAGTGGCCGACCATAGTGTTCACTTTGCCGCAGATGAACCGAACGTTTGAGGCTCTTTTAAGCTGCGTGAAAGCTTTGCGGTTCCTATCAACAAATTTGTAGCGCACAGGCTCGTTGAGGCGCAGCAGAGAGTAGTAGAAATTTTTGCCATTGATAACTTGTTTTTTGCCGTTGGGCAAGGTGAAGCTCAGAGAGAAGAATTTGCCTTTGCTAGCAACAATCAGCTTTTCAAGGTGGGCATACATTTTTGCTTGCTTAGCCTTGCGGCGAAGGCGAGCGTTTAGAATCATGATGGACAGGGCAATGCCAGTCACTGCCCAGAGAACTAACAAAGCGTAAAAGATGCTAGTAGCGGGAAAGTCCAGGGTGTAGACGCAAGCGGCAACGGCGAGGAAGGAGCAAAGAGGAAGGATCAGTTTCATGATGTTTTTAGTGTAGCAGGTGATGGGAGAGATGCAAGTGTTTTTTAAGACTTTAAATTCAAGCAAAGGTGTAGAAGTTTGGAAGATTTTTGCGCTTGACAGTTTCCTTGTGAACGGCGGAATTGATAGCGGCATCGTTGCGCTTGACCTTGACCTTGACAACAAGAGAGTCGAAGTGAATCTGGAGAGTAACGTGGGAGGAAGCTTGCTTCATTGTTCCTTAGTATACCTCATGATGAGATGAACGCAAGATGTTTTTTGAGTTTTTAGGTATTTTCTTTTTCTGAAATTCTCGCTTGACAATCGCGAGACAGAGAGTTGTTATAGAGAGGGGTGAATTGATAGCACGTTGAAAATCAACGAGTTACGCAAACGCGGGGCGCAGCCTCGTAAGTCGTTGACAGTCAACGACTTATGACTCCCCTTTCTCTAACACAAAAAAGCCCACCCCGAAGGGTGGGCTAATTGCTAGGCTTCTTGGGGTAGAAATGATCTAGCTTCTTTCCATACTTCAAAATTCCCCTTATAGTAGGCATGATAAGCGCCCATGTAAGTTCCTGAATCCTCCCATGTGGGGTCATTCATAAGATCATCGAAAGCTACAAGTTTTTTTAGCACTTCGATTATACGGCGATAGTCCTCGGCGTCACTAGCTTTAAGTGGTTTGTTCATGATTCCCTAGTATACATGAGGAAGGAGAGAGCGCAAGTTTTTTTTTCTTCTTTTGAGAACTTTTTCAAGGCACAAAAAAGCCCACCCCGAAGGGTGGGCTGTCTTGCTAGTGTTATGCGCCGTAATTGTTTGCCCAGTTTTTTGCTCTCCAAACATCTTCATCAGCATCAACCGCTTCAACATAAGCGTCCTCGCGCTTTTTACAAGTTGCCTCGTATTTTTCCCAGCACAGGGTTTCACCGTAAGTGAAATCAGGTGCGTTAGTGGCGGCAACGTAAGCTTCGCGGCAAGCTGCATGAAATTCATTCCACGTTTGCCAAGCTTCATCGCGCTTGACGATTGCTTGATGATATTTGTCAGTGTTTGTCATTTTGATTTGATTCTATATTGTGTTAGCCATCTTGCATCAGCACATTGATTAATTCAGCCATGTGCCGATTCACAGCATGAGTCGCCTGATTCTCTAGCAATTCAGCCAGCATTGTATTATCTTCACATGGCGATAAACCTGTTGTGAGAGTGCTCAGCACAGAAAGGTTATGTATCAAACTGTGCGATTCGCTCACGGTCAATCCCATGTATAGCTTAGTTGCCATCTTGCGGAACATGAGAGCCATCAGGTCAGTGTCGAGGGTTTCAATCATAATGTGTTATAGGGTGTGGTGTGCCCACCCCGAAGGGTGGGCTAAGTTGTTAGGCTTCTTGATCCTCCACTTGAGCGTGGAACTCAGCAAGGAAGGCATCGTATTCTGCCACCTCGCCAGCGTCAGAGGGCCAGTGCGGGGAGAAGTTAGTGAACAGGTCGTGGAATGTAGTGGTGTCGTTCATGATCCCCTACTATACCTGATCAGGGGAAAGGTGCAAGACATTTTTATTGATTTAAAAGATTTTTTTTCCTGAAACTTTGCGCTTGACAATGGCACAAGTCATATATGTTATAGGCGAGTGGGAATTGATAACTCGTTGATAATCAACGAGTTACGCGGGCGCGGGGTGCAACTTCGTAACTCGTTGACAGTCAACGACTTATAACTCTCCTTTTGCTAACATAAAAAAGCCCACCCCGAAGGGTGGGTCATCTTGCTAGTGTTAGAGGTTGGCAGTCATGAGGTACATATCGAACCGTGTTCCCTTCTCCACTTGGAACCAGATGGCTTTCTGATGGAAGGGAGTGATCACTAGGCGGTATGCTAGTGGCAGCTTGCCCTGCTTAAGGGTTTCTTCATGAAGGGCTTTGTAGGTGTGCTTGGCTCCGATCTTGATCATAACCTTGATGAGTTGATCGTCGAACTGCATTTGCAGTTCGAGGGTGGTGGCTTTACGAGCGAGCTTGAAGGCGGGATGAGTAGTGGTGAACATGATTCCTTAGTATACGCGAGGAAGGAAAGAACGCAAGTTTTATTTTGATCTTTTAGGCTTTTTCTTTCCTGAAACTTTGCGCTTGACAATGGCGCGAACGCTATATGTTATAGGCAAGAGCGTCATCGTAACTCGTTGAAAGTCAACGACTTACGCGAGCGGGGGGCAAAAATTGTTAGGGCGTTGATAATCAACGACTTATGACTCCCGCCTCTCTAACACAAAAAAGCCCACCCTTTCGGGTGGGTTGTCTTGCTAGTGTTAGAGGCTTGTGGTCCAGAAGATTTTGGCACCGTCTACAGCAAAGACATCTTGCCTTGCTCCCTTGTAGCGGGCCACGGGGCGTCCACCGTGTTTGAACCATAGCGCCATCACTTGCGCGTGGAACTCATCACTCCAACCGTTGGAGAAGCCGAGATTTTCGTAGCCTGCGTCTGTCATTTCTTGTTCGTTCATGATTCCCTACTATAGGCGAGGAATGGGAGAACGCAACTTTTATTTTGAGCTTTTAGGAGTTTTTTTTGGGGCTGAAAAAAGTTTCTAAAAGAAGAAAAAAGAGTTTGCGCTTTCCTCGCCATGGGGTATAGTAATCACATGAACGAAATCACCGAAGCACAGAAACTGGCAATCGCAAAAATCATCGCATGGGAAAAACAGTTGGACGGTTACGATGACATGGCCGATGCGTTAGAACATGAACGGGATGCGCAAGAAGCTGCATGGGACGATGCAAAATACCACGGCGCACACTAACCAAACAGCCCACCCGAAAGGGTGGGCATCTCAACCTCAACAGAAAAAAAACACTATGAACAACACTCAAATCAAAACCCTATCACTATCACCAATCACCGATGCAGAGACAGCAAACGATGAAATCATCTGCGAACGGAATTACTTGCCAGAGGGATGGGTTCCCTCTAGCGTTGCCAAAAAAATGGAAATCCAATTGCGCGTATTGCTAGACTTGATCGAAGTGCATGAAGTGACTTGCTTCTCATGCGACAGAGATGGCGAACTCTATTGCGATTGCCTTCAACGTCAGGTAAAGGTCGCAAAGGATACGCTAGCAGAACTTGAGCTTGGCTAACACTAGCAAGCTAGCCCACCCGAAAGGGTGGGCATTTTTGTTATACCCCCCCCCATTTCTCAAAAAGATGTTAGAGGTCAACTCTAACATAACGCGGGGGGGACATTCTCCTCAATTGCCGACCACACCAATCTCCCATCCCTCAACCCCCCCCCAAATCACAAAAACCAAACCAAAAATTACTGGAACAACTCGATTGAAAAACAGAAAAAAAACCAAACCCCAATCCCCAAATTCCCATAGAGTGTAAAGAAAAGCATGGCCACTCTTTACAGCAATTTACCCGTTAGCATTTTCGTTACTGGAGTGGAGCACTTTTGTGCATCCACCAGCGCTAGCGTTTCTCTCTCCCCAAAACTAGAAGAAAACAAAAATCTCTCTCTCGCCCCGAATCAACATTTTAAAATTGGCGGCAATTTAGATGTAAAAGTGAGTCTCAACTTTTTTGCCGCAACTTCTCTTTTCTCAGGAGTTAATTACACTGCCACGCAGCAAATCTTATCAATTTTAACAGGAGATGTGCGCAGTGATATTAAAATTGGATCAACAGTCGTTCCCAACTGCTATTTGGAAAATCTCTCCATGGAAATTGCGCCTTTCATGCCAACAATGATGAGCGCAGATTTCATTTGTTTAAGCACAAATTTTGACAGCGACAGTCTTGGAGCTATTAAATCAGCAGATCCAACAACTCTTCCTCCTGGCGACGCTATTTACTATCAAAATCTTTTGTCCATGTATGGCGAAGATGTTTTAGTTTATTTAAATGGCAGTTCAGCCTTGCCCGAAAATGGCATGTACTATGGTCACAATGTTGTCATCACTGGAGGAAATCTTTTAACCAATACTAGAGAAACTTTGTCGTACAAAGTATCCTGCAATCGTTCTCCAGTTTACACTATAGGAAGCATTGATGCCACCAACTGTTTTTTAGATGCAGTGAGCAAAGAAATTTCCATCAAGTCCGACAATGTTAATCAATTCATTAATTATAGTGGTTCAGCAGACAATCCAAACAAAGAATCATTAATAACAGTGAGCTTGAGAACCCCAAATCAAATTCCATTAGAGCCGCCACTATTTTTCTCGCATAATGCTAGAATCATTTCACAAAACTTATCAATAAATGCTGGAGATGTGCTTGGGGGTCAAGTTACTTTGCGCGAAATAATTTTGTAAGTGTAATTCATTTTAGATGTCAAAGAAAAAAATTGAAAAACCCGTCGCTCAATTACAAATCCACTCACAAATTGAGCATTCTATTCGATTCAAACCAAGAAAATTCAAATTCACAGACAAGCAGCGAAAATTCTTAGAACTTGCCCTTGAACCGCAAAACTCCATCATTTTTGTAGCTGGACCAGCAGGTTCCGCCAAAAGTTATTCTAGCATCTACGTTGCTTTGCAGCTTTTAATGGCAGACAGAGACAAACAACTACTCTACGTGCGCAGCATCATTGAAAGCGCTGACAAAGGACTTGGCAGTTTGCCAGGAGACATGGCTGAAAAGTTTGATCCATTTCTCATGCCACTATACGACAAGCTAGAAGAGATGGTTGAAACTCCAGACATCATTTGGTTAAAAGGTCAAGAAAAAATCGCAGCTATTCCAGTCAACTTTTTGCGAGGAGCAAACTGGAGCAACAAAGTTATTGTTGTGGATGAAGCTCAAAACTTCACCTTCAAAGAACTCACCACTGTAATCACTCGAATTGCCGAAGGTTCTAAACTCATGATTTGCGGCGATTATATGCAGAGCGACATTGGCTCTCGCTCTGGCTTTCGCGAAATGTTTGAAATGTTCAATGATGAAGTTAGCCGCGAGCGAGGAGTTCAGTGTTTTGGCTTTGACAACTCTGACATTGTGAGAAGCGAAATTCTCAAGTTTTTAGTTTCTAAGTTAGAAACTCGCCAAACAAAAGTGTAAAAGAAAGTGGGGGCCGCTGCAACACTGAGCCGTGTAGGCTGAAGTAACGAAAAAGGCAGCGAGCCCCCATTTAAAAAAATTAGAATTATAATTTTATACACTTATAATAAGTGTATATGAATAATATTTTTTGTTTTGAGTGTGGAAACAAACACTCTTACACTTACTCGAAACCAAAATTCTGCTCAGGGTGCGGATCAGCATTTGGCGCTGTTAAAAATCCCCCCAAAAAAACTCCTCCTAGCAAAGAGGCTTTTGATGACGATGATGTTATCGATGAGGATGATGACGACTATGATTCCTCTGATTTTTCAGATTCAATGCGCGTTCCCAAGCTTCGCAGTCTCGCAGTAGATGTAGAGTCTGACTACGAGGGAATTTCTAGCTTTAAACTAGGATCTTTATTTGGGTCAAATTCTAACGAGTCTCCTAGACGCAAAAAGTCCACCCAAAACTTTGAAGATTTTATTGAAAAAAAGCGTGTCCAATAACAACTCCTACACTGAACACTATGCAACAATTGATGCGGTAGTCAGCAAGTTCCAAAAAAAATGGCAGCTAAAAGCTATTGCTTGGTTTGATTTTGAGGATGTATCTCAAATGGTCAAATTGCACATTTATAAAAAGTGGCACATGTGGGATGAAACAAAACCCCTTGAACCATGGATTGCGCGAATCACTAGCAATCAAATCAAAAATATTATCCGAAACAACTACACAAACTATGTGCGTCCCTGCATGAACTGCGAATTCAACATGGGCGGCACACTGTGTGCTAAAAATTCATCTGGCAATCAAGAAGAATCTTGCAGTGACTATGCTAAATGGTCAAAATTAAAAAAAATTGGCTACGGAATAAAAATGCCTCTCTCTATTGAGAATCATCTCGTAGAAGTTGACCAAAAGCAAGACTCTTACATTCATTTTGATTCATCACTAGAAGAGTTGAACAAGATGATGAAAAACGCTTTGTCAGCAGAGCATTACACAGTGTATGTGATGCTTTTTTTAGAAAAAAAATCAGAAGAAGATGTGGCAAATTTCATGGGTTATAAAACTAACGAAAAAAACCGCAAAGCTGGCTACAAGCAAATCAAAAATTTAAAGAACATGCTCAAAAACAAGGCGAAAGAAATCATTTATCAAAACGACATCATCAAATGACTCTACTACCCGAACAAGAAGCTAGAATTTTAGAAATTCTCAAATCAACCACTGATTTGAATGAGATTGTGCGTTTCGCATTCGACAGTCCCAGTCTTGATGGCAGAAGCAAAGAGGGCAGACTAGTTAGATCTTATCTCATCAACAGCAAAGTCAAATTTAAAACAACAAAGCGAGACAAAGCTGATCCTTTAGATTTTTCTCCAGAGCAAAGAAAGTTTATCTTAGCAAATGCTAACGCTGGCTTATCTTCCTTAGCAATTGCTCGCTTAATCTTTCCACTGCGAGATGTGGGAGCACTGTCTATTGAGCAGAGAGGAGTGCTAGATGTGATTAGAGAAGAGAATCCAGACTTCACTCCCAGCTCTGACGTTGACACTCCCCTAAGCAACTACATTGCGCCAAAATCACCAGGAAGAATTGTTAAAAAAATCAACGATGCTACTGGCAGCGCACTAGAAGATGAAAAACTCAACCGACAGCACAAAATCTGCATAGATCGCTTGGGAATCAACTTGAACAATTCGCGTTTTTTAACAATTGTTAATAACTACACTTCCAAAGAAGACAGAGTGTTGTTTGAAGAAGAATTTGTTCGCTTAACATGGGACAAGCCAGATTTAACATCTGATGAACTAAACTTGTACATGAACGTGTGCAAAGAAATCATTAGCTTAGAAATTGTTAGCAAGCATTTGAACAAACTAAACGACGCTTTTGATCTTGCCAGCGATAATGACGAAATCACTGTTCGACTAGCAGAAATCATCAAAGCTAAAAGCTCAGAATATCATCAATGCGAAAGTCGCATTGAAAACTTAACAAAAAAACTGCAAGGAGATCGATCTGAGCGAATGAAGAGTCGCCACAAAGAGAATTCTTCTATATTATCACTGGTTCAATTTTTTCAAGATGAGGAAGAGAGAGTCAACATGGTTCGCATTGCTGAAATGCAGCGGCAACTAGTAAAAGATGAGGCTGAAAAGATTGAAGGAATGGCTGACTGGAAAGCTAGAGTTTTAGGAATTTCAATTGAAGATGTGCTTTAAATGTCAAGAATGCAATTCAGAGTTTGATGCTTTAAAAAGCTTGCACGCTCACGTTAAAAAGCACAACATGCTTTTGGGAGATTATTATGTCAAGCACTATAGGCGCAAAAATAAATTAACTGGCGAACTTATTCCTTTTAAAAATTATAGTGAATATTTTGAAAAAGATTTTTCCAATTATGAGCAATTATTAAAGTGGTGCGAAATTTCCCCTCCAGAAATCGTATCAGAATATATATTGTCTCTTTTAAAGAATAGAATAGATAAAAAAGAATTAAAATATGGACCAAGTACTATTGAATTATATTCTGCCAATCTCCCACCTGTTAGTTTATATAAAAAACATTTTGGAAGCTATTCTGCTGCATGTGAAAAATGCGGCGTTAAGCCTATGTTCGCGAGTTCAATTACACGCAGTTTTCATAATGATTTCTCAAGCGTCAAAATTTTTATAGACACTAGAGAACAGAAACCGCTAGAGTTTAAAAATTCTGAAAAGTTAAAATTAGACACTGGAGACTATGCTGTTTCTGGAGATTATTATAAATATTGCTATGTAGACCGAAAATCTATTGAAGACTTGGCAGGAACCTTATCTTCTGGAAATGCTCGCTTTAGAAAAGAACTTGAGCGCTGTAGAAGCGCAGGATGTTTCTTGTTCATCGTGATTGAAGAAGATTTGTACAAATTAGAAAGCTTAACCATCTTTAAACGCAGACAAATAAATTTAAAATTTATTTTACACGCTCTTAGAGATGTTCAGCAAGAGTATGGCGACTGCTGTCAGTTCGTTTTTAGCGGCAGTAGAAAACGCAGCGAATTTTTAATTCCTAAACTGTTAGTTTTAGGAGATGTGATGAAAAATGTTGATGTTCAATATTATTTGAACGTTGGACTATTAGATTATTAAAATATTATGAGTTGGGAAGCTGGACATCAAAAACTACACAATAAATTCAGAGGAATTAATGAAGAAATTCTAAATACCAAAGGATTTATTGACGAGAGAAAATCTAAAATTTTATTATATAAATTTTTAAAAGAAAATCCCTCGTTCACTTCCGAATTCATGACAGGAGTCTCTTTGTTTCCTTTTCAACACATGGCTATTAAAGCGATGATGGACTCTGATTACTTTTTGGGCATTTGGTGTCTAGATGAAAACGAATACGTTTTAACAGAAAGTGGTTTCAAGAAAATTAAAGATGTGAATGTTGGAGAACGAGTAAGATCTAGAAATAAATTAAATCTAGTTACTGATAAAAAATTCAATGCTCCAAATGAAAAAGGATTATATATTAAAACATTTTCTGGCGATTCTTTTAAGGCAAAGCTTGGTCATAAAACTTTAATTTATAATAGTTTAACTTTAGATTTAGAATTTAAAGAGATTGAAACTTTAAGTACTGAAGATTTCTTACCAATTAAACTTGGCATGAACTGTTGGGGAGACGCTCAATTAGTGGAGAACTCTCCAAAGATGAACATTGAAGATTGTGATTATTGGTATTTTTTATTAGGATACATGATTGGAGATGGATATTTTGATGACTATACTATGCATTGGTGCTCCGAAGATTCTAAAGTTATTGACATGACAATAGCTAAAGCTAAAGAGTATTTTCCTAAAAATAAAATTATTTGCCGCTCAAGAGCTGATAATGGATTTTTAGAAATGGGAATTTCTAGTAAAGACTTAATTGATTGGTTAAAATCTATTGGATTCGACAGATCCTTAAAAGCAAAAAATAAAATTATACCAGATTCTATCTTGCAAATTAATGAGCAAAAAATGGCAGCTTTAATTAGCGGAATTTTTAGTGCAGATGGATATTGCAGCATTTTAAAAGACAAGAGATACTCTAATTCAAAAACAGTTAAATTAGGATTAAAGAATACATCTATTGAATTGTTGAGGCAGGTGAAAATGCTCCTTAATAATTTTGGAGTAGAATCTTCTATTAGATATAGCGGATCTCATAAAGATGTTCCATACTATGATTTAAAAATACCTAAAAGTGGACATCAAAAATTTAGCGATAGAATTGGATTCATTTCAGATCATAAACAAGATAATTTATTAGAAGTTTTAAATCTTCCAAGTAGAAAATATCAAATAAATTTAGTACCAAATTTAGGAACTTATCTAAAGAAAAAATATAAAACGTGGCAAAAATTATTTGGAGAGAGAGGAAACTTTGGAAAAGACATGTGTTTAGACTCTGCCTTATCAGCAAAATTTTTAGATGAAAAAGATAGACAGGCTCTTTTAGTTTTAAAAAATGAAAATATTTATTTTTCAAAAATTGAAACTATAACTTCCATCGAAACTTCCACAGTAGACATTACAGTTGATTCCGAAGAGAATTACGTGGGCAACGGCATTGTGCATCATAATTCACGCGGCATGAGTAAAAGCTTCTCTACAGCAGTGTTTGCCATCTTAGATGCGACGTTAAATCAAGGAGTTCACATTGGAATTATTAGTAAATCATTTCGTCAGTCGAAAATGATTTTTAGAAAAATTGAAGAAATCTCTCGAAGTCCAAAAGCTGGATTTTTAGCTCAATGCATCACTAGAATTTCCAAAACAAATGATGAATGGATTATTGAAATTGGAAGAAGCAGAATCACTGCTTTGCCACTGGGAGATGGTGAAAAATTAAGAGGTTTTCGCTTTCAAAGAATGATTATTGATGAGCTTCTTTTGATGCCCGAAAAGATTTTGAATGAAGTTATTCTTCCATTCTTATCTGTGGTGGAAAATCCCACAGAAAGACAGCAGCTTCACGATTTAGAGAGCAAATTAATAGCCAAGGGAGAAATGATAGAAGAAGATCGCTATCGCTGGCCAAGCAATAAGATTATTGGTTTGTCATCAGCAAGCTACAAGTTTGAATACTTATATAAGTTGTATCAAGAGTACGAAAGACTCATTATGCATCCAGATCGACAAGATGGCGCTCACAGAGTGATCATGCATTTTAGTTACGACTGCGCTCCTCAACAATTGTATGATCAAAACTTGCTCAGCCAAGCAAAAGCCACAATGAGTCAGTCTCAATTTGAGCGAGAATTTGGCAGTGTGTTTACAGACGACAGTTCGGGGTATTTTAAAGTTAGTAAAATGGCTTTATGCACAGTAGTTGATGGAGAGGGGCAAAGTGTAGAAATTATGGGAGAATCCAAAGCTGAATACATTGCTAGTTTTGACCCTTCATGGTCAGAGAGTGATGGATCAGATGATTTTGCCATTCAATTAATCAAATTAAATCCATCTAAAAAAGGAGGAACCGTGGTTCACTCTTATGCTATGGCAGGAACCAACTTGAAAAAGCACATCGAGTATTTTCACTATTTATTAAGTAATTTTAATATTATAGCTGTTGTGGGAGACTACAATGGAGGCGTTCAATTTTTGAGCGCATGTAATGAGAGCGAAGTTTTTAAAAGAGACGGTTTAAAACTAGACACTTTTGATTTTGATTTTGACAATATAGCAGATTACGACAAATCTTTGCGCGAGGCTAGAAGTCAATACAATTTAACAACCAAAAGGATAGTTCACTTGAGAAAGCCTAGTTCTTTTTGGATTAGATATGCTAATGAATTGCTTCAGGGTTCTTTTGATCATAGAAGAATTTGGTTCGCGGGCATGGCAATTGATGATGACTATTCTAGGCAAAAAACTGCTAAGATTAGCATTGATGATATCAAGTATAGCAAAATTGAAGAGGACTTATCGTCTGGGGCTAAGTTGATTGATTTTATTGAGCATCAGAAAGACATGATTGAACTAATCAAAGTTCAATGCGCTCTTGTGCAAGTAACAACCTCTACTCAAGGAACTCAAAGTTTTGATTTACCCTCAAATCTAAAAAAACAAAAAGGCGCAAACAGAGCGCGAAAGGATTCTTACTCTGCTTTAGTGTTGGGTAACTGGATGATGCACATGTATTATGACATGATGGCAGTAGAAGCTGCTGCTGCTCCAATTGGATTCACACCAATGTTTATTTGTTGACTTTAAACTTTTAAAGTTGACTTTTACTATTTTAGTGTAAATCCAAATGAAAATATGGAAAAAAGAGCATATACTAAAAAGTCTGATTACTGGTCTAATTTTACTAAACCATCTGTAGAGGCAATTCCACCACAAATGGGCAATTTTTCTCCAGAATTATCTGGTGATCCTTTTTATGTTTCACAGTCTTCTTTTAAATCTTCATCCAACGCAGCTTACTCTCGCAAAGCAGCATCTGTAACTAGCAGCAGAAAGAACGCTTCAGCCTTTGCTCCAACACTAGATCGTTACGGCAGCATTCGCAACGGATTGCTGCCTTATGATTATGCTATCGATGGAGTTAATGTTAGAGAAGCAATCGAATTGTGTCAAAAAGCTTACGCTAACGTTTCTGTTTTTCGCAATGCTATTGACGTTATGTCTGAGTTTGCCAATACTGAAATTTACTTAGAGGGTGGAAATAAAAAGAGTCGTGATTTTTTCACTGAGTGGTTTAAACGCATTAAAATTTGGAACTTGAAAGATCAGTACTTTAGAGAGTATTACAGAGGAGGAAATATTTTCTTGTACAGAGTTGATGGCAAATTTAAAGCTGATGATTTTGCTCTTTTAGTAAAGCAACTTGGCGAAGTGTCCAAAATTAACAATTCTATTCCTGTTAAATATATTTTACTCAATCCTTTTGACGTTGTTGCCAAGAGAAGCTCTAGTTTTGCAGTTGGACTCTACGAAAAAATTCTTTCAGAGTACGAACTCTCTCGCCTTCAAACTCCTGTTACTGAAGAGGACAGAGATATTTTAAATGGTCTACCACCAAAGGTGAGAGAGCAGATTAAAATAGGAACTTACTTTACGGATGGCTTGAAAATTGAACTTGATCCATCTAAATTAAGTTATTCATTCTATAAAAAGCAAGACTACGAACCGTTTGCAGTTCCATTTGGATTTTCAGTGTTAGAAGACATCAACGCTAAATTAGAGTTGAAGAAAATGGATCAAGCAATTACTCGCACTGTCGAGAATGTTATTCTGCTCATTACAATGGGTACAGATCCAGACAAGGGCGGCATTAATGCTAATAATTTGCAAGCTATGCAAGGCTTGTTTAGAAATGAGAGTGTTGGCAGAGTTTTAGTTTCAGACTATACTACAAAAGCGGATTTTATTCTTCCAGATCTAAACAAAGTTCTTGGTTCTGAAAAATACAAAGTGTTAAATGAAGACATTAAGCAAGGGTTGCAAAACATCATTGTTGGCGAGGAAAAATATAGTGCCACAGAAGTTAAAGCTCAGATTTTTGTTGATCGTTTAAAAGAATCTCGCAACGCTTTCTTGAACGACTTTTTGCAAGTTGAGATTAAACGCATAGCTAAAAATCTTGGCTTTAGATCTTATCCCACAGCACACTTCAGAGACATTGACATTAGAGATCAAACTCAACTCATGAGAGTTTCTAGTCGTTTAATGGAGCTTGGCATTCTCACTCCTCAACAAGGCATGGAAATGTTCCAAACTGGCAAATTTCCAAAACCAGAAGACATTGCTCCAGCTCAGTCTGCTTATATCAACGAGAGAAAAGATGGATACTACAATCCTATCGTTGGTGGTATTCCTTTCATCGCTCCTCCAACTCCAGAAGGCGGCAAAATCAATGCTACTAACAAAGTGCCTGGACGACCACAGGGAACAACTGGCATTCCCATTGTTAAAGCTGAATACTCTGTTAAAAACATTCACTCTACCATTAAAAAAATGGAGCAAATGAGAGCTTTGGCAGATGCCTCTCTCAAAAAGAAATTTAAAATTAAAACTCTTTCAGAACAGCAGTCTAACATCCTAGATCAACTGTGCGAGAAAGTTATTGTTTCTAAAGATGCAGAAAATTGGGCATCTTGTGCTAGTTCTTGTGTAAACGACTTTGAACAAATTTCTCTTTTGCAACCAAAAGAGGAAATCTTATCCATTTTGGCGGAGCATCAACTAGAAGACGACTTATCCGCAGCAATCCTTTACCACTCAAACCAAATCAATGAAAATTAACTTAGGCGACATCAAAGTTCCATTAGAAAAAACTGTTGAATTTAAAAATGGAGAATATGAAATTTCTCTTTCTAAAATGAAACCAAAGCAAGAGTATCTTTACAAGAGCTTTATGAGTCTTTGCGCTGCAAATGAAGAAGATCTTGTGAACACTGCTGGAATGAGCAAAGAGGCTACCATGTCTACATGCGCTATGCAATTCGACAAGATGAAAAAGATGATGATGGAAAAGAGCACTTCTGGAGAACTCACTCCAGGCCAAAAGAAACTTCCTCCTGCACTTCAAAAAGCTATTTTGAAAAAAATGGACAGTCCAGATGACTCTGATGAGCATGAAAATGAAGAGAGTGACGAAATGGAAAAAACAGAAGAAGGAAAGTAATCATTAATGAAGCAATATAAATATACGAGTTCATTTTCATCGCCAATTCGCTTTTGCGCATTGGGCGACGAGTCGTTTATTTCTAAAGCTTCACTTGAAAATTTAAAACCTCTTATTCCTCAAGAAATTAATTTTTCTGAGAATATTGATTTGTTGGGAGTAGCATTTAATGCTGCTGTTGTTAATAAATTTAATAAAAATGACGATGGAATGGATGCTGTTACAGCATCTCAAGTTGTTAAAAACTTTATTCACAAACCAACGAACATTGAGCATGATAAGAGTCAAATTGTTGGACACATTGTTTCTGCTGGCTTTAGCGAATATGGTCAAGACAGCGCTTTAATCTCCTTAGACACTGTAGCATCTAGAACAGATGCTTTTAACATTTCTTTGGGAGCTGTTGTTTATAAATATGCTAACAAAGATTTTGCTAGCATGATTCAAAGATCAGTAGATCCAACTGATACTATGTATCAACACATTTCTACTAGTTGGGAGATTGGTTTTAATGATTTTACAATTGCAGTTGGTGGTGAGGACTTCGCAGATTGTGAATTAATCACTAATCCAAAACACTTTGAAGAAATGAAAGCTAAACTCAAAGCTTATGGCGGACCTGGCAGATTGAGTGACGGTTCTAAAGTTTATCGCATTTTAAAAGGAGAAGTTTTCCCACTAGGAATTGGATTCACAACAAATCCAGCAGCAGATGTCAAAGGTTTGTTCTCAGATCAATCCGAATTCAATGCGTTTCCAGTTCAAGAAAAAAAATCAATTTTCAATATGAAGCATCCGCTCTTCAATGAAAAAAATAAATCTAAAATTTCACAAGATAAAATTCTTGCTGTAAATAACACAAAAATAAAGACTATGGAAGTAGAAAAAATTCTCTTAGAGTTAAAAGATGTTCTTTTGGAAAAGAAATTTTCCGAAGAAGCCGTGGCTAATATGACTAACACATTCGCTGATGCTATCAAGCAGAAAGATGCTGAATACAAAGAGTCTTTGGTTGCCGCTTCAAAAGAAAAAGAAGCATTGGCCGCTGAGCGTGAAGCTCTCAAAGCTTCCATGGCTGAAATTCGTGAACAGCTTGAAGTTTCCAGTCAAAAGCTTGCTGAATTTGAAGCTTTTAAGAAAATTGAAGAGGGCTTAGCCCGATTCAATTCTCGCATGGACACTGTTGATCAAAGCTACGAATTAGATGCTGAAGATCGACAATTTTTAGTTCAAGAACTCAAGTCTTTGGATGAAACAGAAGAGAGCTTCGCTTCATTCCAAGGCAAATTAGCAGTTGTGTGGAAACACAAAAATAAAGAAGCTAAAGCTTCTATTGACAAGAGCATTCAAGACAAAATTGATGCTGAAGTTGAAAAGAAAATCGCTAAACTCAAATTATCAAAAGCTTCTGAAGAAAAAGAAGCTGAAAAAGAACCAGAAGAGTCTGATTCAATTCCTGATGCTATTGAAAATGCTGAAGCTTCTGAAGCTGGCATTTCTAGCTCAAATGAAACATCTTCTCGTTCCGAACCATCTCTGCGCGATAAATTCGCAGCAGCTTTTAACCGTAACAACATTATCATTTCCTAATTAAAAAAATATATGGCACTCCGAATCTTACCATTTAGACAATATCACGAATCTAACGTTATTAACATGTTTGCACTTGATGCAGCATATGTTGGCGAAAGCACAACTGGAACTACTAACGGAGACGCTGGCGTTTTCGTTACTATGAGTTCTGGCAATTTAAACCTTGATACTATCACATTTGATAACACTTATGCATCGTATTTAGGTAAAACAGACTATGCTTTTGTTGGAAGTAATTCCTATCCAAGAGTCACTCTCTCTGTTAAACCAGCAACATCTGGAGACTCTCTTCTTGGACTCACTCTTAATCAGACTGCTAAAACTGATGAAAATGGAGAAAAACTTCTCTATTATCCTCAGAAAGCTGCTGAGTTACAAGCTGTTCTTCCAGGACAAGCTGTTCCAGTTGCTTGCAAAGGATTTTTCACTATCACTGATGCCGCTTATGTTGGCGCTATTGGTATTGGTAGTGGATTAAAGCTTCCTAGTGGAGTTAGTGGAAAACTCACTGGTTGTGCAATCACCGATCCTACTCGCGTGGCATTTGTCATGGCAACAGGATCTCGTACACCTTCAACATCAATTCCCGATCAATTCGCAGGAACAGGAACTAGCGCATACGCTATCATTGCTCTCGGAATCTAATCTTAACCCTTTTAAAATATAATGAAAATTACACTCAAAAGAACTCCTGAGCAAATCGAGTTAATCAAGGCTATGGCCTCAAAAAACCGCGCTGTTGCATCAGAAGCACAAACAGCTCTCGCTGAATTTATTGGTCCAGTTTTAGCTGAAGTTATCAACAACGCTCCAACACTTAGTAACTTGTTTACAGTGTTCCAGTTCAACAAGGATGATAATCCTAGCATTCCTCTCGACCTCTACTATGATATCTCTGCTGAAGATTATATCACTGTTTACAGTCAGAGCGTTGCTGGTGGTCTTCCCCAGAACCAAGTGCTCCCAACTGTGAGCGAAATGAAAATTGCTACCTATTCCCTCGACTCTGCACTCAGCTTTGATAAGCGTTATGCATCTAAGAGTCGCATGGATGTGATTAGCAAAACCTTCACTCGCATGGCTCAAGAAATTCTCTTCAAACAAGAGAAAACCTCTGCCAACTTGCTTCTCGCAGCTTTGGCTGGAGCAACAACCAACGGTAAACGTCACGTTCAACGCGCTACAAGCAATGGGCGCTTCCTCTTGGCTGACCTCAACGAACTCTTCACTCTCGCCAAGAGAATCAACACATCATGGCTCAAAGGCACTCCAGAGAGCCGCAGTGGCCGTGGCATCACCGACATCATTGTTTCCCCAGAAGTTGTTCAAGAGCTTCGCGCAATGGCTTACAATCCTATCAACACAAAAGGAAGTCCTGCTGGCGGAACCCCTACTGATGGCATTACTGCTCCAGATGACATGAGAACAGCAATCTATAACAGCGCTGGTATTCCAGAGTTTTATGGAGTTTCAATCATGGAAATTAATGAGCTTGGCCGTAATCAGCGCTTTAACACCATCTTTGATAACGTTGCTGGAGCCACAAGCTTCTTTAATGCTTCTAGCACAATCAGCGGAGCATTTGATGGCGCTAATGACGAAATCATCATCGGTATTGATCGTGGTCGCGAGTCTCTCATTCGCGCAGTTGCTACAGACTCTGATACAGGCTCTGAGTTCAGCCTCATCGCTGATGACCAGTACTCAATCCGTCAGAACAAGATTGGATACTTTGGTAGCCTTGAAGAAGGTCGCATGGTGCTTGACACTCGCGCCCTTGTTGGTAAGATCGTCTCTGGATTAGCATAAGCTAGTCTTTCTTAAACTGAGCCGCCCTGAAAGGGGCGGCTCTTTTTATTTAAAAACGCTATATTTAATTTATAATATAGTATGAGCAACACAAATCAAATGGAAACTGCCAACGGAGTAACCTCTAGTTATGAATCTAATCCACATTCCAGCCGCACACTGATTGAAGAAATCAACGAAATGAGAGCTTCAAATTCCACAAACACTCCAGAATTTGTAGCTAAAATGAGAGAGTTAGAAATCCTATTAGGAGTATCTCAGATTAGCCCATTCGGAACTAATGAACTAGAAGTATTTCAAGAGTCCTTGGCTGGCATGAGCTTATCAGAAATTCAAAAACTTGCTCAAAAAGTTGGACTCAATCCTTTTCACGATTATCCCACTCTAAAGAAAAACTTATTAAAAGAATTCTCTGCTTCCACGCGCAATAGCCGCAGAAACATCATGCCAACTTCTATGAATAGCTTTGTAATGGACCCTAATAATCCTGAACATAAACACTTAATGAAAATTATCAATGACATTTAGTGTAAAATGTTTATATGAGCGCTATTAGTGATTTAAGTTCTGGCATTTTTCAAACTGAATTTGATGGAGATTCTGGCATTGTTCCAGAGTCTTACATCACCTCTTGGCTAAATGAGAATCTTGGACAATTAAATACACTTATTAATACATCGTATAGTGGTAGCGGAGCGCTCTTGGATTTAGAGTCTAGCGCCATTTATAAAGAGATGTATCTCTGTAGTTATTACAATAAACAATCTCGTAATGCTCTCAGAGGCATACTTTCAGCATCTAATGGAGGAGATGTTTTGAGTTTACGAGATGGCAATAGCTCAGTATCATTCACTAATAAAAACGAAGTAGCAAAAGTCTACAAGTCCATGGCAACAGATTGCCAAGCTAAAATTGATTCTATGAGTCACAAATATAACATGTATCAATCTGAGCCACTTCAATTAGGCGGAATTGAAACAGATATAAACTAAAATTTTTCAGCTGTGATAATATAAAAAAAGGAGCATGGTTTCCCATGCTCCTTTTTTATTTAAGCGGTTAAGCGAAGATTGTTCCAGTGGAAATACCACTCATGAAAACTCCTCGCGTAGTATCATTCAAGCTGCTGTACTGAGTAGAGAAAACAAGATCAACAGTTTTATTTGCGCCAATGCTACTAGAGAATGATTCGCTGTCTAAGCGGCATTTTTTAAGAGTATAAATTACTGCTGCACCACCAGTTGGGGCGTTAATAGTAAGGGTAATATCTTTTTCATAAGTTAAATCAAGAACTGCGGCAAGATTTTCAGCAGTCATTTCATTAACGATAGCGGAAACTGAAAGCGTAGCACTTGCTGGCAAGTCTAATGGTCTGCTGAATGCAAATCTACTTCCAAGGCGCTGAATTGGAGTTCTAGAGAGAGGAATAGCTAACGCAGCACTCTGAATATGAATAGCGTCTGTTCCACTTACTTTAGAGAAAACTCCACTTCCAACATCATCAAAAAGTGATAAGTTTAATGTGATGTCTCCAGGGCGAAGAGCGGTGATTCCAGCTATTCCCAAGGAGCTTTTGCCACTTGGAAGAAGAACTCCAGTTCCAGAGAATGAAATTCCACTTTCTGGTTGAACAGCTGCATTTTGCAATCCACTCCAACCACCAGAAAGTGGGGTTACTCCAGTAACAGCATTCATATTGGCACCTTCAAATGAAACTGATACTGTTGGGAGGTTACCAACTGATGCATCAAGACTATAATTAGTAATATAAGCATTACCAATGCCAACAGCATTTTTAATGTAGTTTCCAGCTCCAGTCACATCTCCAGTAGTATTATTAACATCATTTCCTTCTGTAGATGTTAAGATGTAGAAATTTTGTCCACTAAAGTCTGCAATCATGTGTCCAGAAAGAAATGTTCTTTCTCCAGTCATTCCAACTCCACCATTTCTAACGTGGAAATTCATAGCTCTTTCATTAGCTCCATCTGTTAAATAATAAGTAAAGTCAAGATTAACAGTTGGCGGCTCAAGAGTCACATATCCAATGCGTCCAAGTTCACCAAATTGATTGATGTCTTGACGATTGATAGTGAAACTGTAGTTTGCGCTTTGAACGCGATCAAGTTGAACGTGAGCGCCGCTCACAGATCCAGTGATATTTTTGCTGACGTATAATGCGTCTGATTGATAAATTACTCGATTTCTAGCCATGGTAGTTAAATAGGTTTAGTTGGGGTTCGTTTTATTTACAGTTTTTCCCTATTAAAGAGAATTTTTTTTATTGTCTTGAATATCTTTGTTGGTGTATTTCAAAGTCTAAAAATCCAACATACAAGTTATCTGTTAAAGTTGTTCTAGCCTTATCGGTTAATTTGGAAGCATTTACGCTGTTAATAAAAAATGAAGTATTAGAAGCGTAAGTTGACTTTAAATTTGCATAAGAATAAGATCCATTTTTTAAATCTCCATACTCTGTTTGAGGGTGACCAGAAAAGGGAACGTTGCAAATATTCTCATTATATGAATCTGCAAAAATAGATAGAACTCCATCTAACTGATAAGCATTTTCAGCTAAAATTACAGCTTTCATATTAATTTTAGTAGTATCCATGCCGCCAAATGCAAATCCATCATTCTTCATAGAATCACTAGACAAGAAAATAGCAGGCACTACTTGATCATATGGTGAAATATAGCTTTCATCAGGACTAGAGATTCGAGAGTTTTGAATATACTTTCTCTCCACAATCAAATCATCCTCAGAGTCATTAGTAAAATAAACATTAAAATCTTTTACGGAGAATGATCCTGTAATTGGAGCGGATGCAGCAACTCCGCTAGCTAAAACTCTTCCATTTTCAAAATCAATGATTAAAGAATTGCTTCTTGGAACGAAAGATCCGCTGATATGAACCCCACTAGGAACCACAGCATTAGCTATAGAAGAATCTGTGACCCACTGCTTGTAAGCGCTACCATATGGTTTATATCTAGAATCTAAGCGATCATCAGTATAATTAAAAAACTTTCCAGTTTGATTGGAAAATGCTTCTCCTTTGCGTAACAAGAAATTGTCAAACCATAGTAAAAAAGAAGTCGTGGCTCTGTGTTGGAATTGTTCTATCATTTTAATTGAGCGAATAAGTTAGTGTATTTATTAATCAAAAGAGAAATGTATTGTTGATTTTTAAATCTTCTAGTATTAGCTTTTACACTAGTTTGTATTCCTTCGCCAGATCTACTATTTTTACTTTTTAATTTTAAATAAAATCCTAGTCCAGAGATTCCACTTTCGATTCCTTTGGCCCAACTTCTACCAGAGGCCCATGGCATGGGAGTAACCTCAAAAATCTCCTTAGCTGTTGGAAGTAGTATTGAGAATTTAACTCCAGAAGCAATCTCTCCAGAGTATATAAAGTTTGTTGCTTGTAGCTGTTCTAAAATTGGTTTGAGAGGTTCATCATCCTCTTCAAATCCAATGAATGAAAATAAATTTCCATATCCCCCAAGAGAACCGCTCGAATTTGATGCTTCTGGACCACCTGAAATTTCTTGAGAAACTGGGTGATTCAAAAACTCATTAATCATTTGATTTTTTAAAGTTTCAAATCTTTTTTGAAGAGCTTGCTCAAAAGGAACTCGTAAAAGTTTTGGAGTTTGAGCATCTATAATGCTCTGTACGTCTTTGGGAAGTTTCATAATCAAGAATCAATTGGACTCAAGTAAAACTCATAATATAAATTATCAAACAAACAAATTGGAGTCCATTCGCTTTTAATAGCAAATATTTTACCATCGAATTCTACTCGACGAGCTTCTCTTATAAATTCAGCGCCTGCAAAATCTACAATAATTTTAACAGAGCCTTGTGGCAGTATAATTTTACTAGCTGGAGCGTTGGAATCTGATAAGATTTCTTCTTTTAAATTGGTATAGTAAATTCTTGCTTGAATGGTTTGACTAACTTCCTGATTTACAATGCTAGTAGTTTTACCAGCGTTGCCATAAATGCCATTAAATTTAGCGTTAGATGTTGACACTGATTTTTGAGCATTTTTATAAACAACAATTGCTCTTGAAAAAGTATCATGAAGATTAACATAAATACTATTGATTGCTGTTTGTTTTGATGCGTTAAGTAAACTAGCCATATTGAAATTTACACTTTAAAAAGTATTATATATAAAGGTATACGGATGAATGCTAAAAATTCTTTAGAAGAAAGGTGTAAACGGTCAATGTCTAGCTTATTTAAGGATATGCTAGTTATCATTGAGGATTTAAAGTTTGAACATGACTCTCAATTTAGGAAAATTTTAGATGTTTTACCAACTGAGCATCATAACTTAATTTATGCAGCAAATTATTTAACAGATGAAAAGTCAGTTAGATTGAGAAAACGAATTTTAGACATTGGAAATGAAGCTATCAGAGATTTTTCTGATGAATTTGAAAAATATACTGTAACTTTTGTATTTAAAAATTAAAATATATTAAGGCATATGGAATTTAAAGAACTATACAATTTTACAGTAGATAAAGAAGTGGAAAAAGTAATCGAGTCTTCTAAGAAAGATAAGAAAACTGGTGAAGAAACTATCACTAAAAAAACAGTTAAAGAAAAGGTGCCAGTAGTTATTAAACTAAAACGCCCCTCGCGCAGAGAGCTTGAAGAGGCTGAGTTAGAGTTTAGTGTTGAGATGAGTCGATGTGTCAAGAAAGGCATTTTGACAAAAGCTATGTTAGCCAAAAAGTACAGCGATACTGGCGGCTTAATGAGTGAAGATGATGCTCAGTCCTTAGTGGATTCTTACAAAAAGATTTTTGATTTACAAAATGAATACTCTCGTCTAGAAATTGTTCAAAATAAAACTGACAAACAAAAAGAAAGAGTAGAGGAAATTTCTACTGATCTTGTTAAAGTTCGCCGCCAAATTGTAGAGTTTGAAAGCAACTATCAATCTTTGTTTGATCATACAGCAGATGTTAGAGCGCAGAATCGACTCATTCTCTGGTATGTTATTATGCTCACTCATGTTCAAGAAGAGGGTGATGAAAATCCAAAGCCATTTTTTGGCAAGGGATCTTTTGAAGACAAGATGGAAGAGTACTACAAGAGAGAAGAGGGCGAAGATCCTTTGTACTTTTTGATTACTAAAAAGGCTGCAACAATTTTAGCATTTTGGTTCTTCAACCAAACATCTGACAAAGACTCTTTTGATGGATTGATGAAACGACTCGAAACTAATGAATTGTGAGCGAAGAAGAGTATATTTCTATAGTTGGAGAAATATTTGATGGCTATACAGAATTCGAGTACGCTGGAAGACCAGCGTACTTGAAGCATTTCTCAATTAGAGATCAGAGATATATTCATCGCTATTATGATAAATATAAAAACATTGCTTTACAAAAGGGAATACCAAGTGAAAAAGAAATTTTAGTTAGACTAAAAAATGACGACTTGTGGAGCGACTCTGATGATTTAAATATTGCTAATTTAGAGTTTGAAATTACTAAATTAAAAGAGTCTCAAAAAGCAGCTTACTTACCATCTCAAAAAAGTAATTTTAATAAAACTATTCTTGAGAAGAATTATGAATTAAGCAAATTGCTGTCCGCTAAAAAAGAAATTTCTGGTAATACAGCAGAGTCTTACGCTTCTACCAGAACAAATGAAGAGTTTATAAGATATATTTTATTCAAAGACGAAACTCTCAAGGAACATTTATTTTCGCAAGAAGAGTTTGACGATTTGGAAGATTATAATATAAATTATTTAGTTAAAATTTATTCAACTTCTAATGCTAGACTGAGCGAAGACAATATTCAACATTGTGTTTTGAGAGATTTCTTTAACATGTATCTTTCTCAAACAGAGCACTTGTCAGCATTTTATGGTAAGCCAATTATTCAATTATCAATCTTTCAATTAAAACTAGCTTTGTATGCTAGAGTATTTTTTAATATATTTCAATATAACGAAGATCTTCCAGACAATATTAAAAAAGATCCATCTGCAATTTTAAGATTCTCTGAAAGCAAAAAGACTGGCAAGCAGTCATCTCAAAGACAGTCTAGGGACTCTGAATCAACAGTAGTTTTTGGAGCTACAAAAGAAGATTTGAAGCAAATAGATCCTAATGCTCGAACTATTTCTTTAGAAGATGCTGTTAGGCAAAATGGCGGAAGTCTTAATATGGAACAAATGATGAAATTGATGGATGGTTAGGATTTTTTAGTGTAAAGTTCTTAAAGGAGCAAGGACAATGGCATTACAACTTCCAGTAGTACAAACAGGTTTAGAAGCAAGCATCCAAGCAGCAATGAAAAGCGCTGGTAAAAGTGCTGTAATTAATTTGGGCACTAGCGCCAAACAAATCTCTTCGCTATCTCAACCGCTGGGAAGAATCACTGGTCAAGCTGATCAATTCACAAAATCAATGGAAGCTGCGAATGCTCGCGTCTTTGCATTCGGAGCATCTGTTGGAATTATTAATAGCGTTAGTCAAGCTCTTAAGAGCGTTGTTCAAAATACAATTGAAGTTGAAAGTTCTTTAGCTAGTATTAACACTGCTTTAAATGAAAGTGGCGCTGGACTTCAAAAATTTGGAGATGGATTATTTAATATTGCTAAAAATACATCTCAAACCTTTAAGGATGTTGCTAATGGAGCATTAGAGTTATCTCGCCAAGGATTAGGAGCTGAAGAAGTTTTAAAGCGCTTGAGCGACGCTCTTATTTTAACTAGACTATCTGGTTTGAGTTCAGAAGATGCTGTTTCTGGTTTAACAGCAGCATTCAACTCTTTTAAAGAAACTGGAATAACAACTGCTCAAATTTTAAATAAACTTGTTGCAGTTTCTCAGGAATACGCTGTTTCTGAGCGAGATCTTATTGAAGGTATCAAGAGATCTGGCTCTACTGCTAAACAAGCTGGAGTTTCTTTTGATGAACTTGCTGGTTTAATTACTGCTGTTCAAGAAAAGACTTCTAGAGGTGGCGCAGTCATTGGTCAGTCATTCAAAACGATTTTTGCAGGACTTCAAAATACTAGCACAATTTCATATTTAAAAGATATTGGAATTCAAGTTACAGACTTGCAAGGAAAACTATTACCAGCATCTAAATTATTAGAAAATTTAGCAGCACAATTTGAATCTTTTTCTGCATTAGATCAGTCTGATATTTCTCAAAAATTAGGCGGAATTTATCAATTAAACAATTTATTAGCTGCTGTGCAAGATTTATCTAGCGCTCAGTCAGTTTATAGAAAAGCAATTGAAGTCTCAGCTAAAGTGAGTGACGAGGCTTATAAGAAAAACGCAGCTTTAAATCAAACTTTAGAAGCTATCATTAATAAAACACTTATTAGTGCTCAGCAACTTGGCGCGACTCTTGGCGAACTTGGCGTTACTGATAATTTAAAAAATATTCTTAATTTCTTTGGTGGTCTTTTGGATAGTGTTCAAAATTTATTAAGAGAAGATAGTGCTGTTGGCACATTTTTTAAAGGACTCGCTAAAGGAATTGGAGCAGTAATCTCTGGGCCAGGACTAGCACTGTTTGGAGCTATCATTCTCAAGTTGTCCAGGGATCTTGTTCAGTTTGGATTTTCTAGTTTAAAAAGTTTTTTTGGCATTGGTCAAGCTGCTAAACAAATTGCAGATGTTGAAAAGTCTGTTGCTCAAGCACTGTCTACAAATGTTTCTTTACAACAGAGATTGTTGGGTCTTGAGGGAAATCGCGCAGCTCAATTAAAAATTATTAGCGCTGAGATTATTAATCAGGAGGCTATGCTTAGAAGAATTGCTAGCACATCTGCTGCAATTGCTCCTGGTTTATACGGCAGTGGCGTTAGATCAACAGGACAAGGCTTGCGCGTGCCAAAAGCTGCTGATGGATATATGCCAGCAGTTGCAGAGGAAGCTTCTAGCGTGAAACGTGGAGTGGGTGGAGCTAAAGCTTCAGATAAGCCAGTAGTCATTCCAAATTTCAACTTTGGTGGCGGAAAACGCGGAACCATGGTGGCAAACTCTGGTGAGCACATTGTTCCAAACTTTAATGGAGGCAGCGGAAGCGCCATCTTTAATAGAGACATGGTGAGAAAAATGGGAATGCCTAGTGGGGCGCAAAAAATTAATTCTGCCGAAGGTTTTATACCAAATTATGCTAAAAAAGCTATTGAAAATATAAATACTAAAAATAAGCAGTTATTTGGAATCGGAGGTTTGCAGGGGAAAGATCTTAAATATAATTTTGATAGATATATTGTAGAATCTGAATCAGAGAAAAATGGAGATCAAAAAACAGCTCCATATGTTTTAGCTGGAAGAATATTTGAGTCTCGCCTTCAGGGGTTAAAGTATATTGATATACAAGAAAACAAACAAGAAGCGGATATTAAAAAAGGAAATTTCAAAATAGCAGAAGCTAAATTATCAGGAAAAGCAGCGTATGAAGATCCTAGTTTTGGAATTCCAGAACTTATGGGTGGTAAAGGGAATCGTTTAGTTTTACCAAGTACTTCTTCTAAAGAATATGATCAAAGATTAGAAAAAAATAAAAAAGCAGAAATAAATCGCAATACTGGAATAAGTCATAATTCATTATTTGGTGAAGCTAGGCGGATCATTGAAAAATATAAAAATATTCCTAGAGAACAAATTGGAACTAAAATTCCCATTTCTGCTAACGGTTTTATTCCAAATTTTGCAATTAGCCAAAGAGAAGCTGCTTATAATGCTTGGGATAGCCCATTGAAAAATGGTAAAACATTTGATTTTATAAAAACTGCTAGCGCACAAAGTGGAACTAGTCCTAATAAAACAAAAGCTATTGAAATATCAAAAGCACTTGATCTTCATATAGCACAAAATGCTATTCAAATTAGAGACGATTATAAATCTAATAAACAAGAGGGTGTAACTGCAAGACGCGCAGATACAACTGGGGCTGTAGCTGAATTTGGAATGATTTATCCATCAAATTCAAAAGGAAAAGTCTCATCATTTTTAGTTGGAAATCAAAGAGAAGTTGTAAAGGGTATTCCAATTATTGGAAAACCATCAGATGACTTGTACCCTGAAGTTGAAAAGGGAATTATTAATGCTGGAATGAACTATGCTAAAAATTTAGGATTTAATCCTGATATCATACAAGAAGAGAGATTTGCAGCAGGAATAAAAAGTAATTTAAATCCTGGAACTATTGAAGCTGCTTTTGGAACAGTTTTTGAAAGCGTATTTCAGTCGGCTATGGAAGTGCCGCCAAATATTGGTCAAACATTTGATTTGCCAAGTAGAACCAAGTTAAATTCATTTGTTGGGTCTATGGAAAGAGGCGGAATATTAAAAGCTTCTATCGCTGGCAATATAAATCCAGAGATGCTAGCTGCTGATTTTAAAAATGATTTAAGCGATCCAAATTTAAGCAGCATGGCTCAAAAAATTAGCGCCTTTCGTTTAAAAGAAGCTGCCAAAGGAAATACTACTGAAAGATCTGCTAGAGGATTCATTCCAAACTTTGCAAACACTACAGTAGCACTAGGAAAAGATCCAGAGTACGCAAGAAGACAGAGAGAAAGATCCGCCAAAGCTCAAAAATATAGAAGCGCCACTGGCACCATTGGTAATTTATTCAAGGTTCTTCCAGAGAAATTTTTTGCAGATTTAGTTTTAGGAGATGCTGGTCATGGATTAGAGACTGAGGGCATCTTTAAAACCATTAAAGATAGCGCAATGTATTCAGCATCTTTTGCTGGCCCAAATGCAGTAAAGTTTGTTCAAAGTGCTGAGAGTTATGGTTTAAAAGTTAGCAAAACTCTTCAAGATAAATTAGCTAAACTTCTTGTTAAAGCTACTACTAAATCTGGAGCTAAAGGATTTTTGCCAAACTTTGCTGATCCAGTTCAAGCTGCTATTGGAAGAGAAATGAGTGCTGGCGTTCCAGCTTCTCAAATTTACATTGATCAGAACGCATCATTAAAGAATGCCATGAATCCCAATGGACTCATGGTGGCTAATCGTATTGACGAACCAATGGGAGGCTCTCAGGGCATTGCTAGAGCGCGTAAAGAGGGAGCCAATCCAATGACTTATGGTGCTGCTAATGGATTCGTGCCAAACTATGCTACCATGGGGTCATTTCAAACACCAGGAAACTCCACCTCTAATACTCAACCGCCAGTAAATCAATCAGCAGCGGTGACTGCTGCAACAAATGCAATTGCCGCATCAATTGCTGCTGCTGTTACAAAAGCGATGTCTGCTTCGGCTCCCGCTGCTGCTGCCGCTCCCGCTAAACTTCCACTTCCAACTCCAGCTAGACCAAATGCTCAAATAAATGCAGCTCCACCAGAACCTCCAAAATCTGGAATGTCTAGTGAAAAAATGCTTGGCACAATTTTTGCAGTTCAAGGAGGATTATCTTTATTAAGTGGCGCTTTTAAAGATAGCGCTTCTCAAATTGGAAAATATACCAGTATAGTAGCTGATTCTTTATCTAATGTGAGCACTGCCGCTTTTGCAATGAGTGGATTTTCTAGCATTGCATCATCTAGTAATAAATTAACAGCTGCTTTTGGTAAACTAGGACAAGTTGGAGCTGCTTTGGGTATTGCATACGAAGTATTTAAAGGCGGTAAAGAACTATATTACGAGTTTTCTGGAGCAAATGAAAGGGCTGCAAAAGCTGCTAATTCTTTGGCTGATGCTGCAAAAAATGCTGCGGCTAATCTTCAAGATTATAATCCAACGGAACAAACTTCTATTAAAAAACAGGCGGAAGAATATGTAGCTCAATTAACAAAAGGGACTTATCAATTTGAGAGTGCAAGTGGAGAGAAAACGTCAATGAGAGCTGGGCTATCTATTGATGATCCAATGAAAGAGCAGCTTATTAAAGCTTTTGAAATGTTACAGGCTGGATCTGTTACAAAACAAGAAATGGATGACTTTTTAAAATCATCCATCAGAGAAGTTCAGTTAAAGCCCGTTCAACTAACAGACGGTATGATGGGTGGTAAGGGTGGAATGTATAGGGAGAGCACCCCATCTAAGAAAAGTGAATTACAGCTAAAAAACGAAGCAGCCGCAGCCGCAGCCGCAACTCCAGACTATACAGCGATTAATTCAGATTTTATTGGTAAAAAAGTAGAATCTTTACTCAATAAAAGTACAAATGATCCTATAAAAGTAAAATCATTAATTGCTGGTAAAAGCGTTGGAGAATTAACTAAGATTATAGAATCTGAAAATTTAATATCAGATTTAATTAAAGATCAAGGCATAGGTAAAACTTTTGCTATTAATATAGTTAAGAAAACTCGCGAGCAATTGCAAGCAACAAGCAGAGAAGAGAAAGAGGCAGTTGAAACAAGAAACATTGCTCTCGAAAAATATGTTAGAGAGCTAGGAGCAGAGTCTATCTATAAAAATAAAATAGCTAGCTTTGCTCAAATTTCCGCAAATGCTGAGATTGCAAAACAAAGAGAACTCTCAGCCTTGTCTAATAGCTTAACAGTATCAGCCGAAGATAGATCAAAAATTGAAAGTTTAATAAATTTAAAATATGAAGAAAGAGCAGGTTTAGTTGCGCAAGAATTAAGCGTTTTAACTTCTGCGAAATCATTACTAGAAGAAGGATTTAGTGGTACAGGCGTTACCGCACCAGCTAAGCAATCAATTACTCAGGGCATACCAAGTTTATTAAAAAATAATCCTAATTTATTTACAGATATAGCTGGAGCTACTGATACACAATCAGTATTAGCTCAAAGCTTAAATATTCTTAAACAATTAGGAGTTGAAGGAGATGACTCTCAAGAAGCAGCAAAGGCTTTATCTTTGTCATTTATCAAAATTGGGGAGTCAATAAAAGATGCAAATAAAGATCTCTCAACTACAACATTAAAAAATAAAGAAATTTTATTAATTGATTTACAAAGACAAAAAGCAACTGAGCAAATTAACAGAGATTTTCAGAAATATTCAAATTCATTAGACACAATTTTAAACTCTAGAAGCATTCAAAACATAGCTGCCGAATCATCTATCAAAATAGATGAAATGAGAAAAAATGATGTTTTATCAAATCCTAATACATTTTCAGGCATCAGAACAGAAGCTGGCAGAATTGAAAAAACACAACAAATTGAAAAAGAGTCCTTTGATAGAAGAGTGCAATTAGAAAGAGAAATTGAAGATCGTCAAGCTTCAATTGATTTAGCTAAAAAATTATTAACGCAAGATAATATCTCTGCTTTAAATGCTAATACAGACACATTAGGAAAATTAATCGATCAATTGCAACAGCAAATACAACAGATAAAAGATTCTACTCCTGTAGATCCACAATTGATTTCTAATCAGGTTAATTCAAGTAATATTCCAAATACTCCATCTAATATAGATGCGGCTATAAGTAAAGCTGTACTATATTCTGGTATACAATCAACGGTAGTTAATAAAGAGCAATCTCAACAATTTTTTGGGAAAGATGTTCCAGGTCCAGGCGATTGGAAAAAACTTTTAACTAATATAGCTTCTGAAGAAAGTGGGTTTGATCCAAAAAAAACATACGAAGAAAAGAAAATTAAAGACAACCAAGGGAAAAATGTTATAAGCACTGGCTTATTTCAGATGTCTACTGAATCAGTAAATAAATGGAGAGAAAAAAATAATAAACCAAGTATTACGCAAGAAGACTTATTAGATCCTCAACAAAATGCAATGATTGCCGCTGAAATCATGAAACAAATGATTGAGGAGAGTGGCGGGGCAATTGCTGGAGGAAATAAAAATGATGGATATCAAGGATTATCAAAATACTGGGCAGTAATGAGAGGAGAGAGAGCGACGAAGACTAATGGGCTTGCAGTTTCAGCGCCAACTCAAGAAAATATATCTAATAGTAATAATCTAACTCCTAATAGTTCATTAGGAGCGTATGGCGTTAATGCATATAAAGATGTGAATAGCTCAGATGCAATTATTGCAAGGGCAAATGATCTTGTAAACAAACTTGCAAATCAAACTTTAGACTCTTCTCAATTATCAGATGCGATTAATGCAATCGCACAGACTATAGATGGAAGTCAAGATCAAATTACTCAGTATGCCACAAATTTAACTGAACAAGTCTCTAGAATACAAGCTTCTAATGCAAAAATAAAAGCTCAAAATAAAGAACGTAAGACTCAAGATGAGTTAGAAAAAAATAAACAAGAAGGAACTTTCAAATCTGGATTAAGTAGCGGATTTATAGAATTAAATAAACAAACCAACAATTTCCAATATAAATTTGGCACAGAAATTCCTCAATTGTTTTCTAATGGTCTAGCATCTGCAATTGAAGGCGCTCTTGATGGAACCAAATCATTAAAAGAGTCTTTAATGGATGCTGCTACTAGCTTTTTAAAAGCTATATCTAGCAAGTCTATTTCTAATATGGCTGATTTATTTACGCAAGGTTTGGGGAATTTTCTTCCAGGCTTTGGCGCTCCGCAGGGTGCGGCTGCTGGAGGGTACATTCGTGGAGGAAGCGGAAGCAAGGATGACGTTCCAGCAATGCTCATGGGCGGTGAGTATGTTATTAATAAAAAATCAGTTAATAAATATGGACCAGCGTTTTTAGAAGCTATCAACTCTGGAAGTTTAGACGGATACGCCAAAGGCGGAAAAGTAAAAGATTATTTTACTCCTGGAACTTATGGAGTGAAACAAATGACTACTGATGATGATTTATTAGCTTTTGCAACTCAAGAATATACTAGCGGAAGCAAAGATAAAATTAGTTCTGGAAATGGATTTGCATCAGTCTCTTTAGAGCCAGAAAGTGTGAGATTAACTAATTTTGGAAGAAGAAATAGTCCGCAAGCTCAAAGAGCTAAAGATGTTAGAAAGCAAATGTTTGGCATTTATATTGACGAAATGAGAAAAGCTGCTGAGCTTAAGAAACAAGAAGAGGAAGAAAAGAAAGCTAGAAAAAAAGCTTTTAAAAATGCTTTGATTATGGCAGGAGTTTCTATAGCTGGATCAGCATTAGTGGGTGGCGCAATGAGTGGATTCAAAAATGCTTTCTCAACATCAAAACTTGCAGGCGGAACATTTGCAAAAAATGCAATGTCAGGACTCGGAGGAATGGTGACGGGAGGAGGAGTAGATGGATTACAAGGAAATAATTATGGCGGAATCCTTAATATGTTTTCAAAGAGAGGTGGCATTACTGATGCTTCTAAATACATTCAATCAACTTATGGCAAAGATTTTATAGGACCAATTCAAGAATCTCAAAAAGTTAATGCTGGTAACAATATCAATTCAAATCAATCCAATGCAAATGGATTAGCTCTTCCATATGGAGGAGGATTTGATGATGGAGGATTATTTCCACCAGGTTTTCTTGAAAAATATACTCCAGCAAAGAGAGCTACTGGAGGATCAATTTCTCAAACGGCAGGAATAGACACAATCCCAACAATGCTTTCTGGCGGCGAGTTTATCATGAACAAAGCTGCTGCTGAAAACATTGGAACAGGAAACTTGCAAGCTATGAATGCTGGAGCTTCTAAACCAGTTGACGAAAAAGCTTCTAGAGATTTAAATGATAAATTAATTTCTAAATTTGATGAACTCATTGGCACAACTGAAAAATCAACAGGCTCAATCACAATCAATGTGGATGGATCTACTGGTAAAAGCTCAGAAGCTTCAACTGGACAAACTCAACAATCGGGCCAGCAACTCTCGCGTCAAATTAGAGATGCTGTTTTAAAAGTTATTCAAGAGGAAAAACGCCTTGGAGGTCAATTAAGAAGAGGAATGTAATATGTTTGATTCTACTAATATCTACGATAATCGATTATTCATTCTTGATCAGGAAATATTAGGAATTGAAAGTCTTGATTTATCCTACACTAATTCAGCAGTTATTTCTAACATGCTGGGAAGAAATTCCTCGTTTACATCAATTGGAGGCGCAGCTTCTCAACAGCTGTCAGTTTCTAGAAATTTAATTTATGCAGATCCAATTTATTCTTATGTAGATGGAAGAGTAGTAGAGGCTGGCCTAGTGTATAATGATAAATCGTGCGGATTCTCTAATGGATATTTAACTGAGTATATGGTTAATTGTGCTATAGGATCAATACCTAAAGTTTCTACTAATTTTGTTATATTCGATGAGATTGTAACTAAAGATCTTCCATCGCAAACTGTTCCACCTCCCTCTATTTATATTCCTAATCAAGGAAGTATATCTTTAGTTTGCGACTACTCTTCAACTAACAGAGTTGTTGGATTTGATTATGCAATTAAGATTAGCAAAAAAGCAATCTACGTTGTTGGAGATAAAAATCCTTACGAAGTAGTTACAGTTGCTCCCACGCAATATTCAGCATCTGTGCAAATTGATGTTGATGACGCTTTTCTTCAAAATTCTTTTGAATTTTTAACAATTCGCCAATACAAAACAGTTGAGTTTTCTATAAAAGATAAAACATTAACTAATACTCTTCAAGCTATAAGTATACCAAATGCATCTTTAGTATCTGAACGCCTTTCTAGTAGTGCTGATGGTGGTGTAAGATTAACATTAAACTTTATTGGTCACTCATGAGCGCTTTTTACAATAGAGATTCTAATATTAGTGGAATTGTTCCTATTACAGATTTAACTTTTACTCCATCATATGGATCAAAAATAAATTTCAAAAGCACTTATTATTCTTACGAAACTCATAATGGATATTATAATTTTATTCCATTATCAGTTAATAGCTTAACCGCAGAGTATCAATTAAAATTTGAGCTAAATGAACTCAACGCACAAAAATTAATAAATTATGTTGAGAACAAAAATGGAACCACTTTGCTTCCTTTCTCAGATGCATCTGATTTTTATAAAACAATTTCTGGAGTAATTGATAACTATTCTATCAATCATGTTAATAAAAATCATTATGAGATTGACTTATCTCTACAAGTTGATGAGGCTCCGAATTTATTAAACTGGTCTGGAATGACTTTTATAAATGCTCCCCTTGAAGCTTGGGAAGCTAATAGAATTTATGAGAAATATGATATAGCTTATTTTCCAACTAGCTCCAATAAGCTTGATAACTATTATTATTGTTCGGGAGATCATACTGGTTTAGATCCTGCTGTTGATGGACCAACTGGAAGTCAAACAAAGTGGTCTCAATATTTCTTTTTTGAACCAGATGTTGCTATGCAGAATAGCGTAGCTTTAAAGGTTGATAAGATTGAATTTAAAAATTCATTTGTTCAAAGAATGAAAACAAGAACAAACATAGCCACAACAGATTTTTCTTATAAATTTGACAAAGCTTCTAGCAAAAAAGCTAAAGCTATTTTACATTTCTTAGAAAACAAAGGTGGATATCGCAGATTCTATAGTGATCCTCCATCAGTGTATAATAGATTGAAAGTATTCTACTCTCCATCTTGGAGTCACACTTGGAATTATAGTAATTCTCATGATTTAGAAGTGTCATTAATTGAAGATCCGCTAGGAATAGTACCAACAGGCTCATGAATAGAACCATTTTAAAAAGCAATTCAGCATTTGTAGCTATTGGTCAGTCTCCATCATGGACGACTGGTAATGATTCTGCACGATTATTTCCGTTGGTTCAAAACTGTAATTTTTCAGTTACTAATGAGAGGCAAAAATTAAAACAAATCGGAAGTCAAGACTACTCTGTTAATGATCTTGTTAGAGCGCCAAATATAGAATTATCTTTTGATTATTATTTATCGCCTTATATTAGTAACGAATTAGCAATGAATTTTCAGAAGAAAAGTGCTGCTAATATTGGCGCATTTGTTAATATGAAAAACAACAACAACAATTTTTATATTGTTGTTGATCCAGAAGATCTTAGAGATGCGTTTGATCAGCCTAAAAATCCAAGTATCACAAGCACTAGCTATAGTGGATTTAATGTTTTATCTTTTGGAAATTGCTATTTAAATAAGTATAGTGTTGATTTTAGTTTAAATCAAATACCTAAAGTTTCAGTTGGATTTGAAGCTTCTAATATGAAATTTGATGTTTTAACTGGAAACTCAATCACTATTCCAGCCATTAATAGCATCAGCGGAAATTCTATTAATGCTGGTTCGTTAAATTTATCTGGACTTTACTCTTCATTAACTGGAAATTTTGTTACGGGACTAACAAATGGCAAAACAGAATATAATCAACCAGTAGCTGTTCCATCTTATTGCACATTCTCTTTACAGAATTTACAGGTTGGAGGAGTTGCTTTATCAAGTCAATCTAAACCTATATTGCAAAATTTATCCTTAAATTTTAATTTGCCAAGAACTCCACTTTATGGACTAGGAAGTAATTACGTTTATAACAGAAAGTTAGAGTATCCAATCAATGGATCAGTAAGTTTATCCGCTCAAGTTTCTGGATTCTCAAGTGGATTTTTAAGTGGAATGTTATACAATGAAAGTGGTTATAATTTTGATATATTATTTTCAGAGCCAACAAAATTTGCTACTGGATTTTACAGTATAACAAATGCTAAACTCGATAATTTTAATTATTCAATAGCTGTTAATAATATTTTAAATTTTACAGCGCAGTTTTCAGTAGAAACGAATGATTCTAAAGGATTTTATATTGATAGAATAGTAAAACCAACCCTGTGGGACACAATACCTAATTTATGGAGTTCAATTAATGTTAATTGGCAATCTTTAGAATAAATGTGTAAAAATTAGTATGAACTTAGGTCCAACACAAGTAAGCGTAACATATCCATTTGTTTTAAATCAAAGTGGAGCTAATCCAATTACTCTGGGAAATAACGGATCAGTTAATTGGGACGCGGGGGGAGTTGTTGCTAAAACTGGAAATCAATTTATTACTGGAGAGAAATATTTTAATAATCCAGTTTTTTTAATTACTCAAGCAAACTCGACTCAACATGCACTTCGCGCAGATAGACTAGTAATTGCTGGAAGTGGACTAGTGGGGGGTGGGCAATTAGTTGGAGATATTACATTAAATATTGGAACTGGTTATGGAATTACAGTTTCATCTGATGCGATTGCAGTTAATCCGCTTAATGTTGTAGTTACAAGTGGAACTCAAAATATATCAGGATTTAAAACATTTCAAAATCAAATTAAAAATACTGCAAATTCCAACTCTCAAGTTGGCGCGGGATCGTATGTGGCAGCAGGAGGATTTAATACAACAAGTGGAGCAAATTCTTTTATTGGTGGTGGATATTTAAATACTACGCATGGTGAATATTCCACAATTGTTAATGGAGAAAATAATAGAGTAAGCGGAAAAAATTCATTTATTGGCGCAGGATCTGGTAATATAAATATAAAAGATTATAGTTTTATTGGTGGAGGATCTGGGAATTTCAATAGCGGATTATATGCTAGTATAGTTGGAGGAGTTAGTGGAATTAACAGTGGAGCTAATTCATTTATTGGGGGAGGACTTAGAAATACTACAATAGCAAACTATTCATCAATTGTTGGGGGTTCTGGAAATAGAATAAATGACCAATACTCTTTTATTGGAGGAGGAGAACTCAACATTACTAGCGGGACAAACTCTACTATATGTGGCGGCGAGGATAATCGATCAAATGGAGCTTTTAATTTTATTGGTGGTGGAGAACATAATATAGCAATTGGAAGTGATGCTTTTATTGGAGCTGGACAATTTAACTCTACAAGTGGAGCATCTTCATCTGTTGTTGCGGGATTTGGTAATATGGCAAATGGAAACTTTGCATTTATTGGAGGAGGAGGAGGTAATACAATCACAAGCGGAATTCATTCATTTATTGGGGGGGGAGAAGCTAATTCTGTAAATGCATCAGGAGCGGCAATTGTTGCTGGAAGCAATAATACTATTGTAATTGGAGACTATAGCGCTATCATGGCGGGTGGCGGTAATTTTATTAGTGGAACTTTATCATTTATAGGAGGCGGGGCTTTTAATAAAACTAGTGGTATAAACTCCACAATTTGTGGTGGCGAAAATAATCGATCCAATGGAGGATTTTCATTCATTGGCGGCGGGGAAGATAATATAGCACGCGGAAGCGGTGCTTTTATTGGTGCTGGCAAGGCTAATTCGGCAAGTGGAGTATCTTCATCTATTGCTGCGGGACTATCTAATACAGCAAATGCAAATTATTCATTTGTTGGTGGGGGATACACAAATATAATTATTAATGGAGACTATTCATTCATTGGTGGTGGAGAAGCTAATAGTTCAAGTGGATTAGCCACAGCAATTGTTGCTGGCAGTAATAATACTATTACAAGTGGAGATTATAGCGCTATAATGGGAGGAGCAGTTAATGATATTAAAGGAGATTTTTCATTAATTGGAGCGGGGACTTACAATAAAAACAGCGGAACGCATTCATTTATTGGTGCTGGAAATAATAATGTTATTAAAAGTGGAAATTATAGCATCGTAGGTGGAGGTCAATACAATACTTGTAGTGGAAGTAATTCGGCAGTGTTAGGCGGATATAGTAATGAAATTATTCTTGGAGGTTATTCATTCATTGGTGGTGGACAAGGAAACAAAGTTTACGGTAGTAATTCAAATATTAATGGAGGAAATAATAATACAATTAACGCTTTTGGTGCAAATTCATGCATTAATGGTGGACTTGGTAATGAAATCAATTCAGATATATCAAATATTAATGGAGGAGAAAACAATATACTTTCTGGATCTTATACATCTATTGGTGGAGGATCTGAAAATACCACATCTGCAAATTATTCAGTTCTTGGTGGAGGAGAGGTTAATGCAATTACAACTGGAAATCATAATTCTATAGTAGGTGGATCAGCTAATGTTTGCGGAGGTAATAAATTATTTATTGGGGGTGGTGGCGCAAACTATGTTACTGGCGAGTATTCAGTTATTGTTGGCGGATCTGGCAATCAGATTAAGTCTGGAATTAATAGTGTTATAGCAGGAGGAAGAGAGAATACTTCTAGCGGTCAATATTCAACTATTGGAGGAGGATGGGTTAATGTAATCACTAGCGGAGAAAATTCATTCATTGGTGGAGGTCAAGAAAATACCTCTAGTGGCAGGTACACAACTATTGTGGGAGGCACTAAACATATTACCAGTGGAGATTTTTCAAGTATTTTAGGAGGAAGAAGAGCTTCAATTCCAGCTTCTCATAGTGGATCTACAGTAATAGCTGATGGCGATAATAGAGTACACTTATCAAGAGCCGCAAATGCTTGTACATTAGACTTCGCAGCTGGAACTTATTTCAGCCTGCCAGCTTTTGCTGGGTTATCTAGTCAAACTGGAAAATTTGGAGAAATGGCAGTTAGCGGATCTGGTCTTTACATTTGTACTGGCACTGCTGGAAGTGGATGGGGAAGAGTTTTCTTGTCTACTTTTTAGTATTTAACCTCAATTCCTTTGCTCTCAAATGTTTTCATTTGTTCAAAGTGTTTAGCTCCTTTTCTCTTTTGTGAATAGTCTTTAAAGTACTTTTCTTTAACAGGATCAACTCCTCCAGCTTGATCTGCACGACGCTGACTCATCTCTGAGCTGTAGTCGAGCATATCTCCATAGGAACCCTTTTTAGAGGCTGTACGGTCCACAAATTGATTAGAGTTAAATGGATCGATCTGAGTATCAATGGATGCATTGGGAATGGTAAAAACGCGCTGCCAAGGCTCATTGAGTTCATCCTCTTCTCCAAAGTATTCGTGAGGATCATTCATTCCTTGGAGAATTTCGCGATATTCATTTGTTGATTCATTGAGGTAAATGTAAAGGGGCATACTATATAATAAAAAAACAGGTAGTTTTCACTACCTGTTTTATTATTTGTTTATTTATTAGCCGACTTACGAGATTGGAACTTTAAACTTATCAGAAGCTTGAAGTTTTTGTTTAGGCATTGTAATTTTCAAGACTCCGTTTTTAAGAGAGGATGAAATCTTTTCAACGTCAACCAGTTTAGAAAGCTTGATTTGATATCCATAAGGATAATCAAGATTTGAGCTTTTTGCTTCAAGAAGACTACTGGATGCGGTGATATTAACCTCTGTTTTTTCAGAGCCAGGCATAATCATCAATGCTTCATAATGATTTTCAAGAGTCTTAATTTTAACCGCTCCATTAAAGCAACAATTGCTTTCTGGATATAGAAGGCTATTAAAGTATTGTTCAGTTTTATTGTCTATCATATAATTATATTAATATATTTTTAATTAAAAGTCAAGAAAAAACTTTATCTAAAATAATTTCAGCTGTATTTTTATACGAGAATTTTTTGCTCATTTCAATTCCAGAAACATTAGAGACTTTGTATTTTTTAACCGCAGATTCCATGGCTGCAACCACAGCTTCTTCGCTCCAAGAGTAAAATTCACCTTGATTAAATTCGTGTCCTTTCAAGAAGAAAACTCCATCGTGCGCTGGAATTTTTCCATCTGATTCAACCAAAATAGAATTCTCAGATGTTGCCCAGTCTTTATGAGATGTTTCATTCAAAACAATTGACCATTTGCCTAAACAAGTAGCATTGAATGCTGGAAGATTCCAACCTTCAGCCCCACTCAAACCAGTCAAATCAATATCAATAGCATTTAAAAATTCATTGACTTCTTGATTAGTTTGTAGGTAAGGAATAAAATTAATATTAGTATATCTTTTTCCTTGTAACAAATTGTTAATGATAGCTTGCATTTGCTCTGGTTTGAAAAATGGGTTAGTAACACAGCAAGAAAGCTGATATTCATTATTATTTCCATACTTATTAAGCCAAGTTTTAATAATTTTTTCAGTATGCTTTCGATGCTCAAATTTACCCATCAAACCAAAGTGAACTACATCTAAATACTTTTTATTTGTGATGTGAAGATCAGGATCGAAACCCATAGGCACAAAACTAGTATTTTCACATCCAAGATCAATGAATTTATTTTGAGCATAAGTTGAGCTAAAAAAGATTTTATCTTGAGCTTGAGCAATAGCTACTTCAGTTTTTGTTGGTTCACTACACTCGTAGAATGTTAAAAGATTCTGATTAGGATTTTTGCGATCATCAGAACTATTCAAATGCCACAGCTTAAATGCTGGAACATCTTTTTTTAAGGCATCAAATCTTTGATTGATAGACTTTTGAAGAAATTCTTTAAATTCGTTAGATAAATTGAAAACTGACAAATCAACATTCCCAAAAGGAAACAAACCGATTTCAATATTTTTATTGAAAAATTCTTTAAGAATGTTGACGCTGACATTTCCGAAACTTAAACTATTAAGGGCTGCTTGTACTAGGAGTTTCATTAGAATGGAATATTCCAGCCACCATCGACATCTTCAGATTGATCTTGGTTGGATTGTTTAGGTTTTGTGGTTGTATTTTTTTCATCAGATTTTGAATCTGCAAAATTTTCACCTTCAGGTTTAACCGTCTGCTTTTGAGATGAATTCATAAACTTAACTTTGTCCGCTCGAATATATGGTTTATTTTGAGTAGAGCCGTCTTTTCCAGTCCAAGAAGACATGCAAAGCTCTCCCTCAATCATAATTTCTTTTCCTTTCTTTAAAAATTCCATGCAAATTTCGGCAAGCCTATCCCAGCACTCGCAGTCAATAAAACATTTATTTTTAGCTTGAGAGTCAGAGATGCAAACTCTCAACGTGCAGACTTGCTTGCCAGTAGAGATTGTTCGTGATTCTGGGTCTTTTACTACGTTTCCAATTCCGATGATTTTATTATACATAATTTAGTTCTTTTTTGGCTTTAATAATGAATTTATTGTGAATGTCTATACATCCTTGAATACTCATGCCGAGTTCTTTAGCGATTAATTTCCAAGGAACGACTTTATTGTACATTGAATCATACCTCATGTCAATCATTTTTCTCACTCTCGCATCAGGATATTTTTTTGCATAATCAAGAATGCTTTGAATTAATTCTTGCTTGTGAATAGATTTTGTGAAGTCTTCGCAGAAAGGTTCTAAAATAATTTTATCAAGAGGATCTTCCATCATTTTTTTATTTTTATTATAAAGATTTAAGCACTTCCATCTTGTTTCATTTGCTAGGTGAGTAGAGAATTTTGTGTTTCTATCTGGCTCATATTTTAAAGCAGCACAATAGATTGTAAAATCTTTTTCCAGCAAAACATCATGCTTATTAACAATGCCAGAATAGTCTGGAATAACACGATTAACCATTTCTAAATAAATCCCAGAGTGGCGATTGATGAGTTCTTTTAAACTTTCATCATCACGATTCTCTTTAATTTTATTGATGAGAGATAAATCAGAGTCCACGGTTAATCCAATCTTTAGGAACAATCCCTGTTAAAATTGTATGAGAAATAGCTTGAATCCATCTTTCATCATTCATAGTGTCCCATGTAAAAGCCGAATCAGCATTCTTTTGCAAGAAAGAATTGTTTTTTTCTTCATCTTCATTTGCATTTGGAACTAAAGTTCCATCTGGAAGAGTTCTATTAATAAATACAATTTTTCCACCTCGCTCTTTTACCCAATTAAATTCATTCTCAAATCTAACATCGCTAATGATTACTATTTTGTTAGAATGCATTCTTTTTTCAAGAGCCTCAATCCAAACGTTATCATTTAGCTTGCGCCTTACATGAGTTCCCCATGTTACCAAAAGTGGCCGAATAATATCTTTTTCTTCTGTAACTTCTGTGAAAATGTCAATGCCTAAAGTTTTTTTAACAAAACTTTTACATTCATACTTCAATTCTTTAGCAAAAGATAATTTTTGAGTTTTAACTTTATACTCTTTAAAAATTTCAACGAAGCTATCAGCTAAAGTATCTTTGCCACTTCTAGCTGGTCCACAAATTCCAATAATTCTATCGTTCATACTCCTGTGCTACCAAAGCCCCCCTCTCCTCTTTGTGTTGGTTCAAAAGAATCGCACTGTTCAAGCTCAACAAAATTTGATTTCTGGAAAACTAATTGTGCGATTTTATCACCTTTTTTATAAATATACTGAGGATTGATATCAATAGCGTGTCTAGCAACGAATCGTCCAATATTATTAACATCTTCTGGAGAAGGAATGTATTTGAACCTTACTTTGATAGTTCCTCTATAGCTAGAATCAATAACTCCAACACTATTGCAGAGAGCAAGATTTTTAGTTGAAATTGAAGATCTGGGAAAAAGCAAAGTATGATGATCAGATCCTGGATCAATAATCAATCCAGAGTCATACTCAATATAATCAATGTGAGTATAACCTAGTGATTCAGTGTATTCACCAACAATATTTGGTTCTGAATTTGCGAAAATATCATAGCCAACATCTCCATTAGATGGAGGGCTAATCAAAGAAATGTTATTGACTTTAAGTTTATTCATTTATAAATTTGATTAAATCTGATGAGAATTCATGAAGACCAACGTCTGCCAAGATTTTAGGAGCATAAATCATATGTAAATTTTCCAGATCTTTCAAAATTGGTATAACAACAATCATAGCTCCAATTGGAAAGTTTACAACTTTTGAACCATCGACTATTTTTTGAACTGCCAGTGATGCTGCTTCTTCAGCAGATTTTGCCGATACTGATACCTCCCAGTTAGCGCTTGAGCATAAATATTCTTGTTGTGGTTCGTCCATTAAGATAATTAAGCATAGAATTGTATGCTGTCAAGTAAAATTTATACATAAAGTAAAAATATATTTGCACGCAGTTGAAAAGCGTTACGTTTTCATTTTAAACTCGCTCTCGCTCGTATAATACTTCGCTTCGCTCAGTATTATATTAGTGCAGTTCCACAATTCAAGTGAAAAAGTGCAATGAATAAAGATTTTTTTCAAAAATCTTTAATTAATTTGCGAAGCAAATTAATTATTCAGAGCATCTACAAATTTAACGGCAACCTCGCTTCGCTCGGTAATACTTCGCTTCGCTCAGTATTATGTATATCAAATTTTAATCTGTCAACGGCAAAATTAAAGAAAATTTCCATTTGCTATTCTTGATTCCTGCACTATGGTGTAAGATATTAGCCATGAGTATTTTTGACGAACAAGTATCTAGAAAACCCAACCTTTATCCCTGGACAGAGCAATTTATTGATGCTATGCATAACAATGCGTGGTCTCATAAAAGGTGGAATTTTAAATCAGACGTTCAAGATTTTAAAGTTTCCCTGAGTGAGAGAGACAGGGAAATCATCATCCGCACATTGTCTGCAATTGGGCAAATTGAAGTTGCTGTTAAAACATTTTGGGCAAAATTAGGAGATAATCTTCCGCATCCAGCCATTCAAGATCTTGGTTTTGTAATGGCAAATACAGAAGTTGTTCATAATAATGCTTATGAAGCACTGCTAACAATACTTGATTTGAATGATGTGTTTGAGGAAAATCTCAAGCTTGATTGGATTCAAGGAAGAGTGAAGTATTTGAAAAAGTATACCCATCGCTTCTACAAAGATTCTAAAAAGCAGTTTCTTTATAGCATCATACTATTCACTCTCTTTGTTGAAAACGCTTCGCTGTTTAGCCAGTTTTATGTTATTAACTGGTTCGGTAAAAATAACTTACTAAAAGATACTAATCAGCAGGTTAGATATACTAAAAACGAAGAGATGATTCATGGCCTTATTGGAATCCAAATCATCAACGATATCAGAAAAGAGTTCCCCGAATTATTTGATGCTGAACTTGAGGCGAGAATTCTGCACGAAGCTCAAGAAGCTTTGATTGCAGAGTCTAAAATTATTGATTGGATTGTTAATGGAGCCGAAGAAGATTTGTTATCCGCCGCAATTCTTAAAGAATTTGTGAAAAATAGAATCAATGAATCATTTGGTTTGATTGGATTCAAGAAAGCCTTTTCAATCGACGAAGAACTTCTTGCTAAAACAAAATGGTTTGACGAGAGTTTATACGGAAACACAGCATCTGATTTCTTTTACAGTACTCCAGTAGAGTACTCTAAAGACAATAAGAGTTTCGATGAAAACGATTTGTTCTAAAAAACTAGAGATTTATTAATAAGACATTATAACTAACATGGAAAAAAATATTTACTGGCTCAATGCAGATTCTCGCAAATTTTTAAGCAGCGGTTACTTGATGGACGGCGAAACTGCTGAGCAAAGAATATCTGATGTTGCACAAACAGCAGAAAGTCTTTTGTCTGTAAGCGGAGATTGCATTGCTAAAGTTAATGCTTACCTCAAATGCAAAAGCTTTGCTGAGAAGTTCGCTGACTATGTTGAGCGTGGATTTTATTCGCTATCATCTCCTAATTGGTCTAATCTCGGCAGAAAAAGAGGTCTTCCAATTTCTTGTTTTGGAACTTATCTAGAAGATTCTATAGAGTCTATTACTGGCCACAAACTTGCTGAAATCAGCATGATGACAAAGTCTGGAGGAGGTACTAGCGCATTCTTTGGCAATGTTCGTCCTAGAGGATCTAAAATTTCATCTGGTGGAGAATCAACAGGTTCAGTTCATTTCATGGAACTCTATGATAAGATGATGACTGTTGTTTCTCAGGGAAATACCAGAAGAGGAGCTTGCGCAACATATCTTCCAATCGATCATGGTGATATTGAAGAGTTTTTAAAGATTAAATCCGAAGGAAATGACATTCAAGAACTCTCAATTGGAGTTTGCGTCTCTAATCAATGGATGCAGGATATGATTGATGGTAACAAGGAAAACAGAAGAATCTGGGGCCTTGTGATTCAAAAAAGATTTGAAAGCGGATATCCATACATTTTTTTCTCTGACAATGCTAATGATCAAGCTCCTCAAGTTTATAAAGATAAAAATTTAAAAATCAGTCATTCAAATCTCTGCAATGAAATTATGCTTGCTGATTCTCCAACAGAATCTTTTGTTTGTAATTTATCATCTCTGAATCTTGATAAGTGGGAAGAGTGGAAAGATACTGATGCTGTTGAAACAATGGTCTTTTTCTTGGATGCTGTCATGACAGAGTTCATTAATAAAACTGAAAACATGGCATTCATGAGTCATGCTCGCAACTTTGCAATCAATCAAAGAGCGCTTGGTATTGGAGTTCTTGGGTGGCACTCGCTGCTTCAATCTAAAATGATTCCTTTTGAATCAATGGAAGCTAAAATTTTAAATAATCAAATTTGGAAAACGATCAGAAATCGTGCTGATGCGGCTACTGAACAATTAGCTGAGATCTACGGTGAACCAGCGTTACTCGAAGGCTATGGTCGTCGCAATGTGACTACAATCGCTGTTGCTCCAACAGTAAGCTCCAGCTTTATTCTTGGTCAAGTGTCTCAGGGTATTGAACCTTTAAATGGAAACTACTTTGTTAAAGGATTGGCTAAAGGAGACTTCTCTTATCAAAATCCCTATTTGGAAAAATTGCTAATTGAAAAAAATCAAAACTCCGCAGAAGTTTGGAAATCTATTTTAATTAGGGGCGGATCTGTTGCTCATTTAGATTTTTTATCTGAAAATGAAAAAGCCACCTTTAAAACCTTTGGAGAAATCTCTCAAAAAGAAATTATTATTCAAGCTGCTCAGCGTCAAAAATACATTGACCAAGGCCAAAGTTTAAACATCATGATTCCTCCTTCAGCATCTGCAAAAGAAGTGAATCAACTTATGATTTTTGCATGGGAGCAAGGAATCAAAGGTTTATATTATCAAAAGAGCGCTAATCCAGCACAAGAATTAGCCCGCTCTATTCTCAATTGCGAATCATGCCAAGCATAATTCCAGTCAAATTATTTAAAAAAAGTGTATTAATATTTATGGAAATAGATTTTTCAGATAGAATTAAACAACTCTTTGATACTTCAGAATCTGCAAAAAGATCTGGACCAAAAAGTGCCGCTCAAACTCCATCTGCTCCCAGCGAGCGTAAAAAAGGATCGTCTAAAAATCCTAAAGGTTCGGCTGGAGAAGATGGTGGAAAAATTGAATTTGCTGAAAAAATCATAAATTCTTTGCAGGAAAAAGTAAGATCTCATAATGAAAATCATGATAAGAAAGTTTCCTTATCTCAACTGAAGAAAATTTATAGAAGAGGTCTTGGAGCATTTTCCTTCTCCCATCGTCCAGGTCAAAGTAGAAGTAGCTGGGCAATGGCTAGAGTTAATATGTTTTTAAAAATGCTTCGTGGAGAAAAAGTTAAAGACTCTTACAGGTCTGCTGATCAAGACGTTGCATCTGGAAGTGAAGCTTACTATGAAGAAAAGCCAGAAGATTGTTTCTGGAAGTTTGATTCAATTGATTTTGATCTAGCTCGAATTGATTTGATCAAAGCTGGAGTGGATTTATTTTACGAAGCAAATATTGATTTGTCAGACATTGATTACTCTGAAGCAGAAAAGAAAACTCTCAACAAACCATTTAGACTTCCAAGCGGATCTAATAAAAAATTCGGAGTTTATGTTAAAAATGACAAAGGAAATATTGTTGTTGTAAAGTTTGGAGATCCTAACATGGAAATCAAACGCGATGATCCTGCTCGACGTAAAAATTATCGAGCAAGACATCAATGTGATACTAACGTTGGACCAAAATGGAAAGCTAATTATTGGAGTTGTAAATTTTGGAGTAGTAAGCCAGTATCTTCTTTAGCCTCGGAAGATTATGATGATATTGATGAAGATGAAGAGGAATGGTTAGATGATGGTTTTGTAGATCAAAATGAACTCTTTATACACCTACCAGAGCTTAGAGATATTGAAGAAAGTTTTGAAGATTTTTGAAGTTCATTTATAATCATGCATAGACATGAGTGAAAAATGAAACAGCATATATTAATAAGCTCAATAGTGCGAAATAGGGGAGATAAATTACTAAATTATTTTAATCAAATTTTAAATTTTGTAAAAAATTTAAGTGATGAATATGATTTTTCTATAAGTATTTATGAAAATGATTCAGTTGATAATTCAAAAGAAATTTTAAAATCTCAGGATTATTCCCTATTTGTTGAATCATTTATTAAAACTGAAAATATAGGAACTATATATTACCACTCTGTTACAGATGCTCAAAGAGTAATTAATTTTGCCAATGCTAGAAATAAAACTATTGAAGATTTAAATCTTGAAAAATATTCAAATATATTAATTATTGAACCAGATATTGTTTATTCTTTTGATAGTATAAAAGAAATTATAACAAAATCATTAGCTCCTGAAAATACTGATATTTATTCAGGAGTTTTAATGATGAATAACATTCCTTATGATACGTGGGGAATGCGTAGGAATTCTACCGAAGAATGGGGAGGGTTTTCTAGTGATTTTGCATGGAATCCAATTAAAGAATTTTGGTCAACAGCTAATGGGGTATGTTTGTATAATATACAACCATTCTTAAATGGTTTAAAATTCTCTTCATTTAATAAAAGATTACAAAAACACGACTGCGATACCGCAGTTTTGTGTGAAGATTTTAGAGAAATGGGACACTCTAATATCATCATTAATCAATCAGTTAGACTGTATCATGAAAGATAAAATTTTATTTTTTAACAATTCAATAGAAGCGTGTGGCGTTTATCAATATGGAAAACGAACGGCTAACATTGTCAAAAAATCATTAAAGTTTGATTTCATCTATTTAGAAGTATCAAATCAAGAAGAAGTGCGATTTTCTATAAATCATTTTAAACCTACAGTATGTATTTTTAATTATCATCCAATTACAATGCACTGGCTTGATTTATCTGAAATTAATATTTGTAAAGTTGGTTTAGTACATGAAACTGAAATATCTAATTTTGACTTTTACATTCATTTAGATCCCCAGTATAATGAAAATAAAAATAATTTTAAAGTTGTTAGACCAATTTTAAAGTTTGATAATTTTGAAAAAATAAAAAATAATATTCCATCAATAGGAAGTTTTGGTTTTGGTTTTGAAAATAAAGGGTTTGATAAAATTTGTTCTTTAGTTAATGATCAATTTGATGAAGCTGTCATAAATTTAAATATAACTTTTAGCCATTATTGTGGAAATAATTTTGAAAATGAACAAATTAAACAAAAATGTTTATCTAAAATAACTAAACCTAATATTAAACTTAATTTAACTAATAACTTTATTTCAGATAAATCCGTATTAGATTTTTTAAATTCAAATGATATTAATATATTCGCTTACGACCATCTACCAAATAGGGGAGCTTCTTCTGTTTTGGATTATGTGATTGCTATTGATAAACCAATAGGGTTATCTTCATCTCATATGTTTAGACATGTAAACTATAAACATAAAAATCTTTTTTCAATTGAATCAAATTCAATTATTGATATTATTAATAATCCTATAGATCATATTTTGTCTTTAAGAGAAGAGTGGTCGCATGATAATTTAATTGCTGAATACGAAAAAATAATTGAAAAAATTAGCTTTACAATATAGCATCTCATATGCTTAATTTAGGAAATTTATACGTTTCAGACTTTTTAAAGATGAGTGCAGATTCTTCTATTAAAAAGAAGTATCCTCTAGAGTTAAAAATCAATAAAGATATTGGAGCGCCAAGTCTTACAGAAATGCCGCCAAGTTCGGAGATGTGGGGTCAGTATTGGTATAGATCAGGAACGAATGATTCTATGAAGAGAGATCTCAAGGAGATTGTAGATGAAATCTGTAAGCGTGTATCATTAAAAAATGAAGACCTTTGGTTAGATATTGCTTGTAATGATGGGACGCTGCTCTCTTTTATTCCAGAAGGAATCAAGAGGATGGGTATCGATCCAGCTGACGACTCTTACTATGCAGAGTCAATTAAAATTGCAGATGATGTTATTCAGGATTATTTTTCCTACGATTCTTTCCAAAAATCTAATTTTTCAGAAAGTAAACCAAAGATAATTACTACAATAGCAATGTTCTATGATTTGGAAGATCCAGACTCATTTATTAAAGATATTGTAAAAGTAATGGATTCTAATGGGGTGTGGGTTATTCAAATTTCTTACACTCCATTAATGTTGGCTCAGATGGCATTTGATAATATTTGTCATGAGCATTATTATTATCATTCTTTATCTAGTCTGAAAATTTTATTGGAAAGAAATGGAATGGAAGTCGTTGACGCAGATTTAAACGATGTGAATGGCGGTAGCATTAGAGTCTATATTCAAAATAAAAATAGAACAAAAGAAACCTTTGGAACGGCCCCCCTGAGAGATGTTTGTAAATTTAGAGTTGAGGCTATACTTGAATCTGAAAAGAAATATGATATTTCCAAAGAGGAAATTTGGGATAAATTTCATCAAAGTATTCAAGATTTAAAGGAAGAAGTAGTGGGCTTTATTACAAGTGAAAAAGCAAAAGGAAAAACAATTGCTGGCTATGGAGCGTCAACAAAGGGCAATACACTTCTTCAGGTTTTTGGATTAGATAAAAATCTCATTAGTTATATAGCGGAAAGATCTCCATACAAGTATGGTCTTAAAACTGTAGGAACTGAAATACCAATTATTTCAGAAGATGAAATGAGAGAATTGAAGCCAGATTATTTACTAGTTCTTCCTTGGCATTTTATAAATGAATTTGTAGAAAGAGAACGTGAATTTTTAGAAAATGGTGGTAAATTCATTGTTCCATGTCCAAAATTTCAAATTATTAGTTTATAAAAATGACCTATTATTCTCAAGCAAATCAAGATAAATGGGTATGCGAATTCTTAAATTTTAAACAAAATGGTTTTTATTTAGATATCGGCGCATATGATGGCATTCAAACTAGCAATACATTTGTTTTAGAAAAAGATTTAAATTGGAGTGGAATTTGTGTTGAAGCTAATAGTGAAGTTTTCAATACGTTATCATTAAATAGGAAATCTAAAAATTTAAATTTAGCAGTTTTAGACTATAAAGGTTATTGTAGTTTTTATCGCGATTCTGTTAGAAATGATAATATTGGAAATCTAACGCCATGTGACACTTTAAATAATATTTTAGAACAAAATGATGCTCCATCTATTATAGATTACATGTCAATTGATATTGAGGGTTCTGAATTCAACGCTCTGAAAGATTTTGATTTTAAAAAATGGCAAATTAATTTAATAACAATTGAACATAATTTGTATGTTGATGGGGATTTTAATAAAAATAGATTATTTAAATTACTTAGCGAGAATAATTTTGAAAGAGTTTTTGAAGATGTTGTTTGTTTAGATACTAATCCAAATTTTTATCAAAAACCATATGAAGATTGGTATGTAAATAAAAATATTTTATAATATGAAAAAAATTATTATTACAGGAGTTACTGGACAAGACGGCAGTTTTATGGCGGATTTTCTTTTGCAAAATACAAATCATACAGTAATAGCAGGAGTAAGACGCTTGAGTATTACTAATCATAAAAACATTCAACATTTAAAAAATAATTCTAGATTTAAATTAATTGATTTAGATATTACAGATGCGCAAAATGTAGAAGAAGTTATTCGTACTGAGCAGCCAGATTATTTTATTAATTTTGCAGCGAATTCATTTGTTGGTAATAGTTGGACTATGCCAGTGAATCACATGAACACAAATTGCATGGCAGTTTTATATCAGTTAGAAGCTATTAGAAAGTTTGCGCCTCAGTGTAGATATTACAATGCTGGCTCTTCAGAAGAGTTTGGGGATGTCTCTTACATCCCGCAGGATGAATCACACCCACTTCGTCCTAGAAGTCCATACGGAGCTTCAAAAGCTTCAGCAAGACATCTTGTAAAGGTTTACAGAGACTCGTATAATTTGTTTGCTATACAAGGGTGGCTATTCAATCATGAAGGAATTCGTCGAGGAGAAGAATTTGTAACTCGTAAAATTACGAAAAACGTTTCTCGTATTTGTAAATCTATAAAGAATAACGAGCAATTTCAACCGCTTGAACTTGGAAATTTAGAATCAAAAAGAGACTGGAGTGACGCTGAAGATTTTGTCGAAGGAGTTTGGCTAATGCTTAATCAAGACAATCCAAATGAATATGTGCTATCATCTAATGAAACACATTCTATTAGAGAATTTGTTGAATTAGCTTTTTCTGAAATTGGAGTATCTGGCTATTGGAGTGGAGATGGTTTGAATGAACAATACATCATCGCTAACCACCTCCTTGAACAATCTAATTTAAAATCTTCAGTATTAGTAGCAATTAATTCTAAATTTTATCGACCTGCCGAAGTGGATCTTCTCTGGGGGGATTCTACAAAAGCTCGTCAAGAACTAAACTGGATTCCAAAAACATCTTTTGAAAATCTCGTTTGTAAGATGGTAAAAAATGACCTTGACGAACTTTAAGGCTATTGTATAATGCTGAATGCCAGCTAAAAAGACTAAGCCAAAAGCTCAAAGAAAAGTTAATAAAAAGAAAATTCTCATAAGATTGGTGCTTATTCCCGCAAAGGATAAGCGCCTTTTTTATATGCGCGAAATGCACTTTTTGAATATTCTATGTGAGAGATATTCTGAAGAGTTCATGGAAGTTGCTTCTTTTGATAAGCAGTTTGATTCTTTAGCATATCTAGTTAGTGAAAAGCTCAAAGATACGTTAGATCAAAAGTTCAGAGCTTTCAACTTTACCGTTGACACTTCAAGGTACGAGAGTTATAATCTAGGTGATAAGTGTGATTCTGATGCATCTATCATTAATAAAACTAAAACCATCAAAGACTTTCTAAATGAGCAAAATTAAAGATAAAGAGTTTGTAAAATCCTCAGATGTTCTGGGATCATTCCTCAAGCAAAATTCTGAAGATCACTATAATTTTGAAGACGAAACTGACTATAAAGTTTCTAGTGGATCGCTTCAGCTAGATTTGCATTTAGATGGTGGATTGGGACCAGGATTACATAGATTTTGCGGGCCAAATGAAACTGGAAAAACATCATGCGCCCTTTCATTCATGAAGGGCTTTTTAGATAATAGTTCTAATCGTAAAGGCTTTTACATCAAAGCCGAAGGTCGCCTTTCCAAACAGATGAGAGAAAGATCTGGTATTAAATTTGTTTTCTCTGCTGATGAATGGGTTGATGGAACTTGCTTTGTATTTGAAACAAATATTTATGAAACTGCTGTTGATGCTATGCGTCAACTCGTAACTAAGAATGATGAAAATAAATTCTACTTTTTTCTTTTAGATTCTGTTGATGGACTCATTTCTAAAGGAGACTTAGACAAGGGATTTGAGGATAGTAATAAGGTTGCTGGTGGAGCCGTGATTGCTGGTAACTTTATGAAGCGAATGTCAATCTCTCTATGCAAGAGGGGCCACTTAGCAATTTTTATCAGTCAAGTTCGAGCAGATATTAAACTTGATCCATACTCTAAAGCTCCAGTACGCCAAACTTCTGCTACTGGCGGTAATGCTCTGCTTCACTTTGCCAACTGGATTCTTGAGTTTGAACCAAGATTCAAGGGAGATCTTATTCTCAAAAATCCTAATGATAATAAAATTGATTTGATCAATAATCCAATCATTGGTCACTTTGCAAAAGCTACAGTTAAAAAGTCTCCTAATGAAAAGACAAATTTAACCATTCCATATCCTATTAAATATGGAAGAACAAATGGTAATTCAATTTGGATTGAGAAAGAAATTGTTGATATGCTTTATGCATGGGAGTTTATCTCTCGCAAAGGAGCTTGGATTAATATCTCAGACGAGTTTCGGCAATTAGTCCTTGAAGAAACTGCTATCATTATTCCTGAAAAAATTCAAGGTGCTGAGAATTTATTCTTGTTTATTGAGAATGACGCTAAATTAGCAACTTTCCTGATTGGATATTTTAAGAAACTCATTAATAATGAAGTTTAAAAATATCAATGGTAATCCATCGTTTTTAAAAAATTCTAAGAAATATGCTATTAATTGGGAAGTTGATAGTCGCAGCAAATTCCAAACAACTGTTAAAAACTTTTTAAAATCTTATTGGGAGGGTGATAAAGTTTTTGAAGAGATGCGCGTTGTTGGAACAGCTTTGTCTTTAGACTTTTACAACTATAATAAAAAAGTTGCTGTTGAAGTGCAAGGTTTACAGCACACTCAATATGTTAAATTCTTTCACAGGAATAAACTGCAATACTTAAAACAATTAAAAAGAGATGACAAAAAGTTAAAGTTTTGCGAAGTCAACGAAATAGTTTTAATAGAAATTTATCCCAAAGACGTTCTCAATCGGGAGCTATTCTTGAATTTTGGAGTTGAACTATAAATCCGCCATTGACAAAACTACTAGTCTCGCTTATACACATATATGATCTACGATTATGAATTAGAAAAACAGTTGCTTGCAGCTTTAATCAAAGAGCCAGATGATTATTGTGAGATTTCTAATTTTATTAACTCTAGAGATTTTTACTCTGACAATACCAATTTACACTCTTCAATCTTTTCAATTATCAAGCAAGCTATTGATAAGAGCGAAGGGGTGGATGAGGTTATCATTGCTCAAAGAGTAAATTCTCTAGGATTATCTTTTGAGGATAATGTTAATCCATCTGATTATATTCGGTCTTTAGGAATGAGAAAAGTTCCCAAGGGAAACCTGATTAAAACAGCTAAGGAGTTAAAAAAATACACAGTGCGTAGAGAAATCTACGAGTCTGCTCGCGAGGTCGCTAAGAAAATGAAGGGCATAAGTCCTGATTCTACTTACACAGACATCATTTCCCAAGCAGATCAAATTTATAATTCTCGCATTAATTTGTATGAATTAGGAAACGATACTCCAGAAAATATTTACGAAGAGATGGAAGCTCTCGTTGAGGAGAGAGGAAACAATCCAGTTGTCGAATTCGGCATGATGGGTCCGCATAAAAAAGTAAATCAAATCTATGGATCTCTTCTTCGCCCTGGGAATATCACTGTGATCGTTGCTAGAAGTGGTGTTGGTAAAACTCAATTTTGCATGGATTACAGCACCAAGGTTGCCGTCAAGTATGGCATCCCAGTATTACATTTCGACAATGGAGAAATGAGTAAAGAAGAACTCATCATGCGACAATGTGCTGCACTCTCTGGAGTTCCCATGCATTTGATTGAAACTGGAAACTGGCGTAAAGCTGGACAAGATGTAGTTGACAAAATTAGATCAGTGTGGAGTCAAATTAAAAATCTCCAATTCTATTACTACAATGTTGGCGGCATGGATGTTGACTCTATGATTAAAACTCTCAAGCGTTTTTATTATGGAAAAGTTGGTCGTGGCAATCGAATGATTTTTTCATTCGACTACATCAAAACCACTTCTGAATCTGGGGGTGGAAAGAATGAGTGGCAAGTTGTTGGTGAGATGGTAGACAAGTTTAAAAAGTGCGTCCAGAAAGAAATCTTGCATGATGGAAATCCTATCATTCCAATGATTACATCAGTTCAGTCTAACCGAAGTGGAATTACAAACAACAGAAACTCGTCAAATGTTATTGATGACGAAAGTGTAGTTTCTCTTTCTGATCGAATTACTCAGTTCTGCTCTCACATGTTTATTCTTAGAAACAAAACTGCTGATGAAATTGAGTCCGAAGGTCGCAACTTTGGAACTCATAAACTCATCAATGTGAAAGCTCGACATCTTGGTCAAGATATTGCTGGAGCAGTTGAGCCTATTAGAATTGGAGATACTCTTAGAAAGAACTTCATCAATTTAGATTTTAAAAACTTCTCCATTAGCGAACGGGGTGATCTTCGTGACATCGCTAACTCAATGGATACAAATGGAGAACTAGAAACCGATGAAGATGACGACTTGCCAAGTTTCCGTTGATCCCAATCAGATCAAAAGTACTCTAGAATCTGTTGGCTACAAGCTAATGGATTTTGGAAATCACTGGAGAACCAGCGCTCTTTATAGAGGTGGAGACAATTCCACTTCTATTAGAATCTATAAAAACACTGGAGTGTGGACAGATTTTGTATCTGGTTCTCAATCTTTTCCACTAGAAAAACTGCTACAATTAACAGTCTCTGGAGACAAGAAAAAACTTAACAAGATTCTTGATTCTTTAAATAAATCAGAAGACTTTTTTTATGAGCCTAAACAATTAATCGAAATGGAACGAATCTACCCAGACTCAATATTAGAGAAGCTATTTCCTAATTACTCTTTTTATACCAAGAAGAACTATAAAGAATCAACTCTTAAATTTTATAAAACTGGATTTGCTGGCGAGGGCAAAATGTATCGCCGCATGGTGTTTCCAATTTATAACGAGAACTCTCAAATCATTGGATTCAGTGGTAGAAAAATTGATAACTTTGAAAAGATTCCAAAATGGAAGCACTTGGGACAAAGAAAAAACTGGATTTATCCAGCACACATTCCCGCAGTCAAAACAGTAGATTCTTGGATAAAAGAAAAAGAAGAAGTGATATTAGTAGAGAGCATTGGAGACAGCATGGCTCTTTATGAAAACAACATTCCCAACAACATTGTAACTTTTGGACTAGGAGTGAGTCCCGCAATTATTAGTTATTTAAATTCTTTCCAACTAAAGAAAATAATTATATCAACAAACAACGACTTTGAATCATCCATCAATCATGGATACAATGGAGCTATTAAGATTCTACTCTCCTTGATCAAGTACTTTAACTTTGATCAGATTGAAATTCGCCTTCCTCCACAATCATACAATGATTTTTCAGATGCTCATCAAGACAAGTATAATTTGCAGTCTTGGCTCAATCAAGAAATAGATCGTAAAAAGTATATTGAGAATTTAAAATACTACGTTCACAATCATAAAACAATCTTTAAACAAAAAGATGTAGAGTCTTTGATGAAAATTTTGAACCATTATGACTGAACCTAAAACTACATTATCCGCAAGCAGAATCAAAACTCTTCAAAGTTGCAGCTGGTTGTATTGGTGCAAGTATAAATTAAATCTTCCAGATCCATCTAATGATGGCGCGAAACGCGGTACTGTGTGCCACTTCGTTTTTGAGCTTCTAGGCAAACCAAGAAGAGAATCAATTCATCAATATATTATAGATAATAATGATCCTTTTTCTCATAGCGCAGTTAAACGATTAGTATTAAAACATGCTTTAAAATTAGAAGTTGCTGACGAGGAAAACTTGGAGTCTATCAGAATCATGATTCTGAATGGACTCAAGTATGATTTCTACGGCAGAGCTAATGGATTGATTTCAGAATCTTTTTCAGAGAAAGACTTTGAAATTGTTCGTCAAGATGAAAAAGTTGGAATCTCTTACAAGATCAAAGGATTTATTGATAAATTATTTTTATACAAAGACGAAAATTTAGCAATTATTCGAGACTTTAAAACTAGCAAAGAAAAGTTTAAGGGAAAAGAAATCTCTGATAACTTGCAGGATTACATGTACAATCTTGCAGTTCGCCACATGTTTCCAGAATTCAAAAAAAGAGTTAGCGAATTTCTTTTTTTGAAGTTTGAACTAGATCAAAAGCTTCTTCAAAAATCTGATGGTGCGGTAGTAATGGAAAGAATCAATGAAGATGATTTGGATGGATTCGAGCATCAATTAACTTCAATTCAAAAATACATAGATGAACTCTCCGAAATTGATGCTAAATCTAATTTTGCAGGAGACGCTCCATTTCCAACAGACAAGTCTTTTAGCGGTCCACTGCAATGTGGATTTGCCAAATACAAAGGAGAACTAAAAAAAGATGGAAAACCCAAGTGGGCTTGTTCTATGAAGTTTGACTTTGATTATTATGTCATTTTAAAAGATGGAAAAGTTACTAAATCATTTTTTGAAAAAGACTTTGATGAATCTCTAGTGGAGAGCGACCATTCTTTCGAGAAGAGATACTATGCGGGTTGTCCTCGCTACACAAAACGCTCTTGACTTGTTCTCAAGGTTCAGTATCATAGAAGATGCTCGCTCTCTTCAAATCAAGCTGTTCTATTGGACGCAGTATCCTAACTCTAAATGATCCTAATAATTGTCATGAGAACGGACCAGATAGCATTTTCTCCATTGCTGTTGAGAATGATTTAAAAACAGTTACTCTTGTGGAAGATTCCATGGTTGGATTTTTCGACTCATTTAGAATCAGTCAAGCTCTTGGCATTCAATTGATTTTTGGATTGAGAATCACATGCTGTGATCAGCTTGATAATGCAGCATCAACTCACAAACTAATTGTTTTTGCTAAAAATGATCAAGGATGCAAAGATTTGTATAGTCTTTACTCTAAAATTTATGTTGATTTCAATGGTAGAATCACTCATGAACAACTACAATTAGCATGGACAGACAACTTAAAGTTAGCTGTTCCATTCTATGATTCATTCATTCATCAGAATAATTTTTACTTTCAAAGCTGCATTCAAGAGTTTGGAGATATCAATCCAGTCTTTTTTATAGAGTCTAATAATCTTCCATTCGATGAGGCTTTGGAAAGAGAAGTTTTGAAATTTACTGAAAACGGGAAAAAGTTTGAAGTGCAAAAAACTAAATCTATTTATTATAAAGATAAGTGTGATGTAGAAGCTTTTCAAACTTATAAAATTATTTGCAATCGAACCTTTGGTCGTCAAGCTACACTATCCTCTCCTAATCTCAATCACTTTGGAAGTGATGAATTTTGCTGGGAATCTTATCTAGAACAAACTAATGAACGATAATCTACTTCGCTTTAATAATTCTCAGAAATACATAGTGCTCGACACTGAGACAGAGGGGCTTAATCTAGTAAAGTCTAGACCATGGCAAGTTGCTTGGATTGTTGCAGAAGGCAAACAAATCAAATCCAAGCACAGCCACTTTATCAAGTGGCCAAATCTAACAGTCTCCGAAGGTGCTGCTAAAGTGACTGGATTCTCCATGGAGAAATACGAAAGGCTCGCCGAAGATCCCATGGAAGTTTTTAATAAGTTAAAACCTTATCTTTACAATCCAGAGTATAAAATAATCGGGCAGAATCTTCTAGGCTTTGATGTTTATATGATTAATATTTGGAGAAAAGAAATGGGATTAAAATCCGACTACTCTTTCATTGATCGAATCATTGACACTAAATCAATTGCTGCTGCAATCTTTAAAAACATTTGGCCCGACAAGAATAACTTTACTAGTTGGCAGTACAAGCTTCTTCATGTTAAAGAGAAGGGTCTTAAAACATCCCAGTTGACCTTGCTCAAGCATTATGGTATTCCATTTGATCAGGGCAAGTTGCACGATGCCTTGTACGATATTGAAATGAACTTTGATATTTTCCTCAAACAAATTTACGACATTGAAATATGATTACTAGTTTTTCTCCTTACAAAAGTCCATTTCCAGCGGGAGTTAAACTTCCAGAAATTCGTGTAGATCAAAAATACTACGATCTTCTTGGATGCCAATCAAGCATTTCTAATTTTAACTTTTTGCGCAAGTTGTGCTTTGAAGGCGTTAAGAAAAGAAAAATTGACGAGCTTCCAAACAAGCAAGTTTACTATGAAAGATTAACCATGGAACTGTCAATCCTAAACGAATTAGGATTTATTGATTATATTCTTTTAAATTGGGATGTTATCAACTATTGTCATGAGAATAAAATCCCAGTGGGTGCGGGGCGCGGAAGTGCTCCTGGCAGTTTAGTCTTATATTGCATCTCAGTTACAAACATTGATCCAATCAAATACGATCTCTTTTTTGAGCGATTTGTTTCTAAAAGCAGAGCTAAAATCATTGAAAGCGAAGGGGAGATTTATCTCGACGGATCTCTTCTCGCAGACATTGATAATGACATTAGCTATGAGCGCAGAAATGAAGTGATAGAATATATTAATAATAAATATAAAGGAAAAACTTCTAAAATTCTCACGATGAACACTTTGAGCGGCAAGCTCTGTGTTAAAGAGTGCGGGAAAATTGTTGCTGAGATGTCTGAAACAGAGGTGAACATTATTAGCGATTCTATTCCTAAAAAATTCGGCAAAGTTCTCAAGCTAAAAGATGCTTTTGAAGAGAGCGAAGTTTTTAAAGCTTTTGCATTATCACACAAAAAAGTATATACCATTGCTAATAAACTAGAAGGCTTAAATAAAAATACTGGAGTTCATCCTTCAGGGATTGCGATTAGTTTTTATAATCTTCCAGATATTATGCCAATCCAAAAGACTGGCGAAGATGCCATTGTATCTGGATACGACATGAACAGCGTCTCAGCATTAACTGTCAAATTCGACATCTTAGGACTCAGAACTCTGTCGGTGATTCATGATGTTTGTTCTATGATTGGAATTAACGTGGACGACATTAATGTTGAAGATCCTAGCATTTATGCAGCAATGCAAATCTTGAAAAGTCCCAAGGGATTGTTTCAAATTGAAGCTGATACTAATTTTAGAGTAGCTCAAAAAGTAGCTCCGAAAAATCTGCAAGAACTCTCTGCGGTGGTAGCCTTGGCTCGACCTGGAGCTTTAGACTTTGTTGATCGTTATGCAGATTACTCTCGCACTGGACAGTTTCAATCTATTCATCCATTTTTTGATGATGTGCTCAGTTACACTGGAGGGATTCCTTTGTATCAAGAACAGTTGATGAAAATGGCAACTAAAATTGGATTCAGCCTAGACGAAGCTGAACAACTTAGAAGAATTGTTGGCAAAAAGAAAGTTGATCAAATGGCAACTTGGAAAGATAAGATCGCTGCTAAAATTGTAGAGCATGATCTTGATCCAAGCGTTGGTGACACTTTGTGGAAGGTGGCTGAAGACTCTGCAAACTACTCTTTTAATAAGAGTCACTCACTCAGTTATGCAAATCTTGCAGCCATTACAATCTATTTAAAATTCAATTATCCACAACAGTTTTATTTGAGTCTTTTAAAGTATGCTCAATTTGAACCTAATCCTCATGAAGAAATCTCGAAAATCACACAAGAGCTTCCATTATTCGACATCAAGCTTTTAGCTCCAGATTTGGCTCAGTCTGAAATTGATTTTACAATTCAAGGTAAGGATATTCGTTACGGATTAAACTCTATCAAAGGAGTGTCTACTAAATCGTTAGAGAGTTTGATTGAGTTTCGCGAAGGGCAGTTCAAGAACAAGTACGAGGTCTTTTTAGCTGCCAAGCAAGCGGGGCTTAATATTGGCGTCTTATCCGCTTTGATTCAAGCTGGGGTGCTTGATCACTTCTTGAATAAAGATCGCTGTAGGCTTGTCCTAGAGGCACAGGCGTTCAACCTACTCACCGACAAGGAGAAGCGTAGCGTGATAGCTCTTGGAGAGCGCTTTAACTATGATGTTTTGAAGTGCATTCACGAATGCACAACTCAATCACTTGTAGATGACAATAATAAATTAATCTTTTCTGAAAAAAGATTTGTCACTTTTAAATCAAAATACGAACCATACAAAGTAATTTATGAAAAAAATCACAAGCACTTAAAATTCGCTAATTGGTATTTTGAAACTAAGTTGCTGGGCTACAGTCACTCTACAAACATTAGAGAAGTTTTCACTGAAAACTCTGGAGAAACATTGATTTCTTCTAGTGGAATTTCTGAGCTTGGAAACAATGAAAAAATTAAATTTGTCGGAACTGTGAGCGATGTCATCTCTAGAACTAGCGCTAGAGGAAACAAATATGCTAGACTAGAAATGTCTGATGAATCGGGCAATTTAACAGCACTCATGATGGATTCTCAACAAAATGCCACATACTCCAATTTCATTCAATCTGGAAAAGTTCTTCCCAAAAAAGGAGAAGTTATCATCTTGACTGGAAGAAAAAGCAATGATATCATCAGCATCAATAGCCTCTCTCCCTTAGAAGATAAAATTTATATGAAGCTATCTGATGTAAAGTAAAGTGTAAAATTTTATGATGGACATTAATAATATTAAGTTTACTCCTAGTGTTGAAAGAGCGTTTAACAATGTTAAACTAAAAGTCTCTAGTAGCGGCCAAAATATCGTTAATAATTGCTATCTATTTTGCAGTGCATGGCAAAATGCTAATAAGAATTTTAAAGAGTATATTTTCTCTCGCGGCGTGGAGCTTTCTGATGAAAAAGTCGAGAGATTCATTTCTAGATTTGCGGTAAAGTATCCTTATTTGTTTGATTCAGAAAAGAAAGAAGTAGTCTTTAGCCCTTCTACAACATCTTCAATAGCCGAAGCTTTGAGCTTTGCTTATAAAAAGAATAATTATTTTATTGGAGTTGAGCATGTATTGTACGGGATACTCAATACTCCTGATGAATTTTGCAGCTTTCTTTTAACTCAAGACATTGATACAGAGCACTTTAAAACTTGCATTGAATCTTTCGTATCTGGAAATATTTTCGCAGATGACGAGAGCGAGTATGAAGAGTATTATGATGACGAAGACGGGGAAGATGAAGAAGATGATTCTCCAGATGGAGTCAAAAATGATTATGGAGATGTAGAATATGGTTATCTCAAAAAATTTGGCAGCATTTTAAATGATGAAGTTAATCAACCATCGTTTCCAAAGATTTCTGGCAGAGACAATGAAATTGCATTAATTGAACAGTCTCTTTGCAGAAAAGTAAAAAGCAATTGTATTCTAGTTGGAGAAGCTGGAACTGGCAAAACAAGCATAGTAGAGGGATTCGCCCAGTTGATCTCTACCGAAGAGTACTCTGGACCGCTTCAAAACAATAAAATCTACAGTCTCGACATGGGACTCTTAACTGCTGGCACTAGATATAGAGGTCAATTAGAAGATCGCTTATCAAAAGTCATCAAGCAGTTAAAACTTCACAAAGAACTCATTCTTTTCATTGATGAGATTCACACAATGATTGGTGCTGGCAATAGAGAAAACTCTCTAGATGTGGCTAACATGATTAAGCCAGCCTTGGCTCGCGGTGAAATTAAATGCATTGGAGCAACAACCATCGAAGAGTATAAAAAAGCTTTTGAAAAAGATGCTGCACTTGCTAGAAGATTTGATATGATTAACATTGATGAGCCTTCAAAATTAATGACCAAAGAAATGTCATTTAAAGCTCTGCCTAGTTATGAAAAATTTCATAAAGTTAAATATCCAGAAAACGTTTTGAATTTAACAATTGATTTATGCGAAACTTACTTGCCGCATAAGAGATTTCCAGATAAAGTTTTTGATATCATCGATCAAGCTTCTACTAAAACTAAAATTAAAAACAAAAAAACTAGAACTCCCAAAGTGTCTCTAGATTGCATCTATGAAGTGGTAGCTAATAAAATTAATGTTGACGTTGCTTCAATGAAGCAAAACTACAACAATGCTTTTCACAACTTTGAAACTGATTTAAACAAAAAAATTCTAGGTCAAGAACAAAACATCTCTAAAATTTATGATGTTTTAAGCTGCTCCAAATTTGGATTTCAAAAGCCAAACAAGCCTATTGCTAGTTTCTTTTTTGTGGGACCAACTAGTGTGGGCAAAACATTCACGGCCAAAGAGATTGCTTGCAAATTCTATGGTAATCCAAAAAATATTCTCCAATTAAACATGAGTGAATATCAAGAAACCACTTCTATTTCCAAGCTGATTGGAACTAGCGCTGGGTATGTTGGATTTGAAGAGGGCGGCATTTTAACAGAGTTTGTTCGTAAAAATCCTAATTCTGTCATCTTGTTTGATGAAGTTGACAAGTGCCACAAAAATACCTTGGATCTCTTGCTTCAAATTTTGGACGAAGCTTGTATATCTGATAACTTTAATCGCAAAATCAATTTTTCCAGATGCATCATCATCATGACCAGCAACATTGGCAATGAAGAGGCAATCCAGAAACAAGTGGGATTCATCTCTCAAAAAGTGTCTAATGAAAGCTCGTTCTTAGCTTCTGTAAAAAAATATCTGCGACCAGAGCTAGTGGCTAGAATCAATGAAATCATTGTGTTTAAAAGCTTGGAACTCTCTCATTTTGAACAGATTATCAGCACCAAGCTCAACTCAATTAAAAGCATTCTAAAGGAAAAGGAGATAGAATTATCTTTCTGCAAAAAGACTCTAGCGCACTTGTCGAGCATTGTTAAAAAAGAAAATAATGCTCGTAATATTGACTCAATCATTAGAAATCAAATCGAAGCTCCCCTAGCAAAATTCTATTTAAAGAACTCTAAAATCCTAAAGATTTCTATTAAAGTTGTTGACAATAAGCTGTTGTTGAGTTAATATCTCCTATATGAATAACACAACCACATCACATCAACGACGCTCTTCTACTTTAAACGAAACAGTTTCCGCTCTCAGAGGTTCTCGCGGCAGATACTTTGGATTAGATACAGTTCAAGGTGAAACTCTCAATGCGCGTTTTGTGGGTGAGACTAATTGTTACATGACAGTTTATGATCGCAATGCTGATCAGTTTAGGAGTTTTAGTAAAAAGTCTATTGCTAAGGTGCGAATTTCCAAAAATGAATATGTTGTCCGTTACTAGTGGATAGCATATGGGATGCGCTAATAGCGCATCCCATTTTTTTTATATACAAATTTATGGATTTAAAAAATTTATTTAAAAATAAAGCTTTTGTCTTTGATGGTAAAGAAGGAGCGTCGAATGATTTTGAGATTATTGATGAAATTGTTAAAGTTTGTAAATTAGGAGAGATTTTAAGTGTTGAATTTATTTCTGCTAACGTAAATTACGATTGCTATAAAGTAATAGTTGATGATAAATCTTATTTTGTAAAATATAGTTTAGACTCTTCTTATAAAGGTTTTGAGAATGAAAGTTCTATTTTAAGCACTAGTGAATTTGCGTGGCAACCAACTATCATTGCTCATGGAAAGTTAAAATTTGGTGATGAAATTGTGTACTCAGTAACATCTTTTGAATATGCTGAAACAATTAATGAATGTGGAAGATCTGTTCTCATGGACTTTCTGCCAGATTTTATTGAAAATTACTTTTCATTGCAAAATAAGAATCTCTCCAGAGGCAATGTGAACTCTTTTTTATCTAGAGTTTTATCAGAGTGCTCGGCGGCTAACTTACCAGATGAAGTTGTTGAAGTTTTTAAAAGTAAAAATCAAATAGAGACTATCAATAAGATCACTGAAGAAATTAAAAATGATATTAATAATTTTTACAAACCTTTAATTTTAGAAAAAAAAGAATTGTGTCATGGCAATTTAAACTTAGAAAATATTTTATTTAGAGAGTTTAATTTTAAGTTTGTAAATTTTACAAAATGCTTTACAAGCAACTTATACTTGGACGTAGCATCGTTAGTTATTAATTTTAATTTAGATCACGCATCTGAAAAATTAATCGTTCAATCTTTTGCGGAATATCAAGATCCAGCACTCTATCAAGAAAAGCTTCAGGAGTACAATTGCTGCTATGAGATTATGATTAGAGTAAAAGCCTTGGAAAGTTTATTTGATTTAATTCAAGAAAGCTACTCTCTTGAATCTGAAAGACCATCAAAAATCATGAAAATTATTAGTTGTTTTTCTGTTAATAGTTCTAGATTCATGAAAATACCAGCTTTTAAAAAGCATTATGAATTCATCTATTCTACTATTTTAGAACCAATTATTGGATCGAAAGATAAAGAGTCAAGCTAATATTACCAATTAGCAAAACCAATGCCTGTTCTTTGCCAATTAGTTCCATTGTGTCGATAAAGGAAAGTGCTGCTGAATGCAATTTGGCCGCTAACTCCAGAGGCTCCAGTTGTAGCTGGAGCAATTCCTGTAGAGGCAAATCCGCTAGTCAAAACTAATGCAGTGTTTCTGATATTTCCGCTGACTGTTAAAGCTTCACTTGGCGTTGCAGTGCCAATACCAACTCTAGTATCATTAACAACTAAAGTATTGAACTCGTAAGTTCCAATTGTTATTATATCTGTAAGATTCGATTCAACTTGAATAACTGGCAAGCCTGCTGCATCATTAACGGAAAATATAACTCCAGTAGAACTATCAGACACGGTTAATAATCTGCCGTAGTTGCCATCTATAGAGAGTCTATTGCGAGCGCTTAATCCAGTAGTATAACTACTTATATTCAAGCCTCCAGCATTATCATATGATAATCTTGGAGCACCAGTGAGTGATGAAATTGTGCTCGAACCTGCTGATTGCGAATCAAAAACAATAGAGCCTGACGCGGGGATCATTAATATATTAGCCATTTTATTTATTATAGTAAACCGAATCTGGATTTAGTCGAATTAAAGTTTTGTTGAATTTCTTCAGCAGATAACACTCTATTATACAGTTTGCAAATTGCAAGATTTCCATTATAATTAGTGCCGCCGCCGCCCCCACGCGCTCCAACAGTAACTCCTCCTGCATCAGTAGAGATGCTTCCACTATTAGAAGCTGAATTTACTAATACTCCATTGATATAAAGTCTTTTAAATCCAGAAGAATAAGTGCCAGCTACTTGATACCAGTTTGATGTATTCATGTATGTTGCTGTTGCGACAGTTAAATTAGTAGTGTTGCCCCCTATTTCAATTCTCCAGTTGATATTAGCATTTTCTTGAAGTAATGAGTATTGTTTTGTTGGATTTCCTTTTTCAAACCATACTCCTTGTTGATTTGTATTATTAGTCTTGACCCATACTATAATAGTTGGCGTTTGAGTGTTATATATTGTATCGTTGGGAATCGCAATAAAAGTATTATTATTAAATTGTAAAAATCCACCATTTGCAGCATTATACACTGGGGCGTTAGTTAAGGTTCCCTTATCTTTTTTACCACATCTATTATTCCAAAGAGTTCCGCTGCCTACATAACTTTTCTTGTCTGCGGCATCTAAATGAAGAATTAGACCTTTAGTAATTATATTAGGACCGCTCTCGCAACTCATACTCCGAACCTTCCTCTTGTGGCGTTGAAGTTTTGTTGAATTTCTTGAACTGTAAGTTCTCTATCATAAATTCTAAATGAACTAACTACATGATCAGCATTATACCCTCCACCATTATTCCAATCACATACACGCATTCCAGTAGTAAAAGTAGCGCATAGACCATCAGCTCCTGCAACCGCAGTTAGCGGACCAATATTAACTCCATCAATATAAATTTTATTAGCAGATAGATTACCAGCGCTATTCATTACAAAAGCATAATGATGAAATTTATTTTTAAGTCCTAATGCTGTGACTGCTGCTGCTGAAATTCCAAGACAATTTGAAGCTCCATTATTATATCCTAATGCGCCACCTGGTGTAAATACAGTATACGTTGTAAATCCACAAAACATGCGAGCATCTAGTGATCGCCAATTTGTATACATGTCTAATGTAGTTGTAGCTTTACCTGCCAACTGAGGGCATGGTACAGATACATAATCATCTGTTCCATCAAATGCTATTGTTCCTCGATTAATTCCACTATATACTGGACCAGCTACAAGTGTTGCATGGTTTTTATTCTTAGTTCTATCGAACCAAGTGGTTCCAGTTGTAGGGTAGCTTCTTCTATCAGAAGCATCCAAACACACTATTAGTCCATTAGTAACTATTTTATTTTGATAATCTATGGCCATGTTGATTGTTTATTAGTGTTAAAGGATGTTGAATCTGGATTTAGTATTTTTAAAGTTTTGTTTAATTTCTGCTTCTGATAAAGCGCGATTATAGATTTGAACATTTGACATCAATCCATCGAAATAAGAGTATGGGCTATAAACCCCCTTTGATAAGCTTAAAGAATTTCCAGTTCCAGTGTTTATTGCTGAATTTGTATAGCTATTTTTTAGTATGCCATCCATGTACGCAGTTATTGTTGGATACGTAAAAGTAAATACAATATTTTGCCATTTATTAATTTGGTAAGGAGTAATTGCTACATTATCTGATGCATACAAATGTACTTGAATAGATCCATTGTATAATAATATGTCCCACATCTGCAATGGACCAGCGGTTCCATATCCTAATAGATTTTTATTTTGTATTATATCAGGATTAAACCATATAGAAACAGTTCTAGGATTTGTGCCCGTCGGTGGCATATAGTTAGAACTTACAAAGTCATTACTCCCATCAAACACAATAGACCCACCATTAATACCACTAAATGTGGGGCCATTAATTAATGTTCCATGATTGTTATTACTGCTTCGATCATTCCAAACAGTGCCGCTGCCAGGATAACTCTTCTTATCCGCCGCGTCTAAACACAATACCAAACCATTTGTCACAATATCAGGACTAGCACTAGAACTCATATTCCATACCTCCCTCTTGTGGCGTTGAAGTTTTGGAGGATTTCTGCTGCGGAGAGTGCTTTTCTATAATAAGCAATTTTTGCAATATTTCCATTAAATGTTCCATATCTAGAGGGACTTCCAACATTGCCAAATGAACTAAATAGTGATCCTATACCAGCAAGCGCCCCATTATTTCCAACTAATATCACATTTGCAGCAGAATAAGAAGTACTATTTTGTAAAACTCCATTTACATATATTTTACAAGAGCTTAAATCATATGTAGCTGTAACATGATACCAAGAATTTATTAAAATACTTGAAGAAACAACAGCTCCAGAATTACTTCCGAATTCAAATTTAAATAAATTACTACTCGGATATAAAAGAGGCACCCTATTTGGACCAGTATCAGATCCATAACCAAATATACAATTAAATGTATTTGTACCATCACCAAACCATTTTACCCAGCATTCTATAGTGAATGGATTATTGCCAGATTGAAATTGTGCGCAGGAAACGCTGCCGTAAGTAAGATTTCCATTAAAAACAATAGAGCCTCCATTAGTACTGTTAAATGTTGGGCCATTAGTTAATGTTCCATTGTTCCCATTCCCGCTTCGATCAGTCCAAAGCGTTCCAGTTCCAGGATAACTCTTCTTATCGGCGGCGTCTAAACACAAGACCAGCCCATTAGTTACAATCTTAGGAGAGTGACTTAAGCTCATATTCCGAACCTTCCTCTTGTGGCGTTGAAGTTTTGGGTGATTTCTTGTGGAGTTAAAACTCTATTATATACTAAAAGGCAAGAAACTTGACAAGCTGAAAATTCGCTTGAAACCCAACCGCCTAATTTAATTCCATTTGGACCATATGAGCCATTAGCATTTGGACCTCCTATTAATGCTCCATTTCTATATAACTGCCAAATATCTCCAAATGTATCACCAGTTGCTGCGTAACAAATCCAACTAGTTTCTGCTACGCCCGAAGGGTTATGAACCCATCCTTCGGCGTAATACTGATTTGTCCGCACGTTCCACCACCCCATTAACCAGTTAGATGTTGGAGATGAGACTATTCTTTGATTATTAGTTCCTTTATATCTTGCAACAGCTATTATAGTATATCTTGAAATCGTAAGATTTATTGGTATAGTTATAGAATCATCTATTCCATCAAAATCAAATAAACCACCATTTGCATTGCTATAAATAACGCCTCCAGCAAGTGTTCCATTATTTCCGTTACCACTTCGATCAAACCAAGTCGTACCGCTGCCAGGATAACTTTTCTTATCAGAAGCGTCCAAACATGCTATAAGCCCATTTGTGACTATTTTATTTTGATAATTACACGCCATATTTAAATTTCTGTTATTAGTTTATCAACATCTTTACGCTCTCCATAAATTACGTAATTATAAAAACCATCAACATTACCTATTTCTACACTCTCAGAAGTTTGAGATGCAACAAATAGCTGCTGAAACTTACCAATTGGTGTAGCAGTGACAGTGACAGAGTCTTCGTCTACTAATTTGCCCCAATAATCTGGGAGGAGGATAATGGATTCATTAGTCTTGCCGCGAATATAAACGCCGTTTTCTGGACCTTCTAAACAAGCGTATTGAAGTTGCTTGGATGGTTTAGTAGGATGAGGAATTAAGAACGATTTAGTAGCTGCTGAGAAGTGACCAGATACGCTAACCGCACCATTTGCAGCAACTGTCATGCGGCTAGTTCCAGATGTTAAGAATTGAAGTGCTCTAGCAGAGCCTCCCGCACTGCCGCTCTCTGCGGCTATTTGGAATGCTAAGTTGGGTGTATTGTATTTTAATGCTAATCTTTCAAAATTAGTAGCGCTAGTATATGTTCCATAAATACGTGATTCTTGTGGATTTGTTCCACTGCGCTGAGCTAGAATTCCAGCCCCATCTCTAGCTAATACTATATCGCCAGAAATGCCTAATTTAATATCATCTACAAAAGTTTTAATACCACTAATTGTTTGAACTCCAGTTTGATAAACTGGCTGATCAATAAATTCAACGTATCTCAAATCAGCAGCGCCAGTCGTCAAGAATGCGCCAGTAGCACTACTGCCAGTTAATATATAGCGTTGGTCTCCAGCGCTAGTCGTTAAGTACGAGTTGGAAATGCTGGCGTACCTTCCGTCGCCAGCGCCAGTTGTCAAGAATGCGCCAGTAGCCAGCTCTCCTGACAGAAGAACGCCAGTTCCACTGACCGTAGGTCGAACGGTAAACGCTGCTGATGAATTAAATACGCTTGCTCCACTTACCCCCAGAGTATTAGTAGAGAAAGATCCAGATACTTTAGCATTACCATTAACATCTAGTCTTTCTGTTGGAGTTAAATTATTAATACCAATATTACCACCAGTGGTAATAATCATTCTAGCTGTACCATCTGTCTCTAATGCAAAATCTCTTGCTACGCCCGCGCCAGCTCTACTAGTACCAATTGTTCCAGTAAATCCTTTCCATTGCATTGCAATACGATCATAATCGTATGGATTTGCGGCTAATCTATGTATTTGTGCAGCTCCTTTAAGATAAGTATTAGTTATAGCATTATTACCTAAAACTACTGAGTTGCTACTCATGCCCACTGCTTGATCTCCAATGACTATAAAATTAGTGTCGCCATTAGCCTCGTAAGCGCTTGTAGTATTACCTATTAATATACTATTATTTATAGCTTCTAAATTAATAGTCTCTGTAGGATTAATAGAAGAAAACCCTGCATCTTTACCAATTGCTATATTATTAGATCCACTAGTAATATTAATAAGACTCTGAAAGCCGATTGCCGTATTATTATTACTATATGGATTAGTAAACAAGTTTTTTGCGCCAATTGCTATATTACCAGTTCCAGATATATTGCTATTTAAACCCGACGCACCTATTGCTATATTAGTGCTGATATTGCCAGATCCTCTGCCGAATGAAATATCATTAACAATGATATCTTTTGCAAATGTTTTAGTTCCTGAGATGGTTTGATTTCCTGTTTGATAAACTGGCAGGTCAGTGAGTTCAACGTAGCGTTGGTCGGCAGTGTTAGTCGTTAAGAATGAGCCAGTAGCGCCAGCTAATGCGTATCGCGTGTCACCAGCGCCAGTCGTTAAGAATGATCCAGTCGCCAACTCTCCTGAAAGGATAACGCCAGTTCCGTTGACCGTTGGTCGAACGGCAAACGCTTTGATTCCCGAAATCGTTTGATCGCCAGTTTGATAAACTGGCAAGTCAGTGAGTTCAACGTAGCGTTGGTCGGCAGTGTTAGTCGTT